CTTATATACCCCCCCGTATGCCCCCTCAGAAATGGGGGTCGGACCTATAAATAAAATTTTATATTTTTTTAAATACTTGAAAAGTCGATTTTAATATCTATGCCATTAATAGCTGTCAAAATTTTTTTTAGAATTTTTTTTGGAATATATTTGGTTATATGGATTATTCGTTGTATATTTGCATAAAGAAATAATAACTATTATGAATAGATTAAAATATATGTGTACCGTATTGGTATGTATTTTTATGTTAAGTTGTAGTGAATCTACAAATAACACATCAGAGAAAAAACCTGAGCCTGAACCTAAAGTTCTTACTAATGTATTACTTAATCATAGTGGTATGCGATATATCAATCGATATGATTTCGAGGAAGCTGGAATGCGTTATGTGGTTTACCGAGAGGTTGATGGTGGTTTGATTATAATTAATATGACCAAGGATAGTTTAGAGGTGGAACATTTACGAAATTTAAAAAACTACTAAGCTATGAAATTTGGGATACAGAGTTATACGGATTACACGCAGAAGTTTAAAGATAACGTAGATAGTTTTATGTCTGCGAATGAGATATATCAAGAGGATATACTTTCTATTACGACTTCTAATTCACAAACCACCTTATGGTATTGGGGTATTTAAAAAATTAAAAATATGTATACAAAAAAACGAACAATAAAAGTAATAATAATAGCCTTTATCATAATGATGATAGGTTGTAGTATATCGGATTGGTCTATGGGAGTAGACCTTCAATGGGGATTAAATTTAATCATATCTTTCTATCTAGTTGGTCTAGGCTCTTTATTTGGAGGTCTTGTTAACTTAATCCATAAGACCAAATGAAAATAAAGATATTATATCTTTTGATAGTGGTTGTTATATTTGGATGTGTTAGCACATTTCAATATTTTAACTATGGGATTGAAAACATAACATGGGGATTGAATGTTCTATATGGATTTGTAGGGTATTGGATTGCTGAATATATAATTGATTGAAATGATAGATTTTATAATATATATTGTTTTTGCTATTGTGGTGGATATGCTTACGCCTCATCAATTAAGGTTAAGGTCAAATAGGGAGTTAGGAGCCATAGGAGGTTTGTTGATACTAATAGTTTACACAATTATATATTTCATTATCTTTGTAATCTTTTTGGATTGGATTGATTTATGGAATGCAATGGATTTCACGATGGCTGAGAAGACAATTAATTTTAAATAACGTACTATGTTTAGATTTTTTAAGAAGAAGGATAATGGGGTTAAAGTCACAGTAACTCGAATAAAAGTGGACCCTAATAAATGTATTTGTGATTTGATAAGGGAAGGTGTTATCACATCTGGATGGTGTCAAGAACATCATACTGATTGGACTTAAATTTATAAAAAAGTAGATGGAAACTAATAGTCAAATAGAATTAAAATATTTAGCACCTTACTTACCTTATGGTTTGAAGTACCTTTATTTAAAAAAGGGTGAGGGTATTTGGATGGACCCAGATAAAAATCATTTTCACACACTTTTAAGTTCTTGTGAAAAGGGATATCATTCCAAGTCAGATAAAGGGGTTATAATGTTTTACGAGAATCCATTTAATAAGAAACTAATACTTAGACCGATATCAGATTTAAAAAACGAAGAATTTGAAATGGATTCGATATCGAAGGGTGCTATAATGTTTTTAGATGAAACGGCAAATTTACCACACAATAGTAGGGAGTCACATATAGGTAGCATTCAGTATAAGGATATGGTTTTTTTACTTGAGAATCACTTTGATATATTCGGATTAATCCGAATGGGTTTAGCAATAGATATTAATACAATAAAAATTTAAAGATATGGATGGAGATTGGGTAGATTATTTTTTGGATATAGCTAAGTGGGCTATAATAGTAATAGTAATAATAGCCTTTGTAGTAGGCGCATTAATTTTTTAGATATGAGAGAAAGATTTGCAAGTTTTGTAGTAGGGATTTTAATTATAGGTGTTTTCTATTTATTCATCTTGGCAGCTTCGTTGCCATCATATGATTATTTATGTAAGGCTGATATAAATGGTAATGACCATTGTTTTCATTCTGATGATGGGAGATATGTCCAATACTTCACTAGGAATATAGGTATACATAACCGACAAGGAAGTTTCATCAACTTAGATGAAACACTTGCTGATGACATTAAAAAGATTGAAGAAGAAAGAGAATTTATTAATAAATTAAAATGCGAATAGATATGAAGACAAAAGAATTAGCTGTGTACAGCATACAAGTTAACATGTTACATGTTGAAACTGATAATAACGTTTGTAAGGTTTTACTTGCAAATGGGAATCATTTACTAATTACATGTGGGACAAGTAAAGATGCTAGGGAGGTTCAGAACACCCTAAATTATTACCCAATCTCAGGTAGGGATAATAATGCACTTGAGTTTTATTTTGAATTTGAATTAACTTATGAAAAACAATAAATATGTTACCATCACAAAAAAGAGATATAATTAGTAGGGTTAAGTTCATTCATTCTAATAGGGCTAAGTTGAAGAAACTTGAGGAAGACAAGAACGAACTTCAGGAGAAGATTAATACACTTGCACAGGAGACCAATCATAAGTTAGGGAAGCTTCATGGTGATATGGGTGAGCATAATGAGCTTAAGATAAAGCTTGGTGATATATATTATACACTACTTAAGAAATCAACTGGAGTGGAGATAAGTAAATTTTCAGTAATAGACGAAAAAAACATATAATTATGAATTTAAACAAACTAAAAGAATTTTTAAACACTTTAACCCCACAAGAGTTAGAGGGAAATTTAATTGTAACAAGTAGATACACTAGTAGTGCTATTGAAGAAGTTAAAAGGAGTGAATCGAATTTGTATTGGTTAGGAGATGATGACCCTTCTGAACTAATTGATGAAGCAGCAATGAAACTCAGAGTTGAAGAAGAAGGGGATGATTGGGAAGATTTTGATGAAGACCCATATATAAATAAAGGGGATGTTTTATTAGTAACCAATTAAAAATAAAATTATGAGTAAGATACAGAAAATATTTTTCGGAATCCATATCGGATTAGTAGCTGGTTTTATCATAGGTGGAGTTGCCGCATCACCAATAGCTGAAGGTATGCCATCTATATTATTAATTGTTTTATTCTTTGCAATGATAATGTTTAGTATAGGGGTATACACTGGGGATATTACCTTCAGGAAGAAGATTATAACGACTACCAAAGGTGAATGGACTGATGAGCAGCATATACGATGGATTTTTAATCGTTTAAAGCATGTTCATAATAATGATTTTGAATGGGCATATGAAAAGATTATGGTTGTTGATTTGCAATGGGCATACGATAGGATGTGTGATGTTCATGGTGAGAACGTAAATTACGATTACATGATACGTTTAAATAAAATAATAAACAAAAAAAAATATGGAAAATAGAAGAAATTGTTGTGCCGTAATTGCTAATATGCTTTTAGAAGTACCGTTAACTGAGGAATCTTTAATTGCTGACCTTGAATGGAATCTTGACGATGCAAGTTATAAGGCACCAGAGCAAACGATTCAATGGGTTCGAACCCATGAGACTTTATTAAAACACATTCCAAAGCCAACTGAAGAATGGCATTTTAAGGTCTTGTCAATTTTTTCTACGATGAGTGTAGAGGATATTAAGAAAGACGTAAATGATTTTAAAGTAAGCTAATGAAAATAAATGTGACTGAAATAAATATAGGGCAAAGATTATTAATTAAAAATAGATATCAGTGTTATCGAATTATTGAAAAGATTAGTGAAACACCAAAAACAATAACTTTTAAAGTAAAACATTTCATAAATGATATTAGAAGTATTGGTGATTTTGTTAATAAAAATGTGACGTTCAGAAAATCTACATTTATTGAAAGTCGAGAAGATTTTATTGGAACAAAGTATGGACAATTACATAGAATAAAATCAGAAAGATTAAAAGATGTTATTGATAGAGGTTTTGATTTATATAAAGTAAAATCAAAACCAATATATAAATGGGGTGATGATGGACTAGAAATTGGTGATTATGTGTTTGCCATGTTTAATGGTATTAATTATGAAACTGAAACAATATTAGATGATGGTAGAATAAATTCAATACCACCATCAAAGAATTCAAATAAACCACAATTATCTGGATGGAATAATAAAAATGGTGGGTTTGAAGATTATTATGAAAAAGTAGATATAAATATAATAAGGGATAATATATGAGTTGGAAATATGTATACAACACGCATCACATGAGGGGATTTAAATATCTAGCTAAAGCGTTACATTTAGCTAGTGAATGTGGATACGATTTTATTTTATGGAAAGGTGAAGTTTTATATATTAAATCGGCAGAATCAATTGGAATTAAAGAAAGTGAATTATTTTAAAAATATCATATGGCAACTAAATTAATAAAAAATATCGTTAGGGAATCCACGGAAGTTATTGATGGGAAAGAGATTACGATAACCTTAACGTCAGACCAAAAGATTGAATTGAAATTAAAAGGTAAAAGGGGTAGTGGTGAGACTATTTATATTAAAGATTTATATAATCAGTTATATGGTCTTGAAGGAAGTGATGGTGATAAAAAGAAGGGTGTTGTAAGTATTTCTAATACTCCGAAGAAGCGTGGTGGTGGTAAGATGATATCTTTAAGTGATTTAAGAAGTCACAATGCTATATCGATGTTAGATATTCCTACGTTAGCTAAATTCGACCAGATAATAAAGAGTGTAATAGATAGTCCATGAAACAAATTAAAGGTATAGTTGAACTTCACGGTGATGAGATTCAATTAAACGAAGGTAACAACGAAATATCAGTTGTAATCGAAAACTTAAGCCCCTACGATTTCGAGGGGGTAATAATGAACCAGACCAACACTTGGAAACTGGATTTGATAAAAGATTTATGTGAGGATGTCGGACTTGTTAAGATAGCAAAGAAAATTGACGGCTTATATACAAAAGCTGAAATGGAGGATTGTTGGTCAAAGGCTGCTAACTATACAGATGAGGTAATTCGCATCACTAGTGGACGCTCTAACTTTTCTACACCAATTAGGGATAGTAAAGATAAGTTCTTTAAAGACAAGAAGTAGTTTAAGTGTATATATTCATCGATTAACGGCAATATTATTGTGAGGTTTTTCTACGTAAAAACCTCTGAATGACTTTTGTTATATTTTGACATATTTATTGATATGTGCAACGTTACGATAGCTAAGTCAAAATTACAACTATTAACCTCACGGACCGAGAAGGACCTATATGCGTTACGGTATGAGTCAATGGATTTTTTACCTTTAAACGAAGATACTTACTTTAAGGTTAAGATGGTATGTAATGATAATAGCTTAACTTGCCCAATCTACAAATACGCTGGTAGTATTAAATTCAGGAAAGTGGAAAAAAATGTTTTTAATGTTTTAAACACCCTAGCTACCGAACACAGTCTTTACTTAGACTACAAAAAGATTTCTTAATAATTTAAATACATTAAAATGAAATTCGAAGTACTAAAGAGTTTACAGCGAAAGCTTATTAACATACTTAGCAGTGTCCAAGATAGGACGTTAGGTATAGAGGTTGGTAAGGAACTAATCACCAATTTATTTCAGAAGTATGAAGAATCTGAAAAGATTATGTTATTAGAGCAAGACCTTCAGAGTGTAAGAAATTTCATACGTTCTAAACATTTATCCGCTGAATATGATGGTTGGTTAATGCGTGAGATAATGGCTGAGAAATTACCAGATAATTGGGAAGATAAGTGGAACGATGACCAAACACAAACGGGTCAAGAATAATTATTTCTTTTTAACTGGACGTTTCTTTTTAGCAGCTTTTCTTTTCTTGACGACTTTCTTTTTCTTCTTACGTTTCCACGTAGGTTGACCTAGAGTTTTCTTTCTTAGACCTTCATCGATGAGGGTTTTTTTTACGTCAAATTTTTCCGTAAGAATACTTACATTTAGTTGCCATTTAATCTTAGAACGTTCTTTATGTTCTTGGAAACAGAATCCTACATATGCTTTTACTTCATCTGGCTTCCATTTATTAACTTTTCCTATATGTGCGAAGACTTTTTTCTTAAGTCCTACCATAACGCTTCTACCGATGTGTTTCACTTGGTGACATCTAGGGCACAGTGATATAAGACCTGTTAGGAGTTGTGTTCCATCTTTCTTATAGGTCCAAATTTCGTGACATTCTAGTGCATGTTTATAACCTTGGTCGAGTCCAGAGCCTTTACATATTTGGCATTTAAATTTTGCCTTTGCGTATGAATCTTTTCTAAGTCTATCCCATTCTGATGTTGGTAATATTGAACGTACATTTTTATAGAAAGACGTTGAAGGGACTAGTTCAATTGTTAATTTAGGTTTTACCATTTAACATAGTTTTTTTAACTTCTTGCATTGACCAATTTGCACCTTCAAATATTAATTGTTTAAGGATATCAATTGATATGTCTTCAACTTCATTTGCTTTTTCGGTTGCAAATTTGTCTAATTTACGGATATATTCTTCTTCTGTCATAATTATTTAGTGATTTTATCAAATGTATTTGAGTTATATATTAGGAAATCTTCAGTAAATTTCCATCTTGGCACGAGCCATCCTTTGGTATTTGAGCCTTTATCACCAGCATCTTTTTTAAAGAAAAAGTTTTGTTTATTTTCTTCTATTAGTTTAAGGAAATCTGGTGTTTTAATATACCAGATTTCATTCAGATGTTTATAATAGGTTACGAACCATTGTGCTTCGGTTACCATAATCCCAGATGCTTTGCCTCTACATTCCACTTCAACGAATATATTACCAGAATCATTTCCTAGTTCACAGAAGACATCTGTCTTTATTTCATATTTTATAGATTTTCCATTTGCTTCTATAATGGCATCATATCGATTATCATTATTTTTTGATATCAGGGTGCCACCAAGTTTTTTTAGATGTTCTATCACGAGGTTTTCCCCGTTATTACCCTCGTTTAAATCCTTTCTGAAATTGTAGTGTGCCATGGCATTAAGTTTGTTCAAAAATAACGGTTTTTCAGAAAAAGTCAAGCTATTTATAATATAAAGAAATCTAAAAACAATAACATCATGACAAACCTAAAATTCGATTATGTAACATTCTTCTATAAAATGTTTATTGTATTTTTAATCGTAGCCCAAGGCTACGCTTTAGTCTTTGGTGTGGTAAATTTATTCACATTATTTGTGAATTACATCACGATGGGATATTTGTTATTTAGATTTTATTTATTAGTTAAATTAAGTAAAAAGGCAAAGAAAGTTTACATGACCTTACCAGAATTTTTGGTAAAGCGTAATGTTAAGTTTGAACATTCTGATAAGTGTAAGAATTGTGATGTTAAGTGTCCTGAATGTTAAATCTTAATAGATTTAAGGTATTTGGTCACGATTACGGACACATCTTTTTGGTTAAAACCAAACATATAAGAAACTGTTTCGATGATGTCTGAGGTGATATCCTCAAGTTTTAAATGAATACGGCTATTAATAGGGTAAATTGTTTTATCTTGTCTAACGTAGCCTTGAGGGATTATAATAGCACGAATCCATTTGTTCCTCTCGTTTCGAACTTTCCTGATTGGAAACTCCTTTTTGATATAGCTGTTAATAAAATTATTGGTATTTTCGCACATAATATTGTTTAATTAAAAAATAAGTAGTATAATTGTAAATATGAACAAAGTTCCTTTAAGTTATTATATTAATATATTCATTACAGAAAAGTGTATTGAGATATATGACGTTGACAATAAGAAAACGTTAAGTGAATATTACAGTCATTTCTCATATTTGGGAACATATTTTAACAGTGCAACAACAAGCCGTCCCGATTCGGTAAATTATACGTTTTGGGGATTGCTAAAAGCTATTGGGAACATGTATGGATTCGGTCCTGAACTAGCAACTAACTTCATTTCTAAGTATTTTAGAGATGATAAATATAAACAATATCTAGATTATGTGATTATGTATAATCAGTATCTAGAGTATAAAAACTAAACAATTATGAATTTAGAAATTACAAGTAAAAATTTTGATTCACTTCTATCAGAAAAAGAAGTAGTCGTAGTAGACTTTTGGGCACCTTGGTGTGGACCATGTAGAACGCTAGGACCAATCGTTGAGTCGGTAAATGAAGCGAATACGGATGAAACGGTAGCAATCGTAAAGGTTAATGTCGATGAGGAAGGTGATTTAGCTAAGAAATTTGGTATTAGGAGCATTCCTACGATGATTTATTTCAAAGCTGGTGTAGAAATACGAAAAACTTCTGGTGTTAAATCAAAAACAGATATAGAAAGTATAATTGATGGGTTAAAATAAACCTATTAACTTTATAAAAGCCCTCTATTTGAGGGTTTTTTTAGTTTACAACCATATTTATAGATATGAATAAAAAATTAATCATAAATAAGAGACAATTGGGGCTGATTAAAAATCACGTCAATGAGACTACTGCTAACGTCAGGTTAAGAAATAAGATACAAGATTTCTTAGAAGCTGATTATAAGCCGAGTGGTGGTGTTGAGCGTATGGGTAATGAATTTTACACTAAAGCGTTCATTGAGAAAAAGATTGATAAGGAAATGATTACACCGAAAGCATTGTATGATTATCTTCAACATAAATTTGTTGGGGTTGATAAAGCTACGCTTAAAGATTGTATAGAAGGTTGGTATTCGGGTGATTATAATAGAGAAACTGGTATGAGAAAACGAAAATAAAGAATATTTTTTTTTTATAATAGACCTATCATCTCAGTATTAGAATGATAGGTCTTTTTTTGTTAAAAATTGTGTTAAAGTTAGTAGGTTTGGGCTTGGGATGAACTATTTATAGTAAGATTAAAGAAGTAAATTATGAAAGTAAGAAACTACGACCTTACTGCATTAGGAGATAAATTCTCTGGCAGAATACACAACGCTTTTAGAAGCAGTTCGATAAATAAATTTTACACCAACCTTGAGATTGACCGTATGATAACCTATAATGAAATATTAGGTGAATTCATCGATTTAGGATACCAAGATTTGTATAATGAATTTGAAGAAAGAATTTGTGTCGGGGAAAACCCAAATATAATTTTAGAATCAATTATAGTTAGAAGTGACTATAACAAATCGACCTTGGGTTACCTATTGGGGATGATTCAATATTATATCGATAAAGATATTACAAAATTATTCTTATAAAATTGTTTTTCTAGATTTTTTTTCGTATATTTGCATCTAATAGAGTAAATTTGGGAAAAACTAAGTCACCTGTAAAGAGAATTGAATTTTTGGCTAAGATGTTTGATGTGTTCACTGAAGAAGATTTGGGTAACATGTCAACCAACGAGCTGAGTGATGATACTATCATATATAACACTGACGATTCTGGCGATGAAACCATTTATGCGGTGCATGATTGGAACAAGCGTAAGTTGAAGAACGAGAATTTGTATGTAGTAGGAAAGGTGAGGGTTTACGAAGATGTCTTCGTTGAAATGGTTCAAGCTGACCCCACGGAACATAAGGAATATGTTCAATGGATGTTAACTACCTTTGTGAGATTTATCAAGCAAGATAAAGGTGCAAAAGCGATTCATTTTAGCGGTGAAGATTTATTTAAAGCTTCTGAGTATTTGGAAATATTCCATGCTGAGAAACACAAACCTAAATTTAAGGCTCTCTGTAAGAGGAATAAGGCATTTAAAGATATATCAGACCCGTCTAACATCAATCAATATAGGGATTTATCTCAATTGTATGATGCTGTTGACCCTTATATCATTAGGAATCCTAGTAAACTTGAAAAGGAAATTAGGATTGCAAGTAAATTGGGTGATGGGAAGATACCTTATGAAGATAGGAAGATGATAATTTTCATTCCTAAGAAGTTAAGGGGTAGTAGAATATTCAGTAAGTATTCCAATTGGTGTACGTCTTCTAAAAGTGCCTTTGGTGAGTATCGTGGAGATAAGAGTTCAAAGAATGCGAAATCAGATTTATATATCTTGATTCCAAAAACGTTTTTATTAGCGGATGGTGACCCTGAAAGGACTAATGAAATTTATCAATTTCATTTTGAACGTAGGATGTATATGGATAGGTCAGATAGAAGTGTTACGGACCTGAGTATATTTGTTAAGGATAACATTGGTTTAGGTCAATATTTTTATGATGAGTTAATTAGTTTTGCTAGGGCTAATCATAGGAATTATCAAAAGAATGTTTATGTTGACGCATTGAAGAAGTTTGGTTTTATAGACTTGATGTTTGATGTGTTACCAATAGAAACTAAAAAAGTACATCTCATTAATGAGACCATATCTAACTTGGAAGGTATTAATAAGTTTAAAGACGCTTATGCTTTATCTCTAAGGGATTGTAAGCTTGTTGATGTACATCCTAATATTGGTGACTTGGTAAAATTAACTATTTTATCATTACCTAATAATAAAATTAAGAAACTTCCTAGTAGTATAGGTAAGTTAAAGAATTTAACAGTAATAAATGTTTCTGGTAATCCAATTAAAGAGATATCAGAAACGATAAAAGAATTAGACACGTCTAATGGTGGTAGTTTGGAATACTTTTCATATGGTAAGAATCAACTTAGTGATAAGTTGATTGAACAACTTGGAGAATGGTTACCGAATGCTACGTTAAACGAGTTTAGTAAACTTTAACATCTAGAAATGTTCCCTTTATATTTCTATGATGTTAATTATATTAATTAATAAAATTATAGAAATGGAATTAAAAAACATGGAATGGAGAAGGGTAAATCATGGTCCAATCGGAATGCCTTTAATTGATTATTTAGAAATAATAATCGATGAACAACATGAATTAGGTAATAAAATTAAAGTTTGTGTAGGAACAGATTCACAAAAGAAAGGTAAAGGATTTAAGTATGCTACAGCTATCTTGCTTGAAATGAAAGAACCTACGGGAATCAAGATTCAAGGTAAAATGACCTATAAAGGGATTGGGGCGAAAGTTATTTCAGGTGTATTCATCGAAAGAATCAAACCTTCAATCAGACAAAGAATGCTTAAGGAAGTACAATTATCAATTGACGTATGTTTTCACATTGTTGATTTGATAGATTTGTATGACATTGATATGGAAATTCATGCCGATGTTAATCCTAATCCTATGTGGGCATCTAACGTTGCGTTAAGCGAGGTTGTAGGTTTCTGTAAAGGGATGAACTTCACATATAAAGTAAAGCCAGAAGCGTATGCTGCATCTAGTGGCGCAGACAAGCTATGCAATGGTGGTTAATAAATATAAAACACCCTTAATTAGGGTGTTTTATATGTTTTGTTTATATTTATAATAAAATAGATTAATCATGAACAATAAAAAAAATAAAGTAGTACAAGTTAACGAAGCAATCTTGGTTGATTTAATTAATGAAATAGTTGAAAAGACTATTGCTGAAAGAAACTTAATCCAAGGTCCTATTCTTAAAAAGACACCTAGAAAACTTACCGTAACAGAATCTCAATTAAGAAAACTACAAGCTAGTGGTGCTAAAATTAATAGCATCGTTAAGAAAAGTAAGTAAAAAAAAACCAAAAGGTTAACCTTTATTTGTTTACATCTACCCCACATTTCATATATTCATTATATGAAAAACATAATAGAACAATTAGAACGAAGTAAAGAGGCTCTTGTCTCATCTGTCATCTATGATAAACACATACAAGCCGCTGAAAAGGCTTTCGATTGTATATTTGATGGTACTTCTAGTTTCTATCCATGGGAGAAACCCCAATTAATTCCTAAAGAGTTTAACATAGGTGTAGTCTATGGCGCATCTGGTAGTGGTAAATCTACCTTACTAGGACAATTTGGTAGTCCGAGTGTCCTAGTATGGGATAACACCAAAGCAATTGTATCACATTTCGACACTCCTGACGAAGGAATCAACAAATTAAGTGCTGTTGGATTGAATTCTATTCCAAGTTGGTACAAATCTTACGATGTCTTATCTACGGGTGAGCGATTTAGAGCCGATTTAAGCCGTTCAATTAAAGATAATGCCGTGATAGATGAGTTTACGTCTGTTGTTGATAGAAATGTAGCTAAAGCTGCTTCTATGGCATTATCCAAGTATATTAAAAATAACAATATTAAAAATGTGGTAATTTCGACCTGTCACGAAGATGTTTTGGATTGGTTGGAACCAGATTGGGTTGTAAACACGAATAATGGGGAGGTATATGACGGAAATTTTACCAAAGACCAGACATCAATATCGATATATATCGAACAAAGTATAGTGTCTGGTCAATGTTCAAAAACCATCACTATTTAAGTGGTGAAATATCTAAAGCTAGTAGGTGTTGGGTTGGTGTTTGGAATAATCAGATAGTTTGTTTCGGTGCCAGTATGACAATGCCTTCAGGTACGCTTAAAAACGCTTGGCGTGGTCATAGGACTGTAGTGTTACCAGATTTTCAAGGAATGGGTATTGGTATGCGTTTCTCTGATGCTCTTGCACAGATACATATTGAGGATGGTAAGAGATATTTCTCTAGAACGGCACACCCACGTATGGGTTATTACCGAGAAAAGTCTCCATTATGGAAACCTACATCTAAAAACAGAAAGTTAAGAACAGATATTACACACAAGAATATATTCAACAATCATTATGCTGATAATAAACGTGTGTGCTTTAGTCATGAATATCTTGGGAACTTTAAATAGTTAACGTAACGTCATTAGAATTAACTAACGACTTGAAATTACCTCTTCGAGATAAATCCCTAGCGTATTCTCTAGCTCTTGGCAGAGTTGGGAATTGGACCTTTAAAACATCCCCTTCCACGTTCTTATTAATTTTTTTCTTCTTTACAGTGTAAAATCTCACTGGGTTTCTCGTTACTGCGCTTGTACTCATAAGTTTTATTTATTAATTATTCTTTAGATTGTAAATATACATAATATATTTGACATTACCAAATTTAATTACCTGATTCTAGATAATATTTTGTTTCACATTCTCCACATACGTGGTACTCATCCCAATAATAGAAATGTCCCCAATCAGTACAAGATGACCTATAGTTATATATCTCAGGAAATTTATCACCTTCATGGAAATAAGGTGAGTCGGGAATACATGATTCACAATTAGGACAACAATCTTCACTTAGTAAAAATATTTTATCATACCCTTCTGGTGTTGACTTTGGTGTTTCAAATAAATGTTCATTTTGCATTAGTAAATCTGTTTTAAAATACCTAACCCCTTTAAACCGTATTGATATTTACATTCATTACATTTTCTAATGGAATTGATAACATCAACAAATTTGGTTTTTGGGACATCCTTAATTGTAATATCCATTATAACTTCACCTGAAGTATTACATTCACCACATCTATAAATATTTACTGTTTTTTTTGTTGCCATAATTAGTTATATTTTTATTCAGATGGTATTGTGGTCCATCTCTTAACATCACCTTTTAAGGAAGTTTCCCACATATCAGTCCAATTCTGTTTATCCCAATGACACATTTTAATATACGCATTATCCATTCTACATAAATAATCACCCTCTTTTGTAGGGTTTTTTGTTTTCCAATTTTTCATATTAACTATATTGTATTATTTCATCTAAATCCTTTTCAAGTTCGGATTTATCCTCCATTGTATTATCATACAATTCTGGTTCATGTTTTTTAAGGCAAGGTTCGCACCACCATATACCATCCACACCAAATTCATTTACTCTTTGAAGTACTTGTCCATTATCTGCTTTACATTTATCACATTTCATTATCACCAAATTATAGATTTATACTTACTTTCAATTTTATTATGTAAAGCATTTGACACTTCCATTTTATTTCCAAGTGCTTCGTTTACACATTCGGCAGCAAAGCGTTTAGCAACATCTTCAGCGTAAACTTGCATTAGTTCTTCTGTTGTTAAAATTTGTTTATTCGTAAAGGGAGCCTTTACGAATTCTTCAGCTGTTTTTAATTGGTAAATTTTCATATTAGTTATATTTTTCAACAATATTAACCCAAGTATCAAAAATTTCTTGTTGAATGTCTACGTCTACATCATCTAAATGGAAACCTTTACGACCAGTTAAGTCATCGAATATTTTTTCTACCGTATCAAATGCATTAGTCTTTTCACTTTTTTTACTTTTAACATCGTACCTACATTCTTTAAGTAGATTAACAAAATCATTGAAACGTCTCTTAACACAACCTATAATATCTTCATCGTAGTCATTCGCAATATCGTATGTATCAAACTTTGAATCAGGTCTTTCGGATAACCATGCTTGGCAATCCTCAGAATCCCATAATACATGTTCGTTAAACTTAATACATTCGTACCAACCATTGGTTTCATACGTAAATCCGTAAAGGTCCTCTGTTTTCTCCGTGAAAACGTGGTTTAACTCAAATACTTGCTCAATTGTTTTTTTATCTAACATCTTTTAAAATTTTATAATCAGTGTGCATACTACTAAACCATTCCTCTAGAGAACCCTTATAGTTACTCTTTTCCATATCCATTAATGATGTGGCTAAGAAGGTTCTACTATATTGGTCTATTATGTAATCAGTGAATGTCATTAATCTTGTATTAAAGCCAAGTTATAATCCTTAGCTACTTTATTTAATATTATTTTCAACTTACCTATAACATCGTCAATCTGAGTACCATCGTTTTTACCAGTCATAAAATAACGTTCCCATAACCAACCTCTTAATTCACTTAAGTTGTCAAAGTCATGTATTATTTTATTTTTCTTCGGTATATTATTCAATAAAAGTTCTGAATAATTAGTAATGTTCACAACAGAACTTAATTCAACGAATGAATAACCATCTTCTGTTTTAACCCATACTTCTAGGTCTAATAGGTTTCTACCCTTTTCATTTCTAAGATATAGTGTCATTATTTGCTTGGAATTTCATAAAGGATTTTAATAATCCAGTCATATTTTCAACACCTGAAGGATTAGCACTATGGCAAACCCAATTAGGTAGTTCAACGTTATTGTCCATACAATATTCTGTCAACCATTTAACACAATCCATTCCAGTTTTCTCTTGAAAGTCTTGAGAATCAGCCCAATCATTGTAATCTTTCCATCTATCTTGCGGTGCGTAATGCTCATCCGCTAAGTCATGGTCAAAAGCAATCTTACTTGGTAAACCATTGTTGGTAATCCATTTGACAAATTCGTTGTAGGATTTTACCCACACAATTTTATATGCGCTATTGTCAGGCACGTACTTATTTAAGAACGGACTTGTAGCTGGGTCTCTATAATCGTCTAACCAAAGTAGTGTTTTTTTCATGGTTTAATTGAATTAATTATCTCTTCTTCAGTTTCAAAAACGTCATATTCATACCGCATATGTGGTGTAGATTGGTAATCACCATCTTTAGAAACTAAATCTAAACTATATCTAATTCTCATCCTTTCAAATGGATAATCTTTATCAAAAATTGTAATTACTTTATCAATTATTTTTTTAGTTAAATGGGTAGCAAGCCTCTTTGTTTGTACATCAAATTCTATTCTTGCTACAATACCTTTTCTTATTTCATTTTCATACATAAAGTAAACCACTTGCCCTACTATATATCTATATTCAATTTTTAAACTTCTCATTTCTTCTTATTTGGTTTAATAAACATTATCATTTTTCTACCTTCCATTGTTGGTAACGCTTCCGTTACCCCAACTCCAGCATCTGAAATATCTACAGATATTTTAAGTAATAATTCTCTACCTATATCCCTAAACATATTCTCACGCCCTTTAAAGAAGACATAAGTTTTAACTTTGTGACCTTTTTCTAAGAACTTGACAATCGATTTAAACTTAATGTTCATATCATGTTCACCAGTATTAGGACCAAATCTAACAGTTTTTAACGATGGTGTTTTTTGTGGTTTAATAACTTTATCTTTCTTGAAGATGAATTTATTATAATCCATTATCTTACAGACTGGTACATCACCCTTACCAGCACCTACCATTACCAAATCCATTTCTAAATCTTCGGCAAGTTTTTTTGCTGCGTCAATTGAATAAGTACTTCGTTCAACATTATCACCAACCAACATCACTTTTCGATATCTAATTTGGTTATTAATTTTATGTTGTTGTTTAGCCACTATTTTTTAGTGTTTTCTTTACCATTCGTGTAAGTGGTCACTTTAATCTTTTGAAGTTTGCTTTTTGATAAACTTCTAAACCAATCACGAGTAGTTTCAATTCCTGTTATCGTCATATTATTCTATATTTTTTTTAATTAATTAATCCAAGCTTCTAATTCTACAAAAGTTAAATTAGAAAAAGATTTTATTTGATTTTCTGTATAAGGTTCGTCCCAATATTCTATTAATTTACCTTCTTTTGTTGTAAATGATTTCCATATTTTAGGTTCTCTTGTTGTCCAATCTTTTATTTTTTCATCGTCTTCGGTTCTTATACTTAACCCTATTCTGTGGTCAGAGTGTCCAAAGTAATTTTTATTATTAACTTTTCTATGTAAATGCCAATACCCCAGTAAAGATATTATCTTAACCACATCATTACCTAATTCAGGGTTATCCATTATTCAATAATTTTAATACTATTAAGGACATCTTCAACGGTGTCATATAAATCACCTACGTTGTTTGTTCTAGTTATTCTCATTTCACCTTTAATCAACTTAAGACCGTAGGTTTCTTGAGCTTCGGGGAAGCCTTTTGTACTTCCACCCTCGATTACTTCCGTTTTAGTAATGGTTTCAATCTTAGCCTTATAAATCCTCTTGTTATGTAAGACATAGACCTCATCTTTTAATTCATATTTAGTTTGCATAATACTTTTTTAATGTATGGGTTGACCTACAATATAATGTCTAGTTGCAATATCATTATTACCTCCATCTTCCCAACTGATTAAATAAAATTGACCCTTTTCTGTGTCATAGTATACTATGTTGTCTCTATTGGGAATCATCCCCTCTGGTAAATTCTTCATTATCTGTAAGTTGAGTTAGAGAAGTAAGCTTGACTTGTGATATGTGATTTATCCAATACATATTCATCAAATTCATCTCTCGTCAATTCAACTTCATTTTTAACTTCCCATTCGAATAATTTAATATTCTCATCATAAGTTTCAGAGTTGTCGATTGGCGTTACCAAGTCCAATCTGATATCTATAGCACCGCCTTCAATACGAAGTTTAAGTCTTAATAATTGCTTTAAACCTTCTTGTTTATAGGCGATTACAGCTTCGTTATAATCCTTAATGTGTGCTGCCTTATTTTCTTTAAGGGCTTCTAATAAATCTAATTTCTTAATTGTTACAGTTCTGTTCATTGTACTTATTTTTGCAATATAACGCAAAAAAAACGATATAAACAAGTTTATACCGTTTTATTTTAAAATAATTAAGTTTTAATGACCTCTACTTAGAATTAAGTATTCAGGTGATATTCTATTGAACCCTAATTTGTTCCAGAAGCTAATACCTTCGGGTTTTGGAGCAACAATTAAATCGTTGGTTTCTTTAAACATTCCCCAAAGTGATTTAACAGCTTCGTTAAGAATAAATACTGTTTCGTAATCTTTTTTAAATTTAACACCTACTATTTCTAGGGTATTATCAGCGTTAGCTTCTGCAATCATGATAATACCAGCGTTTCTATCGTTATATTCTACCAATATCGATATTGTATCTGGTGATTCATCAGTTATTTGTAAGTTTATTTCTTCTCTAAGAAATCTTTTTATGATGTTTTTATTTTCTGTTATATTTTTTGGTGAGTTAACATGTCCACATTCATGACAAGTAAATAAATCATCACCTCCATCTTTGACTTCCCAAGACCATTCGCAATTAGCGCAATTAACTTTAGGTTCTTTAGTATCTTTCATTATTCATTATTTTTATATTTTTAGGGTCGAATACCATTCTAACCGTTGATTTAACGTTACCACCTTCGTAAGCATCTAAAACACCTACAACGTCAATATAATCAAAACCAAACCACTCACCTATTACAGCAACCACATCAGTTTTCAATCCTTTATCGTTATTTTGATAATAACTAAATTGTTTTATTGCCTTGTTGACATCATCTTCTGGGACACCAGCACTAACAAAACCTCTTATTACTTTATTAACATCAATAAACCTAAATCTATCACCAGTTGCTACAATTGTAACTACCTTACCATCGTTAAGATGGGTCGTTAATACCTTTTCTTCAGCACCTTGATAATCCATTGACCTTCTAGGGTTTGCATATGTTTTAGCGATGCTTCTAACATTGGTTAAAAATACTGGTTTTCTCATTTTAAATTGAGCTTTCAGTTTAGGTACTAAATCTAAATATCTAAAATACGCATCTTCATCACCACTTTCTCTACTTACTTTAATTTTATTTTGTAATTCGTAATACTGAGTTAAGTCGCTGATATAGTCTACAGAAATAGTTCTAGACGAAAACCCACCTTCTTTTTCTAAATTTCTAACATCAGGTGTCCCATGATACCAAACATTATTTAAACCTTCGTTTAATAATCTTTTAATAATCTTTTTACTCATATTAATAAATATAAAAAAAGCCCTAAAAAGGGCTTTTAATTTAATTGGTTACTTTAGTAGTAATCCCATCCTTAGTATTGTAGGATAGTTTTATAGTTCCACCCTCTTTTAGTTTACCATCCATGACGGCATCCGTGATAGGGTCTTCAACATATTTCTGTATCGCTCTCTTAAGAGGTCTAGCACCATATTCTTTATGGTAACCTTCTTTAGCAATGAAATCCATCGCTGATTTATTTACGACCATCTTGTAATTTAATTCAAGGATGCGTTCTTTAACCTCTTTGATTTCATTCTTGATAATTACGTTGAGATTTTCTTGTGTTAAAGGGTTAAAAATGATAGTTTCATCAATTCTATTCAAGAATTCTGGTTTGAATTTATCCTTAAGTGCTTTTTGTATAATACTTTTAGCCCTTTCCTCTTCATCAATAGAGGTGTTGTTACTTCCGTATCCAATACCTCTACCAAATTGTGATAATTCTTTCACACCTATGTTAGAAGTCATAATAATTAAAGCGTTTTTAAAGTCCACTTTTCTATCATTACTATCAGTTAAATGACCTTCATCTAATACTTGAAGTAAAAGGTTGAAAACATCTGGATGTGCCTTTTCAATTTCATCAAAAAGAATAACTGAATAAGGGTTTCTTCGTACAGCCTCAGTGAGTTTACCACCTTCTCCGTAACCGACATAACCTGGAGGTGCTCCCACCAATTTAGACATCGAGAATTTCTCCATGTATTCGGACATATCCATTCTTATTAGTGAATCATCATTATCAAATACGTGCTTAGCAAGTGTTTTAGTAACGAATGTTTTACCTACACCAGTTGGTCCAAGGAATATAAAGGACCCAATTGGTTTATTACTATTTCTAATCCCTAATCTACTTCTTCTAATTGCTTTAGAGATTTGTTTAACCGCTTCGTCTTGACCAATAATTTCCTTTTTAAGTTCTGCTTCAAGATTTTTAAGTGAGTTATTCTCTGTTGTTGTAACTTTGGTTAACGGAATACCAGTCATAGTTGAAATAACCTTCTCAACAATCTCTTCTGTAATTATAGTTTTGTCTTTAAGATTACTATCTTCCCATTTCTCCATCATTTCTTCCAACTTAGCTTCAAATTCTTTACGTTTATCACGCATCATTGCCGCATCTTCGAAATCTTGTTTGTTTATGATTTCCTTCATTTGGTCTTTAAGAGCTTGAATTTTAATTTTCAGTTCTTTGATTTGCACTGGTAACTTGATATCAATATTTGTTGATGCACCAGCTTCATCTAGGATGTCAATGGCTTTGTCAGGCATCGCTCTATCAGAGATGTAACGATTTGCTAACTTAACAATGTATTCAACTACGTTATCGTCATAACTTACATTATGATATTTCTCGTAGTTTACTTTAATATTTTTAAGAATTGTAACGGTTTCGTCTAAACTTGGTTCTTTTATCAATACTTGTTGGAAACGTCTAGTTAATGCACCATCGGTTTCAATATTTTCTCTAAATTCATCAAGAGTAGTTGCTCCAATTATTTGTATCTCACCTCTCGCTAATGCTGGTTTGAATATATTGGATGCGTCTAATGAACCTGATGCGTTACCCGCACCTACAAGTGTATGTAGTTCATCGATAAACAGAATTACATCTTGATTATCTTTTAATTCACTTAAGATAACTTTCATACGCTCTTCAAATTGTCCTCTGTACTTTGTTCCAGCTACGATTGAAGCTAAATCCAATGAGAATATTCTTTTTCCTAATAGAGGTCTAGGTGCGTCACCAGTATTTATCAAAGTTGCTAGACCTTCAATGATTGAAGTCTTTCCAACTCCTGGTTCTCCAATCAGTACTGGGTTGTTTTTCTTACGTCTCGATAGGATTGCAGTAACTCGTCTTATTTCATCTTCACGACCTACTACTGGGTCGATTTTACCTTCCAATGCTGCTTTTGAGATATCTCTACAAAAACCGTCTAAGGCTGGTGTTTTAGAAGCGTTAGCTTTAGAAGTAGCACGCTTTTTAGGTTTTAATGGTTGTGTACTTTCATATTCATCTTCGGGTGTCATATCCATATCGTTATCGTTTTCTGCCATAAGCTTTGTTTTAAATATTTTATAGTTTATTTTTAGTTCTACGAGCATTTTTTGTGCCACACATTTGGTTTTTAAGATACCTAACATGATATGTGCTTCACTAATAGTATCATCTCCCATTCCACTACATTCTTTTTGCATTTCTTCAATTACAAATTTAGTGTCGGAACTTGGTAAAATCTCTTCTTTAGTGAGGTACGCTCTATTATTGTTGATTATATTTTGTGTTAAGTGAGTTGTCAATTTTTCAAATAAAGCATCTACATCAAAGTTCAAGTTTCGTAGAATTTTAACGATACTGTTGTGTTCGTGCATAATGATTGACAGTAATATATGTTCAGGTCTGAACTTATTGTCTTCATAGTCTTTTGCTTGGTAAATTGCTTTTTTCATCAGCTCACTGGCTGTCGGTGTCAATTCCATCATATTAATAAATAGTTTTTAATTAAGGCAAATATACACAAAAATAATTTAAAAACAAGTTGTTTTTTCCTTTTTTTTGTAGTATAATTGCGGTATAGAATAAAAACAAACGAATTATGATTTTAAAAAGAACTGTAAATGAGGGAGTTGTAAAAGGACTTTACGACTCAACAAACATTTTGGCATCAGAGTATGACCAAACAACTAATAACTTAACCGTAGTATTTAAAAATGGTGGGAAATATAAGTATAATGGAGTGATTATGAAAGACTTCACTAGATTTGAATTAGCTGATAGCCAAGGAAAAATATTAAATACTCATATTAAAAATAATTATGAGTTTGAAGCTTTGGGTAAAATTGATACTAAAGACATACTTGAAAGTGTTGCGCTTTTAGAAAAAGATTCGCTTCAAGAATTTGCTGAGGTTGTTAGAGCTAAGGCATTAGACCTAATTGCTGAGGTTGATTCTAACTTAGAGTTATCTGATAAAAGAATTGACGAACTAGAATCTGCACTTGCGGTTTACAAAAGTAAAAGAAAATAATGGGAACAAGAAAAGTTTTTTTGGAGTATATCTGGCTTGACGGCTCGGAACCCCAACAATTAAGAAGTAAGACAAAAGTAGTGGAAGAAATTCCAACTACTGTACATACTTTATCTAACTGGTCATTTGATGGTTCATCAACAGACCAAGCAAAAGCTGGCAAGGGCGAAAATACAGATTGTATGCTCAAGCCAGTTTTTATGGTTAATGACCCCTTTAGAGGTCATGACCATAAGTTAGTTTTATGTGAAGTGTTTAATCCTGATGGAGTTACACCACATAAAACTAATCATAGGTTTGCATTAAATGAATTTACACGGAAGCCTAAAATAGATATTAATGAAAAGATAATAAAATATAAACACTTACCTTGGTTTGGTTGGGAACAAGAATATACCCTGACTCGTAAGACTAAACGTTGGGAACGTGGTGAAGGATTACCTTTAGGTTTTAAAGAACCTGAAGTTGAACGAGTTTTAATTGATGGTGAAAAATTAGCATCAAGGATAAATAATGGTGAACCAAGACCTCAAGGAGATTACTATTGTGGTGTGGGTGCTGATAATATTGCTGGACGTTCAATAGCCGAAGAACATTTACGTATTTGTGCTGATATAGGAATTGTTATTTCTGGAATCAATGCTGAAGTAATGTTAGGTCAATGGGAATATCAAATAGGACCTGTTACTTCGTTAGGTGGTTCTGACCAATTATGGATGTCTAGATATCTTCTTCAACGAATAGCTGAAAGAAAAACTGTTAAAGTTTCTTTACACCCAAAACCTAAAAGTGGTGATTGGAATGGCTCAGGTTGTCATGTTAATGTTTCGACTAAACAAACAAGAAAAAAAGGTGGTTTAAAAGTCATTGAAGATTTAATGCCACGTTTAGAAACTTTACATAATGAACATATGGACGTATATGGGTTATCTAACGATGAGAGACTAACTGGAGACCATGAAACATCAACGATTCACGACTTTAGTTTTGGATATAGTACTAGAGATACTAGTATTAGAATTCCATTACAATCTAAAATTGATGGAAAGGGTTATTTTGAAGATAGAAGACCAGCTTCAAATTGTGACCCGTACTTAGTAACACTTAGAATGCTTAAAACAATATACGATGTCTAAAATACGATTTATGTACCAGTATTTAAAAGATGAAAATCTTCACTATTTAGCCGAACTTCATGATGATGATGGTGTATTGGGTGAAGATTTTTTTAATACTACTGAAGAATTCTTAGAATATACCAAAGTTAATAATATTACCTTTGTGGGTGAGATTAATGCTGAAGTAATGTTAACTGAATTGTTAACCAAAAATATTAGAATAGAATATGATAATGAACTTGGTGAAGGGGCTTATGATGCAATGCTTAAGCTTGCTGATGAGAATAATATTAAACTAGTAAAAAAATTATATGAAGGAAATTAAAGATTTAACAATTAAAGATTTAATTCACATAGCTGATTTAGCTACGGGTGGATGGTGTAATAGCGAATGGAGTTCTTTACATAAAGAAGTAGAAGTAGGTGGTTATGGTAAGCGTAGACGTTTAGAATGGGTTCAAAATTCTGACGGTCCTAATGAAGAACATTACTTCGAAGTGTCATCTGAAAATTCAGATGGTTGGGCTTGGCATTGTAAAGCAAGAAATGGTGAAGAATTTGTGTTGGTTAATACCATTGCGCCACATAGAATTGTGGATTACCTAAGAGAAAATAAATTTAATATAGAAAGTAATTATGAACTACAAAAAATATAATAAAATGATTGCTAAGTTTATGGACCAAAAAGATAAACTTAAAGACTCTATGGAGTATGGTAAGTTCCACCTTCAATGGGATTGGCTAATGCCAGTAGTTGAAAAGATAGAAACTATTAACGACCCACATCATGGGTTTTTTGGAGTTTACATAAGTTCAAATTCGTGTTGTATCCAAGGTACCAATCTAAGAACTGATAAAAAACAAGAACCACCAGTGTATTTTAATGACGTTGTACATGATAATAAGTTATCGTCCACATATTCCGCAGTAATTATATTCATTCAATGGTATAATATAACTGAACAATTAAAAGAATTAAGAGGTAAATAGAATAAATTTTAAAAACAATGAATAATTTAGACACAACTTACACAGATTTACTTTCAGACATATTAGATAATGGTATTGTTAAGAGTGATAGAACTGGAACAGGTACAACATCTGTATTCGGTAGACAAATAAGACATGATATGTCAGAGGGATTTCCTTTGTTAACTACTAAGAAAATGGCTTACAAGTCAATTATAGTAGAACTACTATGGTTTCTTAAAGGAGATACCAACATCAAATACTTGGTTGATAACGGTTGTAATATTTGGAACGGTGACGCTTATAAACATTTTAAAACCACCATAAGCTCTCAAATATCTGATGATAATCGACTGAAATTATATGATAAAGGGTATTTACAAGTACGTGGTAAAAATGACGTTAACGGTGGTAGTTATAAATTCAGGGTATTGTCTCAAGAAGAATTTATTGAGCGAATTAAAAGTGATGAAGAATTCGCTAAGAAGTGGGGTGATTTAGGACCTATATATGGTAAGCAATGGAGAGGATGGGGTGGATATAAAGATGTTTTCGAATATGTGGATAACGGTAAAGGTACACCAGTAGGTGTTACCAAGTCTTGGGAAGGTATTGACCAAATAGCTAATGTTATAGACCAACTTAGGAATAATCCTGATAGTCGTAGAATTATGGTTAACGCATGGAATGTAGCGGAGGTACCTAACATGACTTTACCACCTTGTCATTATGGATTTCAATTGTATACTAGAAAATTATCTCTAGAAGAAAGGACTGCTATTTGGGATAAAAAATATCTTAAAGATGTTAATCCTGAAGATGCTATGGACCGTATTAATTTCCATAACATCCCAGAAAGAGCTATTTCATTAATGTGGAATCAACGTTCAGTTGATACGTTCTTAGGTTTACCATTTAACATAGCTTCTTATGGATTGTTACTTGAGATATTAGCTAATGAAGTTGGGATGGTACCAGACCAATTAATAGGTAATCTAGGTGATACCCATCTATATTCAAATCATTTAGACCAAGCTAGAGAACAAATAGGTGGTGAATTATCTGACAAATCTTTGATGAATTTATACAAAGAACATGATGCTGAAAACTTTGACGCTTATGTAACGTCAAGAAGACTTAAGAAAGAAGCTATAAATAAGCAAGACTATGAAGTAGCCGCTAAGGAGAGGGACAATGAAAAGGTGGCTAAGACAGAATTAATTAAAATTGACATACCTACATCTGATAGGTATCCATACCAGTTACCACAGATGAAAATAGCCGATAAACATTTTGAAGATTTAACAATTGAAGATTTTGAATTGATTGGTTATAAATCTCATTCTGCGATTAAAGCACCACTATCTAACTAAAAAATTTGGATATTATATATTTATTAATAAATGTTTTAATATGAGCGATTTATTAATGAAAATGCCAGAACCTTACGAACCTAAACTTACAAACAGATGGTTGATTAGATTTAAAGGAGATTATAAAGAAATACCAATTTGGGTACCTTCTAAAACATCTAGACCTAAATGGGTAGATGGAAAATGGTCCAATATCGAAATTTGTTTGCGTGACCCAATTACTACGTCAACGTCAAAAGTTTTAATGACTGCTGTTAGATTGGCAAGTTCAACGTCAACAATAATTGGGAGATTTAGTAAAATTAAATATGACCTAGAGTTGTTAGACTCAACTGGTGTTGTTGTTGAGAAATGGAAAATAAAAGGTTTAGTTGAGGTCTTTGATTTTGGTGAATTAGATTATACAAAATCCGCTTTAGTAGATATAAAATTGGTAATTAAACCGACAAAGGTTAGATTAGTTTTCTAAAATCACCTTATTTGGTGTTTTTTCCCTATTTCTATTATATTTATATAAGAAAAGAACCTAATATGAATGAAGTAATACATTTAGCAGCAGATGCTGTTTTCAGTGATTTCACATATACAGCTGTATATGCTAGTAGTGGTGCGTCACCCGAAATCAATGGGGTTAGTGTACCAATGGTAGCTGGAAGTACGTTAGTAATATTAGTAAAAAGTATCACTGCAACGGCTGGTATTTATGTTGTTGGGAGACAACGATTAGTAGCACCTTTAGTAATAAACGGATAAATTAAATTTATATATAAATGAAAAATAAGAACAATATTAAACCTACAGGATTAAAAGGTAACGACCAATTAAGTAGAATGAAAAGCTTAATGGGTGTAGCATCTATTACTGAAAACACAAAAACTTCGGTTGTGGAATTAACTAAAACAGGTCCTGATGGAAAGGTATATGGTATCGTTAGAGAGAACCATAAATATTTCATTAAAATAACTAACAAAAAACAAAATTTAATTGCTGAGGACTTCAGATATATGGGTGGGTTGCAAAACAAAACCGAAAAATCTTATGATAGTTACTCTCAAGCAACTAAACAATTAAATCTTAAATTCTTAAGCTTAAATGAAGCGTTAGATAAAACTGAGCAAATCAATGTTTTACAAAACGATAATTTATTAGCTGAATCTTTTGATTCTTATTCTGAAAAACCAAAGAAAAGTCAACCAGACTCTACTTTAGGAACTGTTAAAGAAATAGGAAAAAACGATGGTCATGAAGAAGAAATCATTGCAGATACTGGTGAAACTGGTAACCCTGATGTGAAAACTCCACCAGTTGTTGAAGAAGATGAAGATGTAAACGAAGATACTGATGAAATAACTGAAGAAGAAGTTGTTGAAGAAGAGGATGTCGTAGAATTAACTGAAAACGAAAAAGCTATTGATAACATCATTCGTGAACTTAAAGCAGAAACTTTAAACGAAAACAAACCAAGCATTACTACAGCGATACACAAAATCAAAGAGGGAGAAGAAAGCTCAAAAAAAAAAGTGTAACTGAAACTAAATTTAAACTTAAATTAGATAACCCATCTCCTGAGCAACCTCAAGAAATGGGTTCTCCTGTTTCTGGTGGAGAAGAATTTGGTGGTGAAGAAGACTTTGGTGGCGGTGAAGTAGAAGACTTTGGCGGTGGTGAAGCTTCAAGTGAAAAACCATTTGATGAAGAACCATTTGACGCTGGTGTAGAAGCTAGTGAAGATGATAGCCCAGAAAAATACATACAACAAATATCAGGTAAGTTAGGTCAAAGCCTAAGAAAATATACTGACGAAATGGGGCAACCAGATTTCGACTTAGAAAAGTTTGCAATCAATTCTGTATTATCCGCAACCAACTCTGGTAAAATGGATAGTGGAGACCAATCCGATATAATTCAAAAAGTTAAATCGTCATCTACTGATGGTAGTGGTGGTAATGGTGTAGACCATAATGACGGAGCTAATGACGGAGCTGATGACGGAGCTGAAGATTTAGATACATCTGATGAAGGTGGTTTGGATTTAAGTAATATCGACATGGAAGAAAGTGTTAACCCTAGTGGTTGTTTTCCTCAACCAATTGTTGATAGACAAATAGAGAATATTAAAAAAGAAAGTGTAATAACTAAAGAACCTGTATCTAAAGAATTTGTAGGTAAAAAAGTTAGTGTAGATTTTAGAAAAGAAATTGGAATTGTTAAGGATTATGACGATAAAGAAGTTGTTATCCATTTCCCAGATTTAGGATTTACTGAAAAAATTAATTATAAAATGGTTGAAGTATTATTTCAGGAAGATGGTCAAGTTGACGAAGCTTTCAACCCTAACCCAAATGGTAAGACTGTGTTTCAAGATGCCGCTTTAGGTGTTAAGGAAGATGGTATGGAAGAGAATAAATATTTAAACTTGGAAAGCACTAAGAAAAGTAGTATAATTGCAACTAAACTAAGAAATATGTTACAGGAAAAAGAAATCATTACTATTGGTGGGCAAGTTTATGACCCTAAAACAAAACCACAAGTACAGCCACAAGTAAAACCTGAAAGAAAAACTAGAAGAGGTAAACCTTATAGGATTATCCCTGAGCAATTACCTGACCCAAAGCCAAAAGCTGAAAAAAAAAATGATAGCGTAAGTTTTATTAAAGATTCTGGGTTTGCACGAGATGGTAATTCAGTAACAATCAAATTTGACATTAATGGTGAAAGGTTTGTATCTAATTTTGTGAATACTGGTGAGTTATTAGTGAAACCAGAAGCTTATGATGAGTCATGGGTTTATGCATTTGAATCAGAGGTTTTATCAAACGGTAAATCATATAGTGTAGCCGTAGCATTTTTCGGTCACCCAGATACTAATCTTGAGGTAGAAGAATATGCTGATGGTTCAGTACCAGATATAGAAGAAGTATAATGGAGTTATATTTAATATACATACACGAGATAGGATTTGACATTGAAGATAAATATTTTTATGAATTTGTTTTCAGTGATAGCATAGATAATATTGAGGGTGAGCATTGGGATTCTTACCCAGCTTCAGGGAACCCAGAAAAGCCTAATTCCGATGTCATAAAAGATATTGGTAAAATTGAGATTGATGGTAATTTATTAGTTGCTCAAGATAATGAACAATTTTCAATGTGGGACGCTATTGATGGTGTGATTCCGTTGGGTTGGGAAAATATAGATGGGTTGGAAGATTACCCAGAAAATAGATTAACATTCCACTTTGGAATGACCTCAACTGAGGTTAGTGATAAATTATATGAAAGGGATATAAGAATAAAATATAAAAACGAATTTAAAGAAAAATAATATGAACAGTGAAAATTATAGAATTGTATTAAGCAATGCGTATAAGAATAGAGAGTTAACTCCTGAAGACTTTGATAATACATTAAATCATTACACAATGTTAGTTAAAAAAGAAGGTGGTATAACTGAAGAAGATACTGGAACGGAATACGGTGTTGAGAGTGATGAATTTGATAAGGTGATGCCTGTTGTGGGACCACGTTTAGAAGATGGTGACACAGTAAACATCTCTGCAAATGAATCTACTATAAAGGAAGATGATGAAGATACTTCCGAAGTTGATTCATTATATTCTGGTGCCGATGATAGAGGTGTTGAATACGGGATGAAGAATGAGGATTTTGATAAGTTAATGGAAGAACTTAAAGAAAGTGGAGGTCCGAGTATTAAAGTTAATGAAAATAGAACTATTAATGCTAAAATCAAGAAAGGTGATTTAATAAATTATATTAAAAACAAAAAATAATGTCAAACAAATACAAATTTTTAGCAATAAAAGCTCTAGGTAAACCTAAGAAAAAGGGTAAGATAGTAGCTGAAAGTAGGGTATCTTATGATAAGAATCATTCTGAAAGATTGGCTCCGCATTTAGCTAAACAACTTAGAGAAAAAACACATTCATTAGGTAAGCATCCAGCTTTTCCTGATGCTGATGAGAGTAACTTCGAAGAGAAGTTAATTTCTAAGCGGTTTAAAGACGTTTTAAAGACGTTTAAGCGTCATCATGGACTAGAACAGATAGATGTAGATGTTTTCCTTGGAGAACAACGTCAATTACTATTTCAAATAATGACATTAGAAAAGAAACATCAAGATGTTTTAATCGAGATGGCTATTCAAATGGTTAGAGATGAATTTGATGTACAAGAAGATGATATTGATATTGAAGCTAAGTTTACTACTGATTTGACAATCAACAAAAATATTGACCAAATACGAATCAAGCCAACATCTGACATTGAGTTCGATAGTCACATTGAATTTGTTGAAGCGAACAAAGAAGTTTATAAGCGTAGAATGATTAACGCTTTAATTCAAGGTTCAGCTAAGAAAACTAATCATATGTTCCATGTTATTGACGAGGAACTTCAAGATTTAGAACCTGTATTACCTTCCGCTTATGGTAAGTTAATGTCTGGTGCTGATTATATGTATATGGTTAAAGATGATAGAGAACCAAGAGTTATTGGTGGAATTGTTAGTGTTGAATTTCCAAAATCTGAGAATGATATTCCAAAGATTATGGTTGAGGGAATGACATTACCTGTAGTGATACATGAATTAGTTAAAGGTGTTATGGAAATCCTTTCATATCATGGTTTACCTAAAGATAGTAAAGTTGCTCAATTCGTAATAGATAAAGCTGATTTTATGGCGGCTGAAAGTTGGGACATGAGATTAGGACCACCTATCTGGGAAAAGTTCTGTGAAGCTATTCCATCTGAAGATTTTGCCTTGAAACACCACGTATATGTGGAGTTAGTGTCATTACCTGTTGATGAATTCAACGAAACTCTACGAGAAATCCTTCTGGGAAGTAGAGCTGGTAAGGCTAAAGTAGCTGGAATGATTGATAAAGTTAAAGATGAGTTAAGAAATGATGAATTCGATGACATTATGGATAAGATAACTGATGATGATTATTTAGGTCCTGAGGATTTAGATAATTTAGATGATGAAGATTGGTTTATGTAAACCCACATTATATTAATAAATAAGGCTGTCGTAAATGACAGCCTTTTTTGTTTTTAAGGCTTAATCGGCACTTTTTACATATTTATATATAAAAAAGTATGCTTACAGCTCATGAAATATTAGAGGAATATACTAAATGTCTAATGGACCCTTGTTACGCCATTACAGAATATTTACAAACGTTTGATAAAACCAAAGAAGGTTTTGTGCCGTTTAACCTATTCCCAAAACAAATAGAAATAGTACAAGCCTATCGAGACCATAGGTTTACAATGGTTACTAAACCAAGACAAGCTGGTGTATCTACAACAACTGCCGCTTATGCTGCAATTAAAGTGTTATTTGCTGACCCGAATAACCCAGAAGCGATTCTAATTCTTGCAAACAAGCAAGATATGGCATTTGAATTCCTAGACAAGATTAAAGATTTTATTACTCAATTCCCAAGATGGGTATGGGGTTCTGAATATTATGGAACACCAGAAAAAGAATCCAAAAGTATTTATTCAACCGAATCTAAGAAAGAACTTAAATTACCTAATGGTAGTAGAGTTAGAGCGGTTGCAACATCTAAAGATGCATTAAGGGGTTTCACACCTACTTGGCTTATTATGGATGAAGCAGCGTTTATTGATAATGGAGCTACCGTATTTGGTACTGCATTAACAGCGTTAGGTACGGGTGGTAGAGCATCTCTAGTTTCTACACCAAATGGTATGGATGAATTATACTACAAAACTTACGAACAAGCAAAAAGTGGTGATAATGATTTCTTTGTTGTTGAAATGAAATGGTATCAAGACCCTAGATATATTACAAATCAAGGTTCGTCAAAAACTCCAAAAGAACAAGATTTAATGTGGGTTCATGAAGAAGATGAAAATGATATTGTATATGAAGTTAGATACGCTCACGAAGGTGATAGTAAAGAATCTACAGACGCTATCCATGAACATTACGAATCAATGATTCAAAAGGGTTATACACCTAGTTCAAGTTGGTACAGAAATATGTGTCGTGGTATGAACAACAATAAACGTATGATTGCTCAAGAGTTAGATGTATCATTCATCGGTTCTGGGGGTAACGTTATTGATGACAAATACATTATACAACAAGAAAAAAAGAACGTTCAGGAGCCTAAATGGATTGCTGGTGACGATAAAGATGAATGGATGTGGGAGAAACCTATTGAAGGGCATCAATATATACTTGCGAGTGACGTTGCCAGAGGTGACGGTGAAGATTCATCTACCATCGTAGTTATCGATTTTACTACCATGACTCAAGTTATGGAATACAAGGGTAAATTACAATCTGATTTATTAGGATATGTTGTTGATAAGTACGCTAGAATATACGATGCGCTTGTAGTAGTTGATATTACTGGGGGTATTGGTGTTGGAACTATTAACAAACTTATGGAATTAGGGACACCAAATTTATATCATGGTGAAACAACTAACAAACCTCTAGATAAATTAACGCACAAGATAACTTATTACACAAATGAAGGTAAATATCCAGGTTTCAATTGTGCTTCAGGTGTAAGAGCACCAGTAGTTGCGCATATGGAAATGATGGTTAGAACAATGGGAATTACAATTCGTTCACGTAGAATGACTTCTGAAATGAAAACATTTGTATTTAAAAATGGTAGACCTGACCATATGGATGGTTATCATGATGATTTACTAATGGCATTAGCATACGGATTATGGGTAGCTGAACATTCATTTAAGAAATTAAAAAACGCTAAAGAAAAAACGAAGGCTATGCTATCAGGTTGGTTGATGACCAATGCTGGTGATAGAACTCCTACTGAATATCAAGGGGATAACTTTGTTTCTAGAAAAGGAAGAAATAAAGAGTCTATTAAACGACCTAAATTCAGTTCACAAGTATCTAAGAACATGCAAGACCCAACAGGGAAATACATGTGGCTATTTAGTGGAACCAAATAAAAAATAAACACTATTGATTAATTTCAAATATTTAGTATAATATAGTAAAGAAAAAATAATGGCAAACAAAAATTTAACAGTATTTCAAAAATTAGGAAATGTCTTCGGTAAAGATGGGTTAAACCCACATGTAAAAAAGACCAACAGATATAATCTAGGTAATGGTGAAATCATTAAAACGCAAGATAAAGAAGAATTTGCTGCGGCAAAGTTACAAGCGCAACAAAACAAATACCTATCAAATTTATGGAGTAAAGTTGATGGAGAATTATATCAACAAGCAATTCATTATGAAACAACTAGAATTGGTTCATATTCGGATTTTGAAACAATGGAATTTTATCCTGAAATATCTGCAACGTTGGATATATTCATGGAAGAATCCACGACTCCAAACGATAAGGGTGATATTATAAACGTTTACTCTGGTAGTAAGCGTGTAAAAAGAATACTTGAAGATTTATTTATAAATAGATTGGATATTCACACCTCACTACCAATGTGGACTAGAAACCTTTGTAAGTACGGGGATAACTTCGTGCAATTAAACATTGACCAAACTGCTGGTATTATTGGGGCAAGGCAATTACCTAACTTCGAAATAGAACGTAGAGAAAATGACATTCAAGGTGTTATCTCTCAATCTCAATTAGAAGGTGTAAATGCTGATGAAAAGAAAAACAAAACAAAATTCTTTTGGAAGGGTAGGGATATTACTTTCAACTCGTGGCAAATTGCTCACTTTAGATTACTTGGTGATGATAGAAAATTACCTTACGGTACTTCATTCTTAGAAAAAGCTAGACGTATTTGGAAACAATTAATCTTAGCTGAAGATGCGATGTTGGTGTATCGTGTAACGAGAGCACCTGAAAGAAGGGTTTACAAAATATTCGTTGGTAACATTGATAACGAAGATGTTGGTGCTTACGTAGATGAAATTGCTAATAGATTTAAACGTGCCCCATTAATTGACCCACAAACTGGTCAAATGGATTTAAGATATAACCAATTGGGTATTGACCAAGATATTTTCGTTCCAACTAGGAGTGAAGATGCGGCAACACCTATTGATACACTTCCAGGTGCTCAAAACTTGGACCAAATTGCAGATATTGAATACTTACAAAGAAAGTTATTTACTGCACTTAGGGTTCCTAAGACTTTCTTAGGATTTGAAGAGCCAACTGGTGAGGGTAAAAACCTTGCATTACAAGACATTAGGTTCTCAAGAACTATTAATAGAATACAACAAGCTGTTTTACATGAATTAAACAAAGTTGCGATTATTCATTTATACCTTTTAGGTTTCCATGATGACATCGATAACTTTACACTTACACTTAACAATCCCTCAACACAAGCAGAGATGCTTAAGATTGAACATACAGCCGCTAAAGTAACACTTTATAAAGATGCGGTTTCTGATGCTGGTAACGGATTTGGTGCTATGTCAATGACTAGAGCTAAAAGAGAAATCTTAGGTTGGAGTGATGATGAAATCAAGCAAGATATGCTTGAACAAAGAATTGAGAAAGCTGCGGCTGCTGAATTAGAGAATACTCAAAACGTAATTAAAAATACGGGAGTGTTTGACCAAGTGGATAGGGTGTATGGAGATATGGACCTTGCGAAAATCGGTGGAGTTGTTGATGAAGAAGGTGGTGACGGTGCCCCATCTGAAGGTGGTGGTGGCGGTGGAGGCTTCGGTGGAGGTTTTGACGCACCAGATTTAGAGTTAGGTGATGAAGATTTAGACGCTGAAGATGAAGATTTAGGTGGTGATTTAGGAGATGATGATTTAGGTGGTGATTTAGGAGATGAAGGTTTTGGTGATGAACCAACTACGGATGAATCTAGAAACAAATCTGGTAAACTACTTAAAGAAAACATGAGACAGAAACCTAGTGATATATCAACTAAAAAATACCTTAACATGTTAGACAATAGCATTAAAAAAGAAGATATTATTAACGATAGTGTTACTAAGATTTACGATAAATCAGTTAAGTTTAATGATGAATTAAATGATATGATTAGTGAAATCGATAATAAGTTAGGAGAATAAGGGTTTTTAATGAAACCTGAAACATATTTATTAAAAAAAGAACAATGCAAAATTTTGGACAGATAAACGAAACCTTTAAAAATATTTTAGTAGATAGTATCATTACTAAAGACGAAAAAGGTAAAAAGGTATTTAAGAGTTATGTTAAAGCTCTTAAAGAGAATTCTACTTTAAGAACTCAATACGATATATTTAGTAAATTAGAAAATAAAGTTAACGAAGAAAATGAAGGTGAACGTAATGAAATGTTCATTACAGAATGCATTTCATTATTAGAAAATGTTGGTAGCGATACAGTAGATAAGGTTAACAATAAATTAGTTAAACACTTAACCAAAAACGGGTATGAGTTATACGCTGGTGACTATGAGTTAAAATCATTACACGAGCATATTACCAATGCCGCATACTTGGAAAGAAATACTAAAAACGTTAACACTGTTATTGAATCTAAATTATTTCTTAAAAATTATTCAAAAGTACTTGTTGAATCTGAAGATATTGAAGTTGAACCTTATTCTAATAAAATGTTAATTCCTTTATTAGAAAGAAAATTCAATGACAAATACGCAAACATCTCTGAACTTGAAAAGAAAGTGATTAGATTAAGTATTAATAGCACTGATGAGGCGAAAGAAGAATTATACAACGGCACGATTCGTGAATGCATAGATTTAGTAGATTCTCAGTTAACTGAGTGTACTATTGAGCAAAAGAATACTCTATTGCAAGTAAAAGATAAATTATTAAGAAGTAAATTCAGCACAGATGGTTTTACATCTGAAATGAGTAAAATTAGTTACCTAAAAACAACATTAAATTAATATGATGGCATTGTTACCTTTATCTCTTGAGTTAGTCGAATGGTTAATTCAACAAGCACCAGTGGTGGTTGTTATGGGAGCTGCAATATTCTGGTTAGCGAAGAAGTTAACCAAATCGGAAGAAGATAAGGATTCCTTGGCGAAAGATGTAATTAAGTTAACAACGCTTTGGGAAGAAAAGAGTGATAAGATTGAAGAACGGAATGAGGAACAACGTATGAGGGATGATAAAGTGGATGATAAAATAATAGAATTACTTCATGATATTAAAATACTAGTTAGCAATAAAAGATGAAAAATTTAATGAACCTGTTTTTCCCAGAAAAAAATGATAACTATTCTAAAGCTAAGTCTGGGCTTAGTAACATCAAAAAGAAATTTGATGGTTTTGCACTTTCTTTTCCTGACATAACTCCAGATGAAATTATGTTTGTTAAAGAGAAATGGGAAACCCTACCAAAATCCATATCTAAAGGTGTTAAGATAATGGCACTTAAATTTAGAGATGATTGTAAGTGTTTACTTACATCGTATGATTCAAACTCTTATATTAGACCACATAGACATACAGAAGAGTATGAACATGGTGTGATACTTAAAGGTCAACTTATTGACAAGTTTAGAAACATATCTTATAAAGTTGGTGATACATATGTAATCGAGCCAAATAAAATTCATTATTTATCTTCTAGTATTGATGGATGTCTCGTATATTCTCAATTAAGTCAGAATAAAATACACGAGTTAGAACCACTTCCAAAAAATTTACTTTCAAAACTAGAAATGGTGTAAATCCACTGTTTATAGGTGGTCAATTTATAAGAAACCTGGTTTTCAGGGTCATTAGAGGGGTTGACTAATTTTATATTTTACGTATATTTGTAATATGAAATATAACAGAGGAACCGAATTAGAAATAGATATAAATGATAACTTAAACGTAGTTTTTGGGACAATAGATAAGCATACACCAAAGACTGTATACATAAGGATTAGTGGTTGGGGAAACCCAATAGACTATGACGATGAAAATGATTATAGTTCAATCATACGAAAATATGATAAGCGTATTAAGACTTACTTATACAAGAACTCAAACTTAGATATACTAAATAATATTAGTATGGTTGATATGGATATGCGGGAGTCTGGTATAGCCCAAAACAAATCTAGTTTCATGTCATGTGAGATAACACTATTTCAAAAGAATCTTCAGCTATTAACTGACGATTCTTTAAACAACGAACTAATAAAACTATCCAAACATATCTGCGATGAGATTATCAATCGAGATATTTATTTCAATTTTTTTAAGAAAAAAACCAACGCTAAAAAAGAATTAACTGAAGCCTAATCGTAATGATTAGGCTTTTTTGTGTTTATTCGCATATTTATTGAAAAAGGTATTTATGAACGAATTTAAAGTTATAAGAGGTGGTAGAGCTGGAACTGGATTATTAATTGAAGGTGATGCTGGTTTTATCGAACCAAATGATATTAGGAACAAGCCATTTGTTACTGAAGCTGCTAAGATAGGCAAAGGTACTGTAATGATTGAACCATTAATCCTATTCGTTGTGTTACAAAAATTTGGTGTAGAGAACAAGAACGGTAGAATCTATCCAGAACACATTTTAAAAAGAGAAGCTGTTAATTATCAAGAGTTAATTAACAATAGGTCAGCAGTTGGGGAAAGTGACCACCCTGAATCATCAGTTATTTCAAACAGTAGAGTTTCACATGAAATCAAAAAGATTTGGTGGGAAGGTCGCACGCTTGTTGGTGAAATAGAAATCATTATGTCTCCAGGTTTTATTAATCAAGGAATCATATCTTGTGAGGGTGATAACATTGCAAACATGTTAAGAAAAGGAATACGTGTGGGAGTATCTTCAAGAGGTGTTGGTTCACTGGATGAAATTGCTGGTAAATTATTAGTGCAAGAAGATTTTGAATTAATATGTTGGGATATCGTTACGAGTCCTAGTACTCCAGGTTCTTATATGTTCAATAGTAAGTCTGAGGCACAACCATTTATGGAGTCTGAGATAAAGGGGAAAGACCTATTAATCGACAATTTAAATAAATTTTTATTATAATAAAATAGATAATTTAATAAAATTAAGTTTTTTTTTACCTAAAACGGGTGTTTTAGGAAAATAAACTATATTTATTAAGTAACTGGTACGATTTTATATTGTGCCTAATCACAAAAACTTTAAAACAAAGACAAATGAAAGACGAAAAAAAGTCTATTATAGAAGAAGCACTAGCGGAATTTAACCTTATCGAGGAAACATTAAATTCGAATGCTAAAGAAATACTTCGTTCCGTAGCGAAAGAAGAAATTACTAGCACGCTAAACGAGTCCTTGAATGAGGATGAGTATGATATTGAAGATATCGAAGACGTTGACACTGATACAGATGTTGACGCATTACCAATAGATGACGCACCAGATGCAGCACCAGAAATGGGAGCTGAAATGGGTCCAGAACCAGAAATGGGAATGGAACCTGATTTAGGTGGTTCTGAAGAACTTGGATTAGATGACATGGGAATGGACGCTGGAGAAGAAGGACTAGAAATAGAACTTGGAGCAGAAGAAGGTAGCGAAGACTACGGATTGGACATGACTGGAGCATCAGACGAGGAAGTTATATCAGTTTACAAGAAATTGCAAGGTGAAGACGAAATAGAAGTAGTATCATCAGAAGAAGTAATAATTAAAGACCCAGTATCGGGAGCAGAGTACAACGTCAAAATGGGCGGTGGTAGTATGCTAGACCAAGGGGAAATGGACGCAGAAGGTGGACTAGGAGCAGAAATGGGACTAGACGCTGAACCAGAAATGGGACCAGAAATGGGTGCGGAACTTGGACCAGAGGTTGAAGCTGAACCAGCAATGGATACAGAAGTAGACGCTGAACCAGCACCAGATTTTGGTGGAGGTGAAGAAGAAACTGAAGTTGCACCAGAAGGTGGAGAAGCAGAAGAAACTGAGGAAGAAGAAGATGAAATAGGTGAAGCAGTTGTTTATGAAATTGAATTATCGGAAGATGATGAAATTGTAGAAGGTTTAGAAAATGACCTTAAGATAAACAAAGATAGCAAAATTGGTGCTACCGCAGACGGTAAGCCAAGAACTGCTACTAGTGATGTTGAAAAAAACATGACTGGCGATTTAGCTACTGGCGATATCGAAGGACAAAAAGCTCCAAATGATTCTGATTCAGGTGATAATCTTACAGGTGGATTTGACGATGATGCTCAAAACGGAAGTGGCGACAATCATGCGGCTCACATCATGGAAGATGCTGAAGTAGTTGATGAAAACGAAAACATTGATGAAACGGTAGAAGTTGTGGACGAAGAAGAAGTTGTAGAAGGAGAAGATGCTATTGACGAAAAGATTTCAACCAACGGTGCTCGTGAGAGACAAGCTGGTGGAGATTTAACTAAAATTAAAGGTCCAGGGGCAAGGCAAACTGCTAAGAACCTAGGTCACACAGTTGAAAGCGTATCTAAAAAATACAACACTTTATTAAAAGAAGCGAAAGCTCTTAAAGTTGAGAACGTAGCGTTCAAATCATCTTTAAAAGATTTTAAAAGAACCATGACTGAGACAGCGATATTTAATATCAACCTAACTCACGCTACTAAATTATTCTTAGAACACTCTACTACTATTGGAGAGAAGAAAGATATTTTAACTAGATTTGATGAAGAGGTTAGTACAATCGAAGAGTCTAAAAAACTTTACAAACGAATCAATTCTGAATTAGGAAATCAAAAACCTCTTGCTGAATCGATTGAAAATAAATTAATGTCTGAGCAAACATCAGGTCAATCAACTCAAATTAACGAGACGGTTGCTTATGTAGACCCAGCACAAAAAAGAGTTCTTGATTTAATCAATAGAACTAAATAAAATTAAAAATTAAAATTAAATTATATTATTATGAATAGCAATTTTTTAACTTCAGGTCAAGTTGGTAACATCGGACTTAACCACATGAAACAAGTAAGAGAGAACACTATCAATAAATGGGATTCATTAGGATTCTTAGATGGTCTTCAAGGACATGTAAAAGAGAATATCGCTCAGTTATATGAAAACGAAGCTTCTCACTTATTAAACGAATCAACTGATGCTTCAAGCTCAGGTTCATTCGAAACGGTTGTATTTCCAATCGTAAGGAGAGTATTCTCTAAATTATTAGCAAATGATATTGTATCAGTACAAGCTATGAATATGCCAATTGGTAAATTATTCTTCTTCGTACCACAAACATCTGCAAGATATGACGCTGCTGGTGATGCATACGGAGACCCACATAAAAATGGACCTCAGTTTTCTGCTCACACTTCAATGGGTGCTGATGGACTACCAATCGTAAGAGGTGTAGACCCATCTTATGCTCCAACTGAGTATTTAGCTAAAAATCTTTATGATATTTACTATAACGATGGATTATTTGATGCATCTAAAGGTACTATCTCAATTATTGCGGGAACAGGTAACTTAGTTACTTTATCTGCTGACGGTACATTCGCTGCCGCTGCTGATTTCTCTGCACTTCCAACTTCAACTGATGGTTCTTTAAGAACTGCCATTTTCCAAGTATCTGGATTTAGTGCAATAAACAAAGGTAGATTAAGTGGACCAGATGGTAACCCAATGGACACAGAATCTTTCTTAGCTTCTTTAAAAGTTGTTACCAATGGTATCGCTTTAAATGATGCTGACGGAAACGTAATTGTTGCTGACGCTACAATCGTTCCTTTTAGATTAGTTACTCAAAAATACGGTAGAGGTATCGTAGATTATAGTGACATATGTGACGCTGCTGGTGTTATCTATCTTGAATTAGATATGACTCACCCAGTTGACGCTGCTGGAACTTCAACATACGATGGTTATGTTGGTGCAGATATGGGCGGTGCTCAATCAGCATTTACAAGTGCTGATTTCTCAGTATCTTGGGCAGAATATGCTACGTTAGAACTTGAAACAGAAATGGGTGAAGTATCTTTCAAATTAGACGAGGTTGTTGTTTCCGTTGAAGAACGTAAATTAAGAGCTACATGGTCTCCAGAATTAGCTCAAGATGTTAGTGCATTCCACAACATTGATGCTGAGGCTGAATTAACTGCAATGTTATCAGAACAAGTTGCTGCTGAAATCGATAGAGAAATCTTAAGAGACATCAGAAGTGCTGCTGCATGGCAATTAAGATGGGATTGGAACGGATGGAGAAAAGCTTCATTGGCTGCTAATGCTTACACGCAAAAAGACTGGAATCAAACTTTAATTACTAAAGTTAACCAAATTTCAGCACAAATCCACAAGTCTACTCTTAGAGGTGGTGCTAACTTTATCGTAGTTTCTTCAGAAATTTCTGCTGTATTCGATGATTTAGAGTACTTCCACGTAAGTGATGCATCTCCAGAGCAAGACCAATATAATATGGGTATCGAGAAAATCGGTTCATTAAGTGGTCGTTACCAAGTGTACCGTGACCCTTATGCACCATCTTGGTCACTTATTATGGGACATAAAGGAAAATCATTGTTAGACACTGGTTACATCTACGCACCTTACGTGCCAATGCAATTAACGCCTACAATGTATAACCCATTCAACTTCGCACCAGTGAAAGGTATAATGACACGTTATGCTAAGAAAGTGGTAAACAACAGATTCTACGGAGCTGTAAGAGTTGATGGATTACAAACATTCAACATCGCTGAATTAAGATAAGATAACTTCTTAATCTCAGTCGAGATAAATACAAAAGCCCAACATTACAGATGTTGGGCTTTTTTTATTTTATAGACTATTTATAATATGAACTTATATAACTTATATGAAGAAGTTTTAAAAGAAGATTGTGAGAAAATATCTCTCGTAAGTAAATCCAAGAAAGGTAATCGTTATTTTAAAATGCTTAAAGATGCGCAATGGCAACATTATGACGCACCTAAAGGTGACCTAACTGATTACGTTAGTGGGGAAGATGATAGAAAACGTCTAGTTACTAATTTAAGTAAAGCTGATAAGAAACTTTATAGAGAATGGTTAAAAACACCAGAAGGTGAAACATCGGTAAAATTATTTGCTGATAAGCAAACTAAATTTAAAGAAAGGACTAAAGGTTGGGGTGAAGGACCTATTTCTGAATCAACTGATAGAATGATTGATGTATCATGTGCTGCTTTAGGTAGTATTAAAATTGATGGTAAATATTTATTATTTAAAGAAAAAATGAAATACCAACCAATAGGTGGTGGTCTTAAATTTAAACCATCCGCAATTCCATTCTTAGAATCAATAAATTACCGTACAGCTAGAACTGATAATGATATTAGAATTCAAATACCCGAATCTAAATGGGAAATTTTTAAACAATGGTTCCAAAGTGGTAAAGATAGAGAAATATCAATTGATAGAGAAATGGAAGAAGAATTAGGTTCATTCCTAGACTCTTCATATCTTTCACAAATGAATACAAGTAACTATCAACTTAAAGAAGTAATTGAAGGTAAACATAGAATATTTCAAATACATCAAATTACGTTTTCAGATGAAGTTCGTAATGCGATATTAGAATTAGTTCATCATAAACAATTATTTATATTGGCAACGCCAGAAGAAATGAAATCTTCTGATGAAATATCAAGCCACAGCCATAATATCATATTATGAGATTAAATACACTGTATACGCAAATATTAAACGAAGGAACAGGTTGTCCAGTTCTTAAAGTAACTAAACAGATTCAATCTGAGGTAATAAGATTTAAATCTGATGAAGATTTATTAAGAGGTGGTGGTATTTCAATAGAAGCTTTAGATAGAGCCGCACATGGCTTCTCTGAGGGTGATATTAAGACAATACACCCTAGTAAGTTATCCATTAAATGGAAAGAAGACCATGAAAATGTTATGTGGGAGATTAAAAAAAGTGGAATGAACATCACTCAATGGTCTAAACAGATAAATTTAAATGAACCAATTGATGTTAGTTTTAAAAATGGTAAGTTTTTCATTGAAGATGGACATCATAGGTATGTTGCCGCTAAAACACTTAACGTTGAATTAAACTGTAATTTAGAAATTAAAGAAAATCCAATAAGGGTCTTAGCACCAACATTAGGATATGATGAATTTCATAGATGTCTTTATAAGCAAGTTTCATCAGGAGTAAGTGAAATAGTGGAAGGTTCAAAGATTAAAACTAATCGAGGTTATTTAATTGATAACGGTGATAAATACACCAAATTAACTACCGATAAAATAGAATATGAAAATGCCTTAAGATTAATTAATAACCCAAATAAACATTTCGTTAAATATTATTCAGCTAAACCTCATAATGAAAAATATTATGAGTTAGTCATGGATAAACTTAATCCATTAAGTGATAATGATTCTGATATCGTTGATATGATTCAACAAAGCTTAGGACTTCAAGAATATATGTTGGATAGTGCTAAACGAAACTCAATAATAAACGAGTTTAAAAGAAACCCAGAATGGTATGAAGGGTTAGGTTCAATACAAGACGTTTTAAAGATTATTAATTCTATTTATCAAATGTATTTATATGCCAAAAATAACACTTTTTCCTTATTTGATTTAAGGGCGCAAAATTTAGGTAGAACTAATGAGGGAATTTTAGTTCATTTCGATTTAGGTTCGGGTTAAAATGTTTCGTGAGTTGCGAATCTTTTAATTTTATAACAAGTATTTGGTGTTAAACCAGAATAATTATCGGTTAAAAATAAATTATGTCGCTGATTGTATAACATATCACTATCATCATCAATAATAGCGTACTTATAAAAGTCATAATAGTTTATACCATATTTTTCCTCAACAATATTATCTTTTATCCACCTTTTAATTTCATTTCCCCTACAACAGTCTCTACAACCATATGGAGTAACGTCATGGACCTTAAAGGTACCACCTACTCTATCAAAAATCTCTTGTAGACCTTCCACACCATAATTTCGCCAAGTACTACTTACAACTACCTTTGCATCAATAGCTACAACTAAGTTATTGAACCATGAAATCCTTTCACGACAAAATTGGTTAGCGTGATAAGCTGCCATATCCTGTTCTTCGGGGAAACCATCTTTTGTCCATCGTTCATGTCTTTCCTTATAGAAAAGTTGACAATTGAAAACTCCATCTATGTCTAGAAATATAATAAAAGGTACTTTTTCCATTACCAACTAAGTTTTTCTTCAGCTTCTTCTTCTGTTAAATGATTTTTTAAATCAAATAGAGCGTAATATTTCTCACCATTTTCTTGAACATAAAACATTTGAATCCCATCAACAGTGTTACCCACTTGATTGGCATATTCATAACTATACACATCATCTTTTAGATAACTTATTTCATCTGAATGTAAACGCCAAGGATGTTCTATATTATTTACAATTTCCATATAACCATCAACATCAAATATTGAGAATATTTGCGCTTTAGCGGCATAAAAATCTTCTATAACTTCTTTTACTACACTCATTATGTAGCTTCTTGAACCAATGTATAACGTGAGAACGTTATCTTATCACCGAATTTGTTTTTTCCTTCTTCAGTTACCGAAGTGATAACATGACCATCTTTCTTCAAATTAAAGATTGTAGCAGCCAATCTAGTGTTACCTAATTGATTGATTGCATACCAAGGACTAATTGATTTTGACGCATGAGTTCTCATTGCCTCTAATACACGTTCTTTTCTAGTTACTTTTGCCATAATATAATGTTTTTATTATTATTAAAGTACAAATATACAAATAATATTTTAACTTTCCAAATTTTTGTTAATTATTTCTAATTTTCTTTTTTCCATTCGACTAATTAAAGTCAAAGACTTGCGTATTGGATTATCTTCTATCCAAAATCTAGCTCTTTTTAACTCAAGTTTAACCTCAGCCAATGTCATTTCATTTATTACCATCTAATAATTCTTTAGAACGGTAATAATCATCTATTCCACCGCCACATTCTGGACATGTTGGGTAAGGTATATCATTACCTTTAAATTCATCCCACTCATACTCGATTTCAGCGTCTTTTAAGAGACCATCCCATTCACAATCCATACACGAGCCACTATCAACCGTAAATTCATCTACGGGTGTCTCATTAACTTTAATTCTTTTAAACGTCATCATGATTAATTTTATATTCAATAACACCGTCTTTATGTATTACACCAAATGTTACATGAGTGTCTTCACCATTAGCCATATCACAACCTATGATATATTTAGGTTTATTATATTTTAATAAGTCATACGATTTTCGATAACTAGCAGTAATTAAATTTAATACTCTAGTTTCAACATCTTTAGGAAAGTTTTTTTTAAATATTGCAGTCTTACACCTTGTAAACCATAACTTATAAAAAGTTTCTGTCATATTTTTGGTATGTGATAGGTCATCCATAGCATAGTTGAAGTTTACTAGAATTTTCCCAACTGACTTCGTTGTGCTTTTATTATTTAAATCAGTTAGTATTTGAGCTAAGTCAATTGCACATTGTGAACTACCATATGTGTTCTTGTCAACTTCACCACGATTTGATTGTTTATATTTCATGTGACAATATTACAAAAAAAAAGGGAGAAAACCTAATTTTCTCCCTTTTTAATATATTTTAATTCTTAATCTTAAGAATCACTACCCGTATCTGAATCTGAATCAACTAAGTTTTCAGTTTGTACATCATTATCAATCACACTAGCAAAATACAATGATTTTGACATGTTTCTTGAAACACTAGCTAAAGTTGTACCAACACCACTATCAGCGTATTGGAACGTATTGCTACGGCTAATACCTAGATTCACTGCACTTTCAATTGCACCTTCTGTTGTTCCCATAAAGGTTAATCCCCATTCTTTTTTCTTAGCTTTTTTAAGAAGCTTTTGAACATCTGTTTGGGTAAACTCTTTGGAATCATTTTCACCACCATCGGTAAGAATACTTACGAACACACCGTCTTGTTTTTTACCTACAAGACCAAAACTTTGTCCGATTGCATCATATAGAGCAGTCATACCATTTGGTCTGTAATTGTCAGCACTTTCATAAGTGATGTTTTTTCTTTTTGAAGAGTCTAATAAAACTGTAAACTTTCCAGCAGATGAAAACTGCGAAACTATAGTTCTAATTTTAGCATCACCCTTTGTTTTTTTCATATCCTTTCTGACATCCTTAAGTAAGTCTTTAAGACCACCTTGCACTTCTTGTGTTTTGCTACTCATACTTGAACTAGCATCTACGATAATTAAATTTGTAATTTTTTTCATTTTGTAATATTTTAAGATTTGTTAATAATTGTAATTATACTATTTTTTTATTATATAAACAAGTATTAAACAATGTTATTAGTAAAACGTGATTAAACTAATTATTTATTGTTGTTTACCGCAAAATGCGCAAAACTTTGTTTTACATCTACCACCACAATTTGTGCAATGCTTAGTGTAATAATCAACCGAAGTTAATTGTTTTTGTGATTTAGGTGATAACTTATACTTAATGATATGGAATGACATCATTTCGAAGTCACCCGAAGCCTCACGTAAATCTTGTTTAGAATTTGAACCCTTTTCAACTCTACCAGTTTCAATTGTAGTTGGTGTAGCGTTACTCGCTGTGGTTGTTCTACGTCTCTTACCTTTAAGATTTTTAGATTTTAAGGATTGGTCCTTTTCATTGGTTAAAGTTATACCTCTTGTTGCGATGTTACCATCGACACTTAAATCACCCTTTATATTTACATCACCATCAATAGTTAAAGAAGCTGCATTTGATTCACCTCTTACGGGAATAAATATATCTTCGTTTATATTCAATTGATTATAACCACCAGTTGACGTTGTTAAAGTTGAATTACCCAAAGTGTATGTTCCACTGCTACTGTCAACGAAACCTACATTAGTAGTTCCGAATTGGTCACTATCAAAACAATCCAATGTAACGGTCCCACTTGACCCAAAATGTTGGAAAAATGGAATTTCTTCAACTTCCTTAAAGAAAGCGATTTCTACATCACCGTTAGGTTCGATAGCTTTTTTAGCACTCTTCGTATTATCTACGTTATAAGTGTCAAATAAGAACTTCTTATTTGTGTCTAAAAATCTATCAAGAAATACTCTCTCACCTGGTCTTATTACTAAGCCACCTGAAATTGGTTTGTTGTTTAATTTAATTGTTGTTAGTATTTTACCCTGAGTCGGGTTAAATAGTTCGATTTGGAATTCTTGTCCTTTTTCCAAATAGTATGAAGGAATAGTCTTACTCTTCCCATACTTTTTAATCCTACTTTTATTAATAGCAAGATTTGCTGTAGGCTTTTTATCGCCCGAAGTTTTCTTTATTTTCATAATTATTTTTAATTTAAAATTAATGTGCAGATATTTTCGTTACCATTTGATAACTCTAAAGTCGAATACGACTCAAGACCAACACGCTAGTTTAATCACGTTATATAATTAAATATACGAAAAATTAAAAAAAAGTCAATAGGTTTGTAAAAAAAGTTTTGAATTAACCAATTCTTTCGTCAACTTGGTTCACAATATCAAAAGTAATTACGTTTTTAAGTGTTGATACTTCGTAGCTTGATTTTGCTTTAATATCGAGGTAATACCTTTGTGGTACTAGACTTGCGGTATCCAATAAAAAATAATTATGGTTGAATGCAATCTCAACTGACGTATAATCAATTACAGTATATTCAGCGTTACCTTCTTTAATATAAATTCTATATTCTAAGGCATCTAAAACTTCTTGTTCGTTAACTGTATAAGGGACTCTAGCAGAAATTCTAATTTTTCTAACATCACCTCTGTTGATTTTTTCCTTGTCTTTAACTCCAGATACATTAAATGTAAAATCTAATGGGATTGAAGTATCAGAACCAAGACCATAATATTCACCAGCGTCCTTCAATTCAAATTCCATTTCAATATCGGGTCTAGTAACACCGTTGATTACAACTCCTGACCAAACGTCTTCATATAGTACACAACCAATTGAAGTTGTTGGTACCATTAAATCGATTGAATAAACTCCTTGAGATATGTGAGTGATACCACTACTAGTAATAGCTGAAAATACATCACCTGAATTATCTAATATTGATACGCTCATACCTGACATAACATCAACGTCTGTAGGTATTCCACCAACATTAACATATAAATAAAGTTTATTATTTTTATCTAGATAGAATTTACCTCTATCATCGTTGATTGTTTCTGAATATCTACTTTCTACATAAGGTTCATAGAAAGTTTGTGTATGTCGAGTAAAGAACCCAACGTATTTTAAATTATCTAAGACATCATTTTCACGAGCCTCATCAAATGCGATTCCTAACCCATTGTTAGTATCACCTGTTAAATATGCATTTACAATGTCAGTAACATCCATTTCAAGATTTTCATTACCATCTTCAAAGTGTTGTGTTACTAAGGTTTGTCCAGTCCATCCAGAGAATACACCACTACCATTAGCCCAAACAGTACCTGTCTCCGCTTCAATCCAATTTGAAGCAGCATTGCTATATACTGACGAATCAGATGAAGTGAAATATTTTTGACCAGCAAAATCATAACCCACACCTTCATCCCAAGGTTGGTTAACTGCAAATAAGTTTAAGTTGAAAGATGATGTTCTATCTTTACCATCACCAGTTTCTTTACTTAGTAAAGAATCATCGAATGTCCCAGTATTGGTCATTCTAAGTGTGTGTTTTAATTTAGATAAATCAGGATACATACCTTTATCTCTAAACGCTTCGATTCTTGAGGTATCGAATTGAAAGATATATCTTGTGAATAGTGGATTTTCAGTTGTCCACACACCACCGTAAAATAATTCAGCTACAGGGTTTTTACCTGTATTGGTATTATCATTGTAAACCAGTGTGTTATTTCTATCGAAGTATGTTCTTAGTACCATTGTTTCTTTTATTATAAATAGTTAGTTATCTAGTAATAATTCGTAAATTGCTTTACGTTCTTCCAAACCCTCAATTAACAGTATTTCATAGTCTAATTTAGGACTAGTGTCGTCTGGTGGTATAATCCTACCACCGTATGCACCTCTAACTCTACCAATTATTTTTTTACTTTCAGCTAACAGTAATCTACTAATAATAACATTTCTATTAAATTTAGATGTGATAGTGATATTATGATTTTCTAAATCTTCCTCCACCATTTCAAGTATAATTTCGAACATATCATCATCCATAGTAAAATTTATTAACGGTACTCCTAAACGCCCTTTAACCCATTTAAACATTTTTTCCAAATCAATTTTATTCATATTAATTAATCTTTATATTTTTGGATAGTATTGACTCTAAATTAAATTCTAATAAAGTATCAATATCATTGGCACCAGAAAGGTCTTGTGGTTTCATACCTGGAAATGCATGAACATGATTAATAAAAGCATTAATAAAAACCTTTATTAAATCAATTAAATTATCACCAAATACCAAAGGATGTGCATTATTAATTATTTTTTGCATTTCTATATCTGTAATCATAGATTCTTGGTCGTTTAACTTAAACCTAGGACTACCATTTTCGTGTGTTAATAAATTAATTTTATTACTCACAACGTTGATTACTCCACCAAGTTTTGATTCTTGATTTTCTGTTTCTTCACGTAACGTTACATCGTGTTTAATTTGAATAAATGATGGATTGACTTTGTTAAATTTTGGTATTTCACCAATAATAACTTTTGAGTCGAATTGACCCGCTCTTAATACAATTTCTTTTTCTTTTAAAAGTATATCAGAATTGTTTCTACCTTGAATCGCAATAGTGTCTAATTGTGGGTATACTCCTTTGTTTTCTGGGATAGTATCAGGTGAAGCTTTTGCTTCTTTTATACCACTAGATAATGTTGACCTTGCAGAAAATAAATCACTTTCTTTATATAGGTTTTGTGGTTGTGAAATAATTGGACCTAAATATAATCTATCTATAAATGGATTCTTAACATCTGGTATGAAAACTAATACAGTCTCACCCACTTTAGGTATGATATGAATGAATTTTTGGAGCATAGGGAATGCAAAGCCTAATTGTGACCCTGATAAGGTATCATCTATACCAATTATACGCACTTTAATGCGATTTGCGCCTAGTTCATCAATATTTGATGTAACCTTACCATAATAGAAGATAGTGGTCTCTAAACGTCCTCTAGAGCCTTGGTTATATATACTAGTACCACCGAATGCAAACTTACTCATTATCTTTGTAATCTTTTATCTAACACCGCTTTACTTTTAATGAAATCAGCGTCCATATTATCCATTTTATCAAGCAATTGCTTGATTCTTAATCTTATCGCCTCATACTCTTCTTTCATCTTAACATGTGATGCTGCGATATCTGTATTTGACATTGTTTCGTAATTCATAATTTATCTAATTACACCTTCACCAACACCCATATTAGTGGTTGCTCCTTGACTTATTACTGGTCCACCCATGTTCCCTAGACCTGTTGTGGTTACTTGAACACCTGGCGGTACCACGATTTCTATCTTAGCATCCAATTGTAATGCACTTACAACTTCTTCAACCATTATAGCGACCATAGATTCCATAATATTAGTATTCTCAGAGAAAATATTACCTACTGGCGCACCCGCTTCTGACTGTCTAGCTATAACGTTTGAAGCAATATTCCTAGCACTCAAACCAGGTTTTAATCTAGCTCCAACCATAACTAATTGAGGTGGTAGACTTTGAACAGGAGTTCTAGGTACTGCGAAAGCTGCTTTTAATGTATTAATAACATTACTCATTGAACTTTTTTGTGTCATATATTTATTATTATACTAATCCTGATAACTGTCTAAGTATATCAGTTGGGACACCGACTAGACTAGCTACTTGTGCCTTTTTATATTTTGTTTTTTCTATTTGCGTTTTAAGAATATTATCAGTTACTAGTTTTTTAATTTCTTTAAGAACCACAGCCATTAGTATCACTACCACCGCATCTCTTATAGTATTTAATACAGATGTCAATAAGACATTATTTTTTTTCATAAAATCTTCAGTGTTGGTAAACGTCTCACCGTAAATAATAGCATGGTTTACCGCTAATATTACCGCTAATTTAGGAGATAATATTACATTAACAATTGCAGTCATTAACTGTTTTAACATTTCTTCGATAAAAGAAAGTTTAATTGTTAATCTATCTTGGTTTTCAACGTTTTCAGCTGACTCATCAGCTAGGTTATCTAATCCTTCTCTAACAACGATTAAAATCTCTTCCATTAGTTGTGGTGTTGTTGGTTGTGCTTCTAACACATCCAATTGAGCGTTCAAGGAACTTAACGTATCAAAAGATACAGTTGATGGTGTGTTACCACAAGTGGTAACTATTCTCATGCCACTTCGTCTAAGTTCAGCTCTATAATCAATTGACGATAGTTGTTCATTTGAGAATTTATAATAACTGTCATCAATTATGATTTCGTCATCAGTATTTATAATTCTATTAACTATATCCTCGATTCTAATCTCGTTTCTAATTTGTTCCGAATCCTTATCCGTTTGTACACTAACCACACCAAATATCGACTCTATAATATTGTTGATTAATTTAGCCGAATTAAATAATTGAATACTATCGATGTAATCATTATTTAAATCTGGTAATTTTTTATTATTTACATAATAAGAACTTGGTTTAACATTTAATGAATTATTAGGTTCGCCATTGGAACCTTGTTCATCAAATCTAATCTCTAATATGTCTTGATTGGTAGTTTGTAGTCCCCAAGGGCTGGTAGCTCCACCACCTTGAATAACGTTGTATAAGTATGTGTTAAAATCAGTACTATTTAAACCTTGGTCTACATCATTATAAAGTAACGCACCTTCGTTAGTCGTTGGGTCTGTTTTAAACATGTCTAAGTAATCAATCTTATCTAATTCTAAAGTGACACCATCGTTGATAAAGAAATCAGGGATAGATGGGTTTACACTACAGCTAACCATAGATTTTAATGATTTCTTAAGTGCTTGTTTAATGTCTAATTCAATTTCATCTAAGTTATGGGTTAATATATCAACCAAAGATTCTTTCAATGCTTCAAAACCCGTTAAAGCCTTAACTAAATCAGTTAAGAAATTTAAACTATTTGCGGCTTGAGATATTGAAGCTATGGAATTGGAAATAGAGGTTATGGGGAATCCTTCAGCAGAAACCCTTAATGCGGCAATTTGACCGAAAACATCAGATTTTTCTTGGGTGATATCCATTATAAATTATTTAGTTTCTTGGTTTTTTTCAGCCTTGATTAACTCTCTAATATTTGCAAAAGCATCTTTTCCAACTATTTCTGGATTATTGGTCATTGCAGCTGCAACGTCACCACTATGTTTAAGTACATCACTTTGAAGTTTCCCAATATCAAGTTTAGTTTTGATAGCGTCCATTTTCTGTTTTAATGCATCTGTTTTAGCTTTGGCAATTTTAACCAAATCGTCAGTGTCCTCTATGTTCTGAGCAGCACCAACTTCATTTACTATTTTTTGTGCATCTTTTATTTGTGTACAAACATTGTTGTATACTTCTTGTAAAACACTTTGAAGTGAATCAGTATTATTCACTTCTATTTTTTGTCTTGTAGTTCTAGGCATAATGTATCGTTTTAATTATAAATAGCTAGAAAAAGGGTTTTAATTACAAAAAACCCTCTTCAATCTTATCACTTTTAACTAATTCATAAATCATTTTATACCTACGCATTGCGATTCTAATGTCTTTAGTTATTAGATTCGTATTTTCTCTAATGGTAGCTAGTATAACATTCTTGTTAAATTTAGCTCCACCTAGTGATGAAAATAACATTTCCCAATTGTTAAGAATATCTAACAAAGCTTCACCAACTCTTCGTTCATTCTCAGTCATTTTCTTCTTGTTGCCAAGTCCTTCACCATCAAGTTCTTTCTGTATTTCCTCACATATTGTATTAATCAAATCTGATAAACCATAATCGGTATCAGGTAAATGATATACAAACTCATCCTTCTCATGAATTTTGGTAATTGAAGTGTCAAAATCTAAGGTTTGGTTAAGCATTTTCGTGTCTTTAATCATTAACCCTAAGATGTAATGTTTACATATAGTTCCGTAATAAGAGTATGCACGTTTACCCTTAGTAGTATCAAACTTATCAGCCTTAAGAATTAAGTATGATAACGTATCGCTATGTAGGTTTTCAAACGTGTAACTCTTTCGGTATAATTTATATCGTCTAATTATAGATTCAATCATTATATCAAATGCATCTCTTAGGTGTTCGTTATAAATTTTATTTCGAATTGCTGGGTCTTCCTCATTTAAAAATTCCACAACAGCTTTTTCTTGTTCTTCACCAAAATATAAACCATTCTTTCTTTTACGCCCTCTTTTAATTGCCATTAATATTTAATCTTTTTTTTCATAAAGAATTTCCCTATCGTTAATATGAAAACATTCTCTTTTTGCTAAAGTTAACCACCATCTGTATTCATCTTCTGATAATTCTTTTTTATAGTTTGAGAAAAGAGCACCTTCTCTCTCGTTGACATGTTTATATCCGTTTTTAGGGATTACCATAACTCTACAAGAATTATGTGTCATTCGTAATAAATATTCATAAATGAAACTTAGTTTAATACTTTCTTTTAACCCACCATAATCATCGTATGCCTCTTTTAATACAGCCATACCATCAATACTAAAGTTTTGAAATCTTAATAATGCAGCATTATCTAAAAACCCCATTTCATCACAAAATTGTGAAGCCCAAACTGGTTCGTTTGTAAAGCCCATGAAGTTATCTTCAGGCGTTACTTCAACTATAATTGGTAAGAAGATTGTTACATCAGGATTATCATCCCTGTATTTAATTACATTGTCAACCCAAATGTTAGATAATTCATCGTCTTGTTCTAAGAACACAAACCATTCAGTTTTACATTCCTTTACACCAAGATTAAATTGAGCTTGGAAATTAGTATTCCCTTTGTTTGCAATAATTTTACAATTAACTGCAATATCTTTGGTTAATTTCTTAACTAATTTTTGGTCATCAGATTTATCTTTAACCACAATAATTAAAGTATCTGGCAACACTTTTTGTGAAGTCACACTTTGTATAGCTCTTGCTAAAAATATTTCATCAGCATTGAATACTGGTAAAATTACACTTATTTCGTTTGTCTCTTTCATATTATTTTGTTTTTTCAGATTCTATTTTTAAAATTGTTTCAAATTCAACTTTTCTATCAGATACGAATTTAGAATATAATCCTTCAATCGCTTTATCTTCATTTTCTTTCGTGTATATGTCTTTTGAATCGCTTACAGCGTCTAAAAATGAATCGGTAAGAGAATCATCTAACCATGCTTTCATATAGTCAGCTATTAAATCAGGAATAGCTAAGGCACTATTTGTCCAAATACCATTATTTTTTAATTTGATGACTTGTTTATCATCTGACTCATCTTGCATCCATTCAGGAATCATTTCAGGAATCTTCCCAATAACTGGTGTATCACATTGAATTGCTTCTAATGGGAATGTTCCAAAACTTGAAATATCATCAACCCAAACAGCTAAACATGATTCACCTAAAGTTTCAGCAAACGTTTTCCTTGGTAAACCTCTTAATTCCCTAAACGTAACCCACTTATACATTGGGTAACGAAGATAGAATGATTTAACAATACTTAACGCTTCTTTTTGGTCTCTAGTTAAAATAGAGATAACTGGTTTTTTAATCTTAGTACTAGGTTTAAAATACTCAGGAATAGCTGGGTTAATTACGTGAGTCTTAATCCTTGGGAATAATTCTTTAATGTAACTAGCTTGCTTATCTGTTGTTGTAATAACATCCCAGAAACCGTAGTTAATATCCCATCTTTCATTAATCTTTAACAATTCTAAAATATAGGTGTAAGATTGTGATAACACAATTTTCTTACAAGGCATTTGTTTAACGCTTTCCATTACATTAGAGAAAATCTCAGGTACTATTAAATAATCAATAGCCTTTAAGTTTAAATCTTGGTTTTCGATTGAACAATGAGGTAGCGAAGCATAGGTTTCACCTAGCCAATCACCAACACCTTGATAATCATTTTTGTCATGTAATATTGAAGCTCTGTAACCTAATTCATTTAACACTTTAACGTGCTCATAAATGTTAGCAATAGCTGCCGTAGGGTTACCTTTAGTGTCTAAAGTGTAAAAATAGAAATCGAAATTTTTATTATCGATACTTTCTATTAATTCTAAAATCTTTTTGTGCTTATCTTCCATCTTAATCTAATTTTTTTAATATATCGTAAGCTAATAATGTGTTAAAAGCTAACTTAAATCTAATACTAGTTTTTCCTAAACTAGAATCACCCAATTTTGGGTCTTCTTCATAACTCTCATCTCCTATATCTGAAATGAAATTTCTTATAATTTCAAATCTAACACCGTCAATTTCTTTATGTTTTATATGTTCTCTTATTGTTGTTTCTGTGGATTGTATTATTCCATTTTTGTCCATTACTTCAACAATGTCTTTGGTAAATATTTTACCAACATCACCTTTTTTTATTTTACCTTTTACGTCCTTATCCAATAATAGAATATTGTCTAATTCCGCAAAATCAATATAGTATACTTCACCAAATAATTCTATCATTCTACTATCTCATTAAATGTAACTTCGTCAGTAACGAAATCTAGAATACTATCCAATGAAAAATCAGCTTCAGTATCCGTGTTATAACTGGCATTTATCTTAACTGATATTTTACCTTCTGGTTTAGCTTCTAAAGCTATTGGGTTTGCAGTAACTAATATGTCAATGTCATCCCATTTTTTTGCAGTATCCGTAACGAATTTAATGTTATTTCCAGTGAAACCTAATTTAGATAAAAAGAATAATGTTGAAGGTCTGCTCTTATGTGCGTCTCTACTAATCATTACAACTTCATGTTCTTCGTCATCATTTATCTCTGAAATAAACTTATTTAAAATCGTACCAATGTTATTGTGCAATTGGTCTGCGTGTGCAAAAATTTCCATTGGTGCATCGCTGTATAAAAACTCATTAAGTTTTGTTTCGTTGGGAAATGGAAAGAATTTAATTAAATCCCATTCATCTACATCAACTTCATCTAAATCTGCTTTATAGTATTTACCATAAACATATTTAAATTGTCCTATAAAGTCTCTTATTACTTCATTTAGTGTTATTCCTATTTTCATATTACTATTTTAATAAAAAATTCGTCAAAGTAAACATAATGTTTAATCTTTGTCAGTTTTTTTGTAATTATTCACAATCTTTGTTATTAGTGGGTTTCTAACAATATCATTCTCATCAAATTCAAAGAACCCGATTTCTGGAATATTGTTATGTCTATTCATCGCATCATATAACCCAGTTTTCTCAATAGAATCATATCTATCGGATTGGTCCATATCACCAGAAATTATAAATTTAGAACCATAGCCGATTCTAGTTAAAAGCGTCTTCATTTGAGATGCTGACATATTCTGAGCTTCCTCCACAATTAAAATGGAATTATCAATCGACTTACCTCTAATGAAACCTAATGCTTCACCGATAAGTTCTTCAGACTCTTCTAATTTAATTCTTTTTTCTTTGGAAACTAATTTATCAACAATATCAATCGATGATGCTAAGTATGGTGCTAATTTTTCTTTTAAATTACCTGGTAAGAAACCAAGGTTCTCTTCAGCTTCAACAGCTGGTGTGATAATTAGTATTTTTCTAAAGGATGTTGTAGTGTCTTGAAGTAATTGAATTGCTGCTGCGATTGCTATATAGGATTTTCCTACACCAGCTGGTCCAGCACAAATTATTATTTCTCGGTCCTTTATTAATTTAACGTATTCTTTTTGTTTTACGTTCTTACATTTTAAAACTAGTTTTTTAGGTAATATTTTATTTACCTCATAAACCTTAGATTTAACTGTATCGGTACTTACTTGTCTTTTTGCCATAAAAAAATGTGAACTTATTGATAAGTTCACACTAAATATAATAACAAAATTTAAAAACTAAATAAAAAAGTCTATTATTTAGCTTCTTTATTTTTATAACGTTCATCAAGTTCATCTAACTTGTACTTGGTGAATATGTTATCTCCGTCAATTGTAGCCTCCGCAATAAATTTAATTACGTAATGACCATTGAATTTAACTATTTTATCGAATTTCTTGATTTCAAATTCATATTCTAGACCATCTTGCGCACCTATAGCCTTATCGGTAATAAATCCAACTTTTTTGAAGTCTAATAAATCTGAGTGTCTTGGATTCTTGATTGCAGCTTTAATATCAGAAATTAATAATCTAGTTTTTCTATTATATTCATCTGGGTATTCTGATAGATAAAACTCAAGTAACCTCTCATTCTCATTTATCTTTCTAATCAATAGTTTTTTAGCGTATTCTTCAATTTCAAATTTAGGTCTAAAATCTCTTTCAACATATAACGTTTTTTTAGATTTCATGGAAGCTACCATGTCATCAAATGATATTTCACCCAACGTCCTTGCTTCCCATTTTTCAGTTCCTATTAAATCAAATTTCTCTTTATCATCTTCATAATTAACGATTTCATCTTTATCTAAAACCTTCATCTTTTCATTACCAAATTCTTCGGCTGTTGGTTTACCCATAGCCATATTCTTAACGACCATGACAACGGGATAAGGGTCTGCATCGTCTTTAATTATTTTATCTAATTTATATTTCTCTATATCATAAGTTTCCACTATTGGTAAGCCATCAGCGTCATAACCTGTAATCTTGGCTGTTTTAGATTTAGATTGATTTAAAACCTTATATAATCTCCACCTCAATTCTTTAACTGGCATTGTAATTTCACCTTTTAATAAAGAATCCGCTAACATACCTTGATTATATCCTTGTTCTAGTTCACCTCCGCTTGTTATTGCATCTGATTTTTGAGCAAAAGCGTCCTTCTCTACCCTAGATAGGGCTAAAGATATTAATCCCATTTTTCTATTTAACCAATTTTTCATAATCATTTCTTTTCTACTTCGTTAGTAACCCATTTTAATGTATCTAACATCCCATTAACTAATGGTGCATTTACTTTCCAACCTATCTTTTCAAAATACAAGTCATTATGTGAATTTCTACCTTTAACACCAATTGGACATGTGAACCCATACTTACTAATAAACTCTTTACCTTCTATGTTATTTATTTTAACATTCTTACCTGATAAATCAATTGCCATTTGCGCTAGACCGTTGATTGAAATCATTTCATCTGACCCAATGTTAACAGGTCCCATGAAATCGCTATCCATAAGCCTTTGTACGGCTTCTAAACATTCATCAATATATAAGAATGAACGGGTTTGTTTACCGTTACCCCAAACTTCTATTTCTCCACCATCTTTAGTTTCAGCTACTTTCCTACACATTGCGGCTGGGGCTTTCTCTTTACCACCATCCCAAGTACCTTTTGGTCCAAATATATTATGAAACCTAGCTACTCTTATATCTAATTTATAATTTCTGTGAAATGAAAAATATAATCTTTCACTAAACAATTTTTCCCATCCATATTCTGAATCTGGTTGAGCTGGATAAGCTGAAGATTCTTCACAATTTGGATTATCTGGGTCGGTTTGATTGAACTCTGGGTACATACACGCTGAAGAAGAGTAAAACAATTTTTTTACATTTTTCTTAGTTGCTTCATAAACAACATTTAAATTTATCAACGCTGAGTTATGTACAACATCTGCATCGTGATTACCAGTAAAGATATATCCAGCACCTCCCATGTCGGCAGCCAATTGGTATACCTCATCAAATGAATTAAACGCATCGTCAACCGATGTTTGAGTTGGTGAAAATATTACCATAGAAACTAATTTTGGGTCTCTTAAATCACCTAATACGAAGTCATCACATATTTCATCGTGGTCAAAATATTCGTGAGGTTTAATATCCACGATTCTAACCCAATGCCCTTCTTCTTTTAATTTTTTCCCTAGATGACCACCTATAAAGCCTCCACCACCTAATATTAATATATTCTTCATTTTAATATCTTTTTATTATTTGTGTTATTCCATCTCTCAATGAGGTTTTTGGTTTCCAGAAATTAAGTATATAATCGTCTGGCTCATTTCTTTTATCTAATTGAATATCATCAGTTTTTTTTGATGGGCGAACTATAATGTTACCGAACTGAAGTCTTATAATTTCAGCAATATCTGATATTTTGTTCCATTCAAAATTTGTAATGTGTAATTCTTTTTCTCTATCAATATCATCGTACTTATCCATTAATATTGATAGACATTCACAACAATCATTGGCGTATAGAAATTGTCTTTCTTCCGTACCATCAGTTCTCATATTAATAATACCTTCATTCTTAGCCATAAGAATAAAATCGGTAATAACATGAGATTTTGTAAGGTCGGATTCATAACCGTATACATTCCAGAACTTAACAACCACACCATTTAAAATCTCAGTGTATGTTTCACCTAGTCTCTTTAAGATACCATATGGTGAATAACTCATATTGGACATTTGACTTGAAGCAAATATAAATTTTGTATTATGTTTTTTAAGACTTTCGAAAGTGTTTGTCATTAATTTAACATTGTTATCGATAAACTCAAAAGTGTGTTGGTATTTGGATAAATAAACTGACCCACCAACATCAAATGCTAAAAAGAATACAAAGTCTACCGTTGGTAGTATTTCATCCAAGATATTGCTTACCCTTAAATCTTCGTTTATTTCAACAGCTATGTCAAATTCAATGACAGTGTGATTTTGCGCTCCTAGGTGTTGAACCAAAGGCGCACCTATTTGTCCAGCAGACCCTAATACTAGTATTTTCATATAATTATTTTTTGTAATGTATCAGCTATGATGTCATCTGTTGATACATATTCTCCACCTAAAATAATATTTTTTCGAATAAAGTCAAGTTTATCTGTGTAATCTTTTATAGTTAAATTATCTAAAATAACATCTAGCTCATCAAGTGTATCAAAAGTTATTATTCCGTTTTTATCAAAATATTCACCAATATTTGGACAACCCCAGAATATTGGCACGGTACCAACCATAAAATTATCTATTAATATCTCAGTGAAGAAATTGTCTACTTTACTATTCATAACGGATATACTAAAGTAGTATTCACTTAGTGGGTCAAGTTTATCATTAAAACGTTTGTATCCGCTTCCCCACATATCGATGTTATGTTTACTAGCTAAAGATTTAGCGATAGTATGTCTAAAATTATGACCTTCAGTTGTTCTTTTGTTTGAAGCAATCATACTAAGGAATTTATTCTTCTTATATATTTTAGGTAATGTAATTCTACTTTGACCAACAACGTATTTTAAATACTTGTCACTTCTCTTTAAAAGTTCAGCGTCATAAGTTAGAATGTAGTCAAACTTATGTTCTAATTTTAAAATGTTTAAATAACTTTCAGGTCTAAAGGCTCTAGGTTCTAGAATCCAAGCGACCTTTATTTTACTTTTAACTCTATCAACCATTGCAGTGTTGATGAATCTCTCGGTGAAGACAGTTATCCCATCATATTCCATTAAACCATCTAACCATTCAATCTTTTTTGGTTTTAAAGTATCTGAACATGTGATGTAACCGAGCATGTTCTTAGTGTGTATAAATTCTTTATCAAATAAATTAACTTTTAGCATTTTGTAGTTTAGTAATATCTCTAGTAGCACTATTATTTAAATAGGCTTTATATCCATGAAAATCTTCTTGACCTTTACTATCAACCACAACACTTAACGCATCTTTTTCTCTTTTACCTGTTGAATAATGTCTGTGTTCTACGATGATATCATCAAAATAGAATAATGAATTCATTTTTTTACCAATAAACTTCCAAAAGTGGTCAGCCCATAGGTATTTTATTTCTGGTGGGCACATGTAACCTAAAACTTCTATTATTTTAGAGTTCATAAATGGTAACCCAACAATATATTCTTTATTTAATAAATCATTTCCCCAAACAATTCCATACTCACCAAGGTCTTTTAATTTATCAATAAATCTAGATTCCCATTTTTCAGTTACAAAGTTACAATCGTCTTCTAAGAACGCAACGTAATTATATTCCTTAGCACCTTCAATAGCCATTTCATTAAGAATCTCTAAAAACGGTTTAGGTGTTATGTTAACGTACTTAAATGGGTACTTATCCTTCACACTATCATAAGTGGTGTCACCTTCATCTATTCCAACCCACACGTCACTTTTACCCTCTGTTGTATTAACCCAAGAATCCGCAAAAATGATGAAATCATCTAAACGGTCTTTTGTTGGTATTAACACTAATATTTTATCTTGTTTCATTATCTTTGTTTGAATTTACTAGAGTACTTCTTTCTAAGGATTGTTAGACCGTTATTCCAAGGTAATGTAGAGAATTCCCAGAATTGTGGGTTAAGTTCAGCTACGGCTCTGTATGGACCTCCATTATCCCATTGTTTACCAGCAGATTTGGTTAAATCAGAATGATAAAACGGACAGGTACCTCCATACATCAAATCGTGTAAAACTATAATCGTTGATGGTGATACTAATGCATCAATAATTTCCAACTGCTCCTTAACGTGTTCATATGAATGCCAATCGTCAATATAAATCAAATCAATATTAACCTCTTGTTTTAAGTTTTTTAAGAATTTTATTGAATCTTTTTTAAAGAACGCCCAATGTTCTTTTTGTTCTTCACTTGGTTTGAAATCAGTATCTTCTATATCTACCGAAAATAACTGACCGTCATTTATTCTAGCAGCTTCTAGTAACGGTAATGTTGTGCCACCACCTCTTACACCTAATTCGATAATCAACTTAGCTTTACTCCCTAAAGCAATTCCTAATAAAGTGGTAAGGTGTCTATCTGAATCACCTTTTCCATTTATTGTAGTGTCTATAATTTTTTCTATTGTATTCATATTATTTAAAAAAGTTTGTATAGTTAACAACTTTATTTTGGATGTCACTATAATCTATGGTTTGTACCGCCATATTAGGGGTGAAGCCATATGCATTTATTACTGGATGTAAATCAGCATAATAACCATCTATTTGTTTATTTCTGTTTTTAACTAAATCAAGTATTCTATCGTAAACGGTAGCTCTAATAGCCACACATTGTAACGCTACGGTTTTATTTAATTTTATGATATTATCATTAACTTTAATTGGTGGTCTACCATAAATATGATTACCACCAAAATATATCATATCCCAATTATCTGGGACCGATTCCATATAGTCTTTTAATCCATTAATCTCATCGGTAAATAATACGTCATCTTCAAGTATTAAGACACTTGAGTACTTATTTTCTTTAGCTTCTGTAATGATATTAATATGGGTTTCCATAACACCTAACTCACCTAATAATAAATTTGGATTATGTTTGAATTTTGAAGTATCCAATTTCTTCCCATCAATAGCTTTGAATTTAATTACATCATCAAAACCCACCCTGTTAAATTCTATGTTAACTTTATCCCACCTATCAGGTCTTCGTTCTAAGTTAATACAATATACTTTATCAAAATACGTTTTTAATATACTCATTTAAAAATCTTTTAAACCCTCACTATCTCTAAATGCTTCCCACCCAACTGATTTCTTAAAACCTATACGTACAGCATTAAAATAAGTTGTTGGTATTGAAGCGTCAGCGTAAGTTTTATGGTCAGTACCTAATAATAAAGCACTACCTTTTAATTCAAAATCCCATGGGGAATATTCATCTTTAAGAACTTCCAATAAATATGACTTCTTCCATATTGATGGTTGAACTGAAATTATATATCGACTATTTGGTTGAAATATTTTATAAGGACAATTTTCTTTATCCATATATCTTTGCTCACCTGGCGGTCCACATACTTGTAACCTATTCATATCGTACTTTTTCATATCTTCTATCCACGTATTCATTTGGGTTTCGTCATATGAATAATTAAAAAAGTAATCTTCCAAAACAAAAAAGATATATTCCTCTTTACAAGCAATAACCCCATCTCTCATTCTACTACCCCACGACTTCTTACCTAAAGCAATAGTGTCGAACTTAGTGTCAGTATAATTTGGAATAACTTTCGTTTCACCAACGAATAAATTTTGTGTAGGAAATTTCCAATACCTATCAAAGGTAATTTGGAATGGCTCCCAAAGTGGTTCGTATGCGTCACAGGTTCCTATTAGTACGGATAATTTCATATTATATCATTTTTTTAATTTCCTCAATAGTAAATTCTTCTACTTCGTTTGAGTATGGACCTTCATCCAATACTTTTTCATGTAAATTCTCACCCGCTTGTAATCCAATTACATTAAAATTAATCTCTATTCCATTGGAATATTTTTGAACCATTGCAGTTAATAAATTTTCAATACTCATTGATTTCATATTAGGACAAAATGGTGTGCTATCTATAGCCTCTTCCATACATTGGTAAATTAATTCTAACGCTTGTTCAACCGTCCAGAAAAATCTAGTAGCCGAAGGTTCTGTTACGATAACATCTTCACCATTTTCAATTAGAGCTTTCCATTTACATAAAACTGAACCAGTTGAGTATAATACGTTTCCATATCTAACTATCCTATATTGACAATTAGGATTTAACGCCTCATATTGCTTAGATAACCTTTCCATTAATAATTTAGTGGCACCGTAAACACCAACTACTTGAGCGGCTTTATCAGTTGAAATTGATAATATAAAATCTAGAGGTTGTTTAAGTGATTGCTCAAAAATATTTAATGAACCAATTACGTTAGTTTTTAAACATTCTCTGGGGAACGTTTCTGCAAGACCAACGTGTTTAGAAGCTGCTAAATGAAATACTCCATCCACACCTTTCATGGCTTGTTGAACTTCAAAGGCATCGCTTATATCACCAGTAAAGATTTCAACATCAGGGTATACTTCTTTTAAATACACCAACGTACCTTCGTCTCTACCCATGACTCTAACTCTACCACCTTTATTAAAGATATCTTTAACTAGGGGTTGACCTAAAAAACCACCACCACCAGTTACTAGATATAATTTATTAATTTCTATTTCTATCATTTTATAATTTCTTTATACTCTTCTATTATTTGTGTGACAACATTTTCACTTTTATATTTGTCAACATCTGTAGGGACTGGGTGTAATTTCTTACCCAATACAATCCCCTTATCGTCAACATCATATATCCAACCAGCTTTACCACATAACCAACCTTCAATTGTTGTCCTACCTAATAGGATTCCAGCGGTTTCGGTACATTGGTTGATATAATTCTCAACCTTTCTTTGTACTCCATGATACGTTACGTGAGTGTCACTATCATTTATAAGACTATCAACGGTTACACCATTTTCTTTTCCTATAACCCATAGTTTACTTCCTTCTTTTTTGGTTCTTTCAATTAAATCAGATAACATATTTTTCCTTAAGTAATCAATAGTTCCAACAAACAAAGTAATTTTTTCATCAATGAGCGTATCTTTTGGTTGAAATCTATTCGTGTCAATTGGGTTATAAATAACGCTTATCTTTTCTTCAGGTATGTCATAACCTGAAGTGATAAAATCTTTTATCTCAGGTCTAATTGCAATATATTTCTTAATATTATCATGTACTACTGGATGCTCTAAAGATATTACTTCAGAGTGTATTGAAGCTATCGCTGGGATTTCAGGGTATAATTGTAACATTAAGTTGGTTACAGGTGTGTGGTTTAAATGCATTATATCAAAATTAGCTGGTGCCATTTTATATAATTTATTTTCTACTGATTTTTCTAAAGTACCATCTGGTTTTTGGATTTGCCATTTACCATCACCTTTTTTAAAACCTAAAGGTTCTTCTATATTTGATAATTTGATTCCAGCTTGTTTAGCTTTAAACGCTAACTCACCACCTATTCTAGAACATATGGTAACCTCACAACCTCTTTCAACTAACCCCTTAGCTAACTCATAATTATATAATTCAGAACCAGTTAAGCCATTAAAATTAAGGCAAGCAATCAATACTTTAAACTTATGATTATCCTTGAACACTTTATCTATTTTTAACGGTAAAGAATCTTTATACTTTTCAGCAAATAGAACTCTATTTTCTTCCCACTGCTCGTTGGTTTCACCGATTGACATGTGGTTGATACTAATGTTAGTGTGAACACCAACTTTAACACCTTCTAAACGATTTCTTAAACAAAAATCTAGGTCATAGAAATGAAAACCTTCAACAGATTCATCAAAATCTTTTTTAAGTCTAGACTTCATTACTGAAAAGAATACACCATCAACTACTGCGGTTTCTTCAATACCAGTCCCTTGGTCATCACTATATTTAGATTGACGTTTTTTACCTAAATGTGTATGCCATACACGACCAATCATTTTTCTTGGGTCTGCCCACCATTTACCGCTTTCATCTAAAACTTTAGTTCCAGCAACACCTAAAATACCATAATCGGTATTATCAAAATGTTTCTTGATTTTTCTAGCGAATTGTTTTGTTTGAACCTCAATATCGTCATGACAAAAAACCACGATATCGTGGTCTGCTTGTTTTAATAATTCATTGTAAGAAACTGTTAAAGATTCCCCATTATTAATTCGTTCAATAACTTGAACTTTAGGGTGTCCCGCCATTTTCTTTAAATGGTCAATATGTTTTTGATTATGTTCTCTTGTACAATATACGATTGTTATCATTATGCTTCTCTAATTTTTCTAATTAATTCATTTCTACCATCATTGATTACTTTACCTATGTTAACCTCCGATTTAATTTTTGCGGCAGCTTCTTCATCACCATTTAAGGCTTTTTTCATATCCTTTGTTACTACACTAGGTGCGCCACCAGCCATCATTTGTGACATTGCTACTTCATTCCAAAAATTATTAATGAAATCACTACTATCTTTACTCATAATATATATTTTATTTTCCTGTACTTCCAAAACCACCTGTACCTCTATCAGTCGTTGATAAATCATCAACTTCGTTAAATGTTATGTGGGGTCTTTCGATTATCATTATTTGTGCAACTCTTTCACCAACTATATATTCATTCCCATACTCAGATAAAACTACATTATCTGGGATAAATATTGGCGTTGGTTTGAATTTACAGATTATCTCACCTCTATAAGCAGCGTCAATAACTCCAACTGCATTAGCTAAAGATAATTTCTTTTTACTAACACTACTTCGTGGAAAAATTAACCCTACGTAACCAATTGGGATTTCCATTGCTAAACCTGTACCATAAGACACATTCCCATAACCATCTTTGGTTATACTTGTTGCCGTCAAATCCATAGCCCCATCCCCTTCTATTGCATAGGTAGGGATAGTCGCTTCTGGTACTAATTTTTTTACATTAATGTTCATTTGCTATGTGTTTTTCTTCCATAATAGCTAATCTTACAGCGATTTTAAGTAAATCACCACCAGTTGTATTATACCACTCAGCTTGTGCGTCATCTAATTTATCAAAATTAACGATAGCTGCATATTCTTCTTCATTTAATTCAACACCATTAGTTAAAGCATAATAAGCTGAACGCTCACCAACTCTAGCTGATACTAAATCTTCATTGAAGTTATACATTTTCCCTTGGTTTTTTCTATGCCATTCTGAATCGTTGTAAACGTAAAGTTTTGCTTTACCAATTGAATGTAATAGAACTACTTTGAATAAAGACGCTTCAGACATCTTTAAGCCAGCAACTAAGTTATTCTTATTAATTAGGTAAGCGTGTTTCATAACTCTTAAGATATGGTCTATTAAACCACCCTCAAATGCGTTATGTAATTTTGTTGTTGTTGATGCTGGCGCACCAACAAAATCTAATCCTAAAAATGCTTGTAATTCAGGTGTTGCGAAACCATGCTTTTCCGCTGTTTCAAAATACTTTATTGCATTTGCAACAATTTTCTCTTTTGTTAAACTCATTTTGTTCTTTTTTTAATTTCTTCTAATACCTCTAATACTTTATCTCCAGAGTTAATTCCGCTAGTTGTCGTAAATCCATTTTCTAAAATTTTACTTTGCTCACGGTCTAATTTTACACCTTTGTTTAAAATACTACTTAATTTTTTACTAATTTTTATTGGTCTGAATAACTTAAAACGTTTTTTTTTGTCCACAGCTAAAGCCTTTTCCTTTAAAGGCATTGCTGGGTCATTTGGTTTCCCATTAAACTCCATAAGGTATTTAATCCTATCTTTGTTTTCTTCTAAAAAACTATAGAATTCTTCTTCCTTAGTTAAAAGGATTGATTCAGGGTCTTTAATATTAAAGAATGCTCTGTAAAGACCAATAAAATAGTTTCCGATATTTCTAAAAATATTTTTCATAATGTAATTATACTACTTTTTAGTGTTAAATACAAGTTTTTTGTAATATTTAGCACGATTTTCTGTAACTGTATTCAAAGAATATTTATCAGAAACAGTATTATATAAGTTATCACCAAATGTTTTAATCAATTCTGGGTTTTGGATTAACTTCTTTAGGTATTGATACCATGATTTGTGATTTCTACGTGAATCAACTAAAAACCCATTTTTAGTTGTATCTAGTTCACCACCTTTTTGGTATGCACTTTCAATATCGATTGTGTAAGGACCAAAATTTTGTGCAATAATAGGTTTCTTGAAGAATCCACTTTCAATGACCTTTAACTGACTTTTAACTTTATTAAATGTGTTTTCTCCCAATGGAGCTAATGATATATCAAATAGATTATAGTTAGTTGCGTAACTACTAATTGGTTTAGTCCATACTCTACGGTAAGGTTCGTTTTCAACCCCTACAAATTCTTGAGTAGTAAATCTATTTAAATGTTCTTTATATTCAGGTGAGATAATTGAATAGTTGTTGGTGAATATTTTCTCATATTCAACCCACACACTTTCTTCTGGTTTGATATCTCTTTGACTTTGTTCACCAGTATCTTTATTAATAGTATTAATTTTACCACGAATATCAAATCCACAAACCACAAATTGAATCTTATCTAATAACCCATCATTTTTTAGTTTTGATGACACACCATTTAAAATTCTTAAATCATTTAGGTGAGAAGAACCTCCTAACCATCCGATTCTAATTCTATCTGATTTTTCTGGTTTTGCTATAAATTGTTTTTCGGTAGGGTCAATAGAATTAGGGAAAACTGTAACGTTTTTATTAAACTTTCTAATTTCATCCGCAAAGATTGGTGTTGTTGTGGTTACGTTTTCAGCACCTTTAATATTATTTAATATTTTAGTGTTTAAATCGTTTGTTTTTATAATGTGATATGCTGGATGTGTCATATCGGGTAACCAATAATCATCTAAATCCATTACCGTTACAATTCCTAAACCTTTAATTTTATCTATTAAAGCTTCCATTTTATCATAATCAGTTAACGTTCTATGGTAGTGAATTAAATCATATTGCTTTAACCATTCATCATCATCTAAATTTGGTTCGTATTCAATATCCACATGAAAATCATCTGGGTATAATTTCTCTAAGTGTAAGTGTGGTTTGGTTGAACGGAAGAAAGAAACTCCTGTTCTGTCGCTTGGAACGACTAATATTTTTATTTTTTTACTCATTATTATTTAATTTATACAAGTATAAAGAAAATTGTGATATAAGTAAATATAAAATCCCACAAAAAGTGGGATTTTAATATTATTTAGTTGTTTTTTTCGGGGAGACTTTAATTTTACCTTCTTTTATTAAAGTAGTAATAGTTCTCTTAATCGTGTTCTCCGTTAAATTTTTAGTAAATGTTGTTGCCATAAACTGAAGTAACGCATCATTAATTTTTTTATCTAATTCAGCTTCAGTTAATGTGACTAACATCTTACCTTGTGAATTAACAAATGAATTTTCATTCATCTGTTGTTGTTGTGGGATTTGTTGAACCACTTGTCTAACTTGTTGTGCTTGTGGTTGTTGTTGATGTGCTTGAGGTCTAACTAAAGACTTAACATCTTCTAAATTAAACGTAGGTCCATTTCCACTAGCCATTTCAAATTGAGGCATTGGGTTTGAAGTCATTGCATCTTTGATAGCTTGAGGCATTTTACTAGTCTCTAAGTTTTTATATGAATTACCCATTGGTCTAGTTGGGTTTCCTTGTGGTGCCGCACCATTTGGTACCGCATCTAATAGTTGCACATCTCCACCAGACATACCTTCTTGTATTCTAGCATGGTCCACTTTGTAATTGGTATCACCTACCTTATCCATTACTTGTTTAGCACCACCAAGCATTGCCATTAATCTTTCGTTTTGGTCCATTTTTAATCTATTGTTTCTTCATCTTCAACCTCACTCCCTACTTTAGGATATTCGGTATATTGATATTCTTTATAATTAGGTTGTTCTTTTTCAACATCCCTTTTATTGTAATTACTGGTATATTCATGGTCTTGATTAGTTGGATAATTTGGTTGTTGTTTCTTAGTATTATCTTCATAATCTTGACTACTTGAGTTATAGGTCACCCTATTTCTCGCTAATGGTTCGTTAGATTGTTTAGTATCTATATTACTTTGCCATCCAGTTCTATTTTTAGTCATTGTACCTTTCTTATCGGTCAATTTAGCGATATTTGCATCTCCATTACTATTAGGTAATCCCAATGTAATATCTTGAGTTGGTTTAAATAACTCATCTGGAGGTAAATTAAGTTTCATACTTGTTTCACTCCAATTTGTAATGTGGTTAATAATAAAAACTTTGTAACGTTGTTCTTTACCTTGCTTAGTTCTTATATTAGGTCCATTTATTTGATAAATTCTAACCGCATCATTACCTTTACTTGTTTTACCAATTGAGATAACTTGTCCATACCTCTTTGCACCATCCTTGTAACTTAAATTTACAGCATGTTTATTGGTTAACGCTTGTTGTACATCAGACAATGACGGTGTACCACCTTCATTAAGTTCTAATTTAACGCCCGTTTCCTCAAATATAACATCTTTATATAAATTGTAAAGTTTCATGAATAAATATTTTTGTTTACTCTATTGTAACTTGTCCGATATTTCCAGATGTATCTGGGTGTCCATAACCATTACCATCATTATATTGATTGATGACCGTATTACCAATTCTACCTGAACCAGCATAATTAGGGTTTCCATAAATATCTTGATGTGAACCACCGTTTGCGCTATCAAATGGCACGCCAGTACCTTTACCATGATTAGGTGTTGTTTCGTCACTCTTAGCATTTGTATGAGTAACTGAGTAATTATTAGCTGTCGCCTCATTGTTAAATGCATTATTAGTTAATAATTGTTGTCTTGCTGCAATTGCCGCTTCTTCTAATTTGTTAGATGCCATTTTTATTTGTTTTTACTTTTATCCATATATTCTATCAAATATTTCATAGAATCTATTTCTTTCTTATAGTTTTCTTGATAAATAGCTGAGTTTGCCATAATGTTCTTAGCTTTACTACTTTTTGCTATATCTATCATCCCACCGTTAGCTCTGCTAAGGTTCGTATTATCATTATCTTTTTCGTGGGTCTTAATAAATTGATTCTCTAACCCACCGTCCATTTTAGCTTTTTTAGATTGTAAAATACTATCTCTATTTGAACCAAGTGTTTTATCAACCCACATTCTAGTTACCTTACCACCAATTAACTTAAATTCTTCATCATTACCATCGCCTTTATAAGTATCGAAGTAATTCTTCAATCTCTTCATTTGTGAATATGATATTTTTCTATCTGCTACAATATCTTTAGCCCTCTTCAAACCCTTTGCTTGCTCAGTATCAGGATTGATAGCTGAAAGCCTTCGGTTGATTTGGTTAAATACATTATCAGGTACTTTAAAGTACTTATCGTTTAATTGACTATTAGGCATTTGGTTTTAAATTACTGTTAACAAAATTTAATATTATATCTACCTTAGCTGGGTCTTTATCAAGCCCATTAGCTTTTACACTTTTCACTAAATCTAACATCTTTCTACTTACACCATCAGGTAATTCGTCTGTATCAATAACTGAATTATTATTATAATCAGACCCTAAATCCTCTAATAAAGCGATTGCTTTCTCTTTTGCAATCCTATTTTTGTTCTCAGAAGTGTTCCCAGACCTGTTCCCACCTACTGAATTTATATTATATAAATATCTATTTGGTTGAATAGCTTGTCTGGCAAAATCATCGGTAGTAGCTTGTGGTGAAGTCTTAATTTCACTGTTATTTACATTCTTTTCATCCCCAGATATAGGGGCACCCGTACCATTAACGAATTCATCCAACTCTTCCACCTCTTCAAGTTCAACTATTTCAGTTTCAACTTTCTTGGTTTTAACCTTTGGTTTATAGCTTTTTATGTCTTTCTTTTTTAAAGTTTGCATATATTACGTTTATATATAAATATAACTGAAAAGATTAATATTTATATATAAACTGATTTTATGTCATTTGTGACAAAACTAGATTATTCTGATAATAGACAAATAAAACAATTTGAACTCACTAATACACAACTTTCTGGTACAACAGAGTTTGGTGTAACTTTTAGTGCGTTAACTGGTGTCTTAGATTCATCTATTGTTTTAACGAGTACTTTAACTGGAATCACTTCTACATTTTCTGGAAATTCAACAACTACAAATATCACATTTGGTGACCCTAGAATGGTTTCTGGGTCAGAAATGTTAGAGGTTATAACCGATATAACCTCAGGTTATACACAACAAGGTTATGGTTTTCTTGGGGTTGACCCATATGAATTAGATGGTAATACAATATACGGTAGCTATACAGGGTCTTCATATGATTTCTCAGTAACTTCAATTGAAGAAGTTGGAGTTGATATGTGGACTGGTGAAACCATTAGTAATGTGGTTGCTATTCTAAGCGGCACTTCAACTGATTTTACTGGTAGAACTATATGGGTGGATGTTTTAGGTATTGCAAGAACAAAGCGTTTAATACTAACCGATGAACCAGACGAGTATAGTGGTGCTACACATGTATTAACAAGAGGTGTTAGTGGAGATGTATTAAATTTCCCTTTATCCAATCTAGTTGGGGCTGGTAATACAGATGATTATACAACTGGTGTAACCCTTAGTGGTGAAACTCTAGAATTCACAAGATTATCAGGTGGTACATATTCTGTTATTTTAGATAGTTTTGAAAATAGTGGGCTTGAAAGAATCGATGAAGGAAATGGGGATGGATGGAGACTTATTGATAGAGACTCAGCATATTATGGTAATATAGGGGAAACTGCAATTGATTTTAGTCTTAGTACAGTCAGTGGTAGTACTACCATGGGTTCTACTGGATTTGGAGCGGTTACATTTGGGTTAAATAATATGAACCCATATGTTGAAACTCTAATGTTAGGTAGGTATATTGAAGGTTCTACGACAAATGGTTATAGTGGTAGTAATATAATTGTTTCTGAAAACTTTGATGGTACACCAACCAACTTCTACAATAATATATACAATTGTATGTTTAATGTATTTTCATCAACCATAGGTACTTCTGGTGCTGCACTTGGGACTGCTGTTGTATATGAATCAACCGCTTCAGGTAGGTATATTGATATGTATGCGGGGCAAAGTTCCGCTATGTTTGGTGGATGGTTAAAAGGTGGTTCTACTTGTACAACAATTGTTGGTATATCAAATGAAGATTTAACCACTACAACCGCCACAGCTAGTGGTGGTTCTTTTAATACATTCGGACCCAGATTTATTGTTGGTGTTGGTACAAACGGTGCTGCTATAAGACGAAATGGTTTTGTAGTAATGTCAGATGGTACATCATTCTTTCCTTATTTATCAATCGCACAAATAACTGCGGCAACTGGTGATAGTGCAATCACAAAAGAATATCTTGAAAGTGTAACAAGTGGTTTTACTAGTACAGATGATTACTTAACAGGGCATACTTTCAATACAACAACAGGGTTATTTGAATCTAATCTACAAGGTGGTTCAACCGTTTCAGTTAATCTTGATGGTAGGTATTCTCTTACAGGACATACACATACAGAATTTGGTGATTACTTACCTCTTTCAGGTGGAACACTTACGGGTGGGGTTACAGGAACAACATTTAATGTTGATAAATCTCAACTAGATTATCAAGAAAATCTAACTGTTGATTCTGGAACAACTGAGACAATTGCAACTGTTTCAATATTAACACATAAAGCAGTATTTTTTGATTATGTTGTATCAGAAAGTACCAATATAAGGGCGGGTACAGTTATGACTACTCATATGGGTGGTTCGACAGTTTTTACTGACAACTCAACAACAGATATAGGTGATACGAGTGATGTTATCTTTAGTACAGATATTAGTGGTAGTGATTTAAGACTACTGGCAACAACAGCCACAGATGGCTGGGAAATAAAAGTAATGATTAGAGCATTATAACAAATAAACTACATATTTATAAAATATAGGTATGTAAAAGATTAAAAAATAATAATTATGGCAAACGAATACATTTTACGAAAAGGATTCATTTCAAAATCGGGTTCAACGGTACAAGATTTCTTAAACATTAGTGGTGATACAACTTCACCAGCTTTTGTAACGGTTGGTGGTGCGTCAACTGACTTTGTTAAGGGTGATGGTACTCTTGATTCAAATACATACCTTACATCAGCTGATTTAGTTGGTGTTAACACAGATGACTATGTAACCAGTGCATCATTTAATACAGGTGACGGTGTTTTAACACTTAATATGTTATCAGGTGGTACTGTAACCCAAGACCTTGATGGGAGGTACTCATTACTTGCACATACACATCTTCTTGCTGATGGTGCTACTGACGTAACTGCTACAGCTGCTGAAGTAAATATATTAGATTTATCTGCAACCGCTCTTACCACTGGTTGGGGTTACTTCGCAGATGGTGCATCAGCCGCTAGTTGGAGACAACTATTAGGTTCAGAAATAAATAATGACCAAGGATGGACAAATAATGTTGGTACAGTAACCTCAGTAACCGCTGGTTCGGGTATGACTCAATCAGGTGTATCAACCGTTAACCCTACTTTAGATGTAGTTGGTGGAACAGGTATATTTGTTAATGCCAATGACGTTGAATTAGCTTTAGACCAATTACCAGTTGCAACAATGCTTACTAGTGATTGGATTGCATTCGATGATGCTGGTGTTTCAAGTAAAGCACTTATCTCAGCAATTCCCTTATCATTATTTGATAATGATTTATCAACTGTAACCAATACAGATGACTATGTAACTGGAGCAACATTTAATACTGGAACAGGTGTTTTAACACTTAATATGTTATCAGGTGGAACCGTAACTGAAGACCTTGACGGTAGGTACTTAGAAAGTCTTAGTACTGGAACTGGATTAGCTGATACTGGTGGTCAAACCCCAGCAATTACACTTGACTTTCCTAGTTTGCCAGATGGGACAGCTGCAATTGTAGGTGCTACGGATGAAATTATATATTTAGATAATGGAGTTGAGAGTCGTAAGGCTTTCGATGAGTTAGATTTAGGTCAATTTAATAACGACCAAGGTTGGATTACTGGAGCTGATGTTGTAGGTGGTTACTTACCTCTTTCTGGTGGGACACTTGTAGGGGAATTAACTACAACGGAAATTGTAGTTAAAAATGCGTTGGTTGATAACCAAGAAAATTTAGTGGTAACTACTGGTACTGAAGTTGTTGCGACAATAAATAAAAACACATATGACGCTGGGTTTTTTGATTATGTGGTTAAAAATGGTACAAATTTAAGGTCTGGAACTGTAATGGCTTGTCACGATGGTACATCAGTTGAATTTACTGATAACTCAACAAATGATTTAGGTGATACTGAACAAGTATTATTTGATGTTGATATTTCTGGAACTGATTTAAGATTACTAGCTGATGTTACAAGTGGTACTTGGGAAATAAAAATATTTATTAGAGGTTTATAATTAAAAAAAAAAGAATATATTAATAATACTCACCTTTTGGAAAGTGAAAAAAGTGTGCAACTATGTCAAAACAATTTATAGCCCGTAAAGGGTTAATTTCAAAATCGGGTTCTACTATCGAATCCTACCTTAACGTTAGTGGTGATACAACCGCTAATGCGCATATCACCGTTGGTGGTGTATCAACCCAATTTGTAAAGGGTGATGGTACGTTAGATTCTACAACATATAGTACTGGTACTATTGGTGGTTCTATTACTGACAATCAAATTGCTTTTGGAGCTACTACAGCAGATGAAATTGAAGGTGAATCTAATCTAACTTGGGATGGTTCAGTATTCAATGCTATTGGTAATACAAAACTTGATGGATTTGTGGCAATGGGTGGTACGGCTATTAATACAAATAACATATTACAAATTGCTGGTAATTCAACTGACCCTACTTCAAATGTAACTGGTGCAAATGTTACAAGAACATTGGCAATGACTGCTGATAACGCAAAGAAGATTACTGGTGGTGCATTTGTTGCTTCAACCACTACTACTGCTTTTAATCAAACACAGAGACTAATTGGTGGTGACTTTACAGCACAAACTTCTGGAACTGGTACTTATAGTAGATTATTTGGTGGTTCATTTGTAGCATATAATCAAAGTACAGGTACAGTTACAAATGCATATGGTGGTCAATTCAAAATTCAAAATCTTGTTTCGGGTGGGACTATTACAAATGCGTATGGTGTATATATTGGTGGTGGTTTTAATAATGGTACTATTACTAATAAGTATGGGTTATATCAAAGTGATACAGATGCTAATAATTATTTTGGTGGGACATTAACATTTGATAGTTATGATAATGTAAGGGATGATGGAACACCTAGTAGTATGTTAAGTACAGATGCTAGTGGAAATCTACAATCTGCACCAATTAGTACGATACCTTTAAGTATATTCGATGATGATTTAACATATGGTACTGGTGATGGTACTGTAACTAATGTTAATGATGGTAATGGTATGACCTTTACCGCTATTAGTACAACTGGTGATGTAACACTTGGAACGCCAAGTACTTTAACAAGTGTTTCAACAAATGCAGTAACAACGAATAGTCATACACACGCAATAACAACAGGTATTGCAAGTAGTAATATAGTCCAAATGAGTGCTCTTGGTGTTGATAATGAATATGCAAGATTCACCGCAACTGGACTTGAAAGTAGAAGTAATGCAGAAGTATTAAGTGATATTGGAGCGCAAGCATCTGGTAGTTATTTACTAGATACAACTGATAGTTTTATTGGAACATTATCAGTTGATGGTGAGGTTAGAGTGGATTCTGATGTTTATGGGGTTGGTTGGAATGGTGATTCTAGTGTTGCTACCAAGAATGATATTTATGATAAAATAGAAACATTAGGTGGAGGTGGAGACGTAACGAAAGTGGGTACGCCAGTGAATAATGAAATAGGTGTTTGGACTGGTGATGGTATGCTAGAAGGTGATACTAATTTACAATGGAATGGCACTTCATTAACAATAGACGGTACTATAATACTTCAAGAAAGGTCTGACCCACCATCAACAGTGAGTGGTTACGGTCAAATATGGGTTCATAATACAGATACACCTTCGTTATGGTTCTCAGAAGAGGATGAAGAAGATATGGATTTACTTGGTGGGTTACACCATACATTTACATCTGCTGGTGTAACTGCGGGTGATTTATGTTTCATTAATTCTAGTGGTAGAATGGAAAGGGCTAACGCTGATAGTGTAACAACTTCTGATACACAATTAGGAATCGCAATGACAACTAGAAGTAATGGGCAACAATGTATGTTCAAATTATTTGGAGAGCATATAACAACTGGTTTATCTACTGGTGCAATATATTATGTTCACACAGTTGATGGTGATTGGTCAACAATAAAACCATCAACAGCTGACCATGTGGTTAGAACAATTGGAACTGCAATAAGTACTACTAAATTATTCTTTAATCCAAGTCAAGATTACATAACACGTATAGGTGACGTATAAATATATATATAAATGGCACATACTTTTTCAACAAAACTAGAAGCAGCGGGTTCTACTTCAAACCCACTAATCTTAACTAAAAACATTACTTCAACGGTCACCCTTTGTGTGCTTTCTATTATAACAACTGGGGGTGCTAGGTCTGGTGGTGCGCCAACACAAGAAGGTACTACTATGCTTTCTGGTGCGGGTTCAGCGGGTGATGGGGAACAGAAGGTTGAAATATGGTATTTATTAAACGATGATATTTCAACTGGGGCTGGTCAACAAATATCCATACCTAATAGTGGGTCAGACGAAATTAGTGTTGTAGCTTCTTTTTTTATTGCGGGTAGTGGTTCATCTGGTTTTGTGTCAGCAACAGTTAATGGAACTATTGGTGTGGGTACTTCATCAAATCCAAGTACGTCAGTTACTGGTGCTGCGGGTGGTGTAATAGTTGACGCTTTGGGAAGTGGATACCACATTACACCAACAGCAAACAATAGAACATTACTTTACAAGGGGGATACTGGTTCTGAATCATATGGTACACAATATACCTTACCAGTATTTTCCCTTCCCACAACATTTAATTATACTCAACCATCAGATGATTGGACACATGCCATTGTCATTTTTAGAGAAAATGAAAAACCAACTATAGTGTATGAGACTGCGGATAAAATTAATTTTGGTTATGACAGTACACCAACTCTTGAATTTACGGGGTCGGATGAGGATGGTGATGACCTTACATATCATTTTAGGATAGATAATAATAGTAATATGTCATCACCAGAGATAGTTGTATATTCTAGTGGTTTAACTCAAGGATTTCTAAACACTGTAATTGGTGGAGATTTAGCTCCATTTACTGAAGCACAAAAAATTAGTTATACTGTACAAGCTGGTGATGCACTATCCGCTGGTACATATTATTGGGATTGTGAGGCAACCGACTTAAAAGGTACAAAACTTTGGAGTACAAAACCAAAATTACGGAGTTTCACAACAAGTGGTGCCACAGCTAGTGGTGATATACTTGGTTGGGATACAGTTTCTGTAGCACAAATAAAAGTAATGAATGGGGTGTCTGAAAGTCAGATAAAAACTTGGAATGGGGTAGATTGGTAATTAAAAGTAATTAAAACATATTTATATATAAACCTATTTTATGTCATTTTTAACTAAATTAGATTATTCCAATAATCGACAAATAAAACAATTTGAACTCACTAATACGCAACTTTCTGGTACAACAACATTTGGTGTACCAAACGAGTATATACCTGAAAATCTTTCAGGTAATACTATCAATATTGACGCTTTACAACTTATTCAAACTAGGGGTATTATTTTCCCTGAAATAATACCCGTATTTACTGGTGTTACATATCAATTATTAGGTAGAGATAACACTAGTGGTAAATTAGTTGACGTTTCTAATGATGGTTACATACCATATTCTGGTGCTACAAACACGTTAGATTTAAATTCACAAAACTTAACACTAAGTGGTTCTGTAAGAGTTAACTCATCAGACACTTCAACTAATAAATTTGTGTTAGAAGATAATTTAGCTGTAGGTTCCAACAATAATTTATTTAAGATAGTTAATAGTGGAACTACAAGAACTTTTATAACCTCTAGGGGTCAGCAATTGTGGAAACTTAATGATGGTGCTGTAGAAGTGGGTGCTGTAGCTATGGGAACTCCTTTTAATGAACCAGGAATTGAATTTTCAAATTCTGTTAGTGCGGGGACTTCAATTATTAGATTAACGAATAGTGGTGGTGGATTAGATTTTGCTGCAAATAGTGGTGTAGGGTATCCTACTACTCAAATGCAATTAGATACTAGTGGTGATTTAACATTATTAGATGGTGATGTGACCGCTAGTGCGCATGTCACTTCTGGTGGGACCGCTTCACAGTTTGTAAAAGGAGATGGTAGCTTAGATTCATCAACTTATAGTTCATCAACAATAACAAAAACACTTCAAATAGAAGTGTTCGCAAGAGGAAGTTCAGTTAGTATTGGTTATAGTGTGGGTGATGTTATAATCCCAAGTTGTATGAATGGTATGTCATTGATTAATGTTGTTGCGACAGTAGAAAATAAAGGTAGTTCTAACACAACTAATATTCAAGTAGAAAGATTTAGAACTGGATTTCTTGCACAAATGTTATCAACTGAAGTGACTATTGGTGATGAATATTTTGCACAAGATGGTGTTGTAGAGTTAGGCGGTGAAAGTTTAGTTTTTACGGGGGATAAAATTAGGGTTGAAGTAACCGATATTCATTCATTAGTTGCACCACAAGGGTTGGTGGTGGTAATGGAATTTGAATTTATTCCAATTTAAAATTAATTAAATAACATTTTAGTTGGTAATAGCTTTATTCATGACTATTTATTTAAAAACATCTATGAAGAAACTTATCCTTACATTATTTATTCTCATAAACTTATCTTGTATTTCTGAGAGGGAAAGAGAAATTAATTTCCATGTATACAATAATTTACCTATAATTAATGCCTATATTAATGGGGTTAGGGTTAAACTATTAATAGATACAGGTGCAAATGTTTCATTACTAGATACTTCTACCGAAACGTTTCTATTATTTAATAGAGATTATAGTGTTCCTATGATTATAGGTCAAGGTGTGGGTGGTGAAACTCATATTTATGGTATTAAAGACATTATTTTAGAATATGAAGGTAAAGTTTTAAATGTTGACTTCAGAGGTGCTAATTTAAAGGAAATTAGAGAAATAAACGGAATTCATGGTATTATTGGTTCAGATTTCTTAATAAAACATAGTTTAGTTATTGATTACTATAATAGAACAATAAAAGAAGGTGTTTTAGAATAACTTTTTATATATTTATAAAAGAAACAAATGACTAATATAAAGAATTATAACTTTTCAGGGCTTGATTACCACTTAAGTAATAGTGATTACTATGATTTTTACTTAAATACTGATGGTGTGTCCATATCTAATGAAAATACAGGTGATTGGAATGGTTCAGATTATGAAAATAATGATTGGTTTGTATCAGCGAACCCTATTGATTCTTTAATATCAGCTTTTGATTTTAATCATTATTATACTAACCCAGTTAATCAAATAACAAGTTATGTTGATTGGGGGGAAGCTGTCTCAGGAAGTTTTTCAGCGAGTACATACGGTTTAACGGGTTTAGATAACGGTAGTGTTACATATTCACCAGAAACAGATAATTATGGTCACACAGGGCTTATAAATGCGTTAACGGGTACGACACTGATACATTCTTCAGGTGATACGACACTTACACTTAATAAAGTGACTGGATATACTGGAAATTATGTTTATCCGACTGAATTAGTGTCTACAACTGCGGCTACTGGAAATTATATTAATTTTTGTGGTGGATTTTACCAAGGATATTATAAATTAGATGGTTATGACTATGAAGTTTTACCAAATAGATATCAAAAAGGTTGGACCATTGATACTTGGTTAGTTAAATCTGATAGTGTTTGTAGTGGTACAACTGGTACAACATTAAATGATACTTATCCCGAAAATAAAGGGTTCTTTTATTATATTGGTGCTAGAGCTGAAAATAAATTCTGGAATATATTCACAGGAAATACAACTGGTTGTACTAGTGGTTCAACAGATTTTTGTATGGAAGTTAAAGAAACTGATGTTAATATCAATAACGTTGAAGTGGATGGAAATGGAACTACATTAAGTGTTCCCTTAAGCCCACCACCAATTGACTTAAAAGAAATTAAGAATCAATTCTTAATTTTTGGTAGGTCAAACGGTATGGTATGTAGTAATCAACAATCAAAAGATGGTTACGGTCAAGTTAGAGCTGATAATAAGTTTGATAAAACTAATATATATTATTCAAGTATTGTTCGAGAAGAAATGGTGGATTTTACCAATCCATTTTTAATCTATGGTAGGTCAAACGGTATGGTATGTAGTAATCAACAATCCTCAGATGGTTACGGTCAAACTAGGGCTGATAGTAGGTGGACTGGGACAACAGCACCTATAATGGAATTAGATAAAGACGCTGATATAATCGATAATGCAATTGGGTTTAGAATTAAAGATGATGGTAGTATTGGTTATAGATTACTAACACTTTCTGCGGATTGTAAATCTGTTGAAGTGGTTGAAGAATATTCAATGAGTGGAATGGTAACATCCGACCAATGGCAACATATAGTTGTTAAATGGGTAAATAATGACACTTATAGTGGGTGTGACCTAGAAGTAGGTAAAGCTAGAAAAGGTAAATTAAAATTCTATATAAATTCTATGTTAATATTTAGTTCTAAAACATTGGATGAATTTATTGGGAGAAGGTTAGATGACTTATTGGAGAAACAAGTTGGAGTTCCATACAATGTTAGTATTGGTGGTGGTACACAAGGGTTATTAGATAGTATGACATTTGACGGGCAAGATAACGATGATATAGGTTTAATCATCGAACAAAATTTCGCTGGAACTTTTATAGGTTCGATTGCAACATTTAATATGTATGATTCGAATTTAAGTTGGTGTGAAATTAAATCTTTGTACAAAGAGAAATTAACAAAATATAATTAAAACAAAACACCCTATTATGACAGAACAACCAAAAGTGAGAGAATATGACAAGGTTAAGTATAGTGACAAAGATATGTGGTATGCTAGTAGTAAAACAGCTATCGCAGTGTTTGTTATTGCTTTGATTTACGCTAGATTTTTAAGTGTGGAAACAACACAAGTTACGGTTACAGAACAACAAGTAGCTATAACAGAACAAATGGTAACAGCTTTAGAGTTGTTGCATGATAATGATAAAATTAATATAGATTTCCTAAATGATAGGATTGATAAGAAAACATCACGAATTGAAGCTGATGTTAAAAAAATATGGGAGGAAATTGATTATTTAAGACTTCCTAACTCAGATAAGGAATAAATTAGATATTTATAATAAAAGATTATGGCTGTATCAGAAACAGATAAAGATAGAATATTCAGACAATTTAAACATTCGTTAGGTGCGCCTATTAGAGATATTGAAGTGTTAGACGAAATGTTATGTACATTTTTAGAAATAGCAACAGAGGACTATGCAATGTATGTTCAACAATGGTTAATAGAACACCAATGGCAATCAGTCCTTGGTAAAAATGTAGATACCACAGATATGGCGTTTGCATTAAGTGTACGTGATTTTGATTTTACAACACAATACACCTACGCTTATTCTAAACAAGTAGGACTTCAAGCTAGAGGTCCTTGGGAGATGAAAAAAGATTTCGTTGAAGTTGAAGCTGGAAGACAAGTTTATGTAATACCAGCTGGTAGAGAAGTAAATGAAGTTTTATGGGTTACCCCACCAACTACAGATGCTGCATTATTCGCCAACTATGGTGGATTTGATGCTGGTTACGGTGGTGGTTTTGCTCAAATGGGTATTGGTGCTGGAGCAAATGGTGCTTCTGGTGCTGGAGCTGGTGGTGGTTACTATGTAGCACCCGCATTTGATGTATTATTAACAGCAGCAGATTTCAATTTAAAAAATAGATTATTAAGAAGTGAATTGGCATTTAAGATTACGGCTGGACCAGATGGTACAAGGTTATTACACCTTATGAGTACTCCAGGTTCTAGATTATCATTCGGTGGAGCTGGAGTTGGAGCTGGAGCGGGTGCTGGAGCGGGACCTACGGCTGTAGGTCTACAAGGTTGTAAGGTATGGTATCACTATTATGATACTGGAACAGACCCAGAAGATATTAAAGAATGTAGAAAATTAAACTCGGATATTATTACCATGCCAAATGAAGTGCCATTGGCTGAATTAGATTTTGAAGATTTTAATGCGCCAACCAAAATACTTGTTAGAAATTTATTTATGGCTGAAGCTAAAAAAGCTCTAGGTAGGACAAGAGGTAAATTCGGTGGAACAATAGGACCACCAGAAGCAGAAAGAACAATGGATTATGAGACATTAATTACCGAAGGTAATGATGAGAAAAAAGCAATCCTTGAAAGACTTGATGAAATGTTAGGTCGTCTATCTAGTGATAAACAATTAGAACGTGCAGCTAACGAAGCTGAAAATTTAAATAAACATTTAAAATTTCGACCACTAGGATTTTATTTCCATTAACAAAAAGAGACTCAAATTTGAGTCTCTTTTTCTTCTAGTACATGTTTGTAATCTTCGATATCTAATTCAATTCCAGCTAATTTTAATTCAGCTCTAATGAAACTAGCTTTAGCATCATCTTTAGCTTTCTTAGCTTCAACCCATATATGAGTTAACCAAGTCTCGAAAGTCTTATCTTTCTTATATTTAACTGTTGGGTAGAACGGTACTCGTTGCTTCGCCCAAGGTTCATACTTTAGTATATCAGTTACTTTACATAAATCAATATCCCAAAGTTTAGATTTAATATAAATATTTGGGGTTCCATTTTCATCATCGTGAACAACAAACTCACCCATATTAGCGAATGGTTTAGGTATTTCACTACTTTCTTTCATCAATTGAATTTCATCCCATTCTAAACGCTTCATAATTTCAGTCGTTCTTTTTCTCTCATGAGCCATTCCTTCAATTCTAGCAATTCTCATACGCTCATGATAATCCGTTTGTATCCATTCCCAATTCATGTTTAATTCAACAAGGTTATTTGGTTCTTTATTAACTCTAATCCAAAACTCAATTTCCTTATCTTCCATGTCCATTAACTCACTCATTGTATTTTGGTCACCATCTTTAAAAGCAGTACCTCTATCCATTTCAGTGTCTTTTTTTGTAAAGATTTTTCTTTCAGTTAATTCCATTTCTTTAGTTTCCTTGTTCTTAACCATGTCCATTAGAATTGCCTCCCTAATTTCAGGTTTGAAACAAACTAATAATGCGTGAATTCTATTATTGAAAGCCGCTAAATACTTTGGTACGTTATATTCGTCAGTTGTCAAATCAGGGTTATTCTCTATTTGGTCTGTTGGTATTACTTTACATTGAATCTTAACAGTTCTATCACCAGTTTCTTTATCAGTAATAACTTTAACATCACCATGAGATTTAACACTACCTATGTTAACATAGTAAATTGTATCACCTAAATTAGATTTGATACCATCTTGCATTATCAATTCCATATGAGCTTTTCTAGCTTTAAATGAACCTGATTTTGTTTTGGTTTTCATATCTCTTAAATACGAAGACACTGTATCCTTAACATTAGACTTCGAAGCTATTTTAAGCAATGGAATTCTAAAATTGTAGATGTCATCTACTGTCTTGTTATATAACTGAACGAACTTATCTCCTTCACCATTTAAAAGATGTTCAATTCCTATGGCTAAGAAGTCTTCAATATATCCTGGCATTTTAGATGACTTAATCGTATTCCCAACCAATTTAATTTTACCATCAATTAAGTTAGCATAATTCTTTCTAGAGAAGTTGATGGTAGACTCACAGATATCATCAATATCTAGACCCATTCTATCAATCATAAATAATTCGTTGAACTCAGCAACAACTGCGTCTAATCCTACAAGAGTATTACCTTTATCAGGTTCAGTAAACCTATGAGTACCAAGAGGCACATATGAGTTTTCATTGATATTATCGGGGATGGCAAAGTTAAATCCATCCGTATCCCCTACAAGAGGTCTGAAATCTAAATCCATAAAGAATTTAACCATCAATCTCAAGTATTGTCTACCTCTACAGGTAGTTTCCTCAGCAATATTAGTATCTCCCCATGGAAATATATTGGGAGCACCCATCGAACCAAAGAATGAATTCGCTAAAATCTTAATTGGTAATTGTTTCTTATCGTACATACTAACTAAAGCAGTCTCTTTTGCAATTTCCTCATTTAACATGTCTAAATCTTCTTTAGACATTGTATCACCAGTCTTTTCTTTCAATTCTTTTAAACCACTCAACACACCTTTATGTTTATTCATAAGGTTCTTGAATTTATCCCTTGTATTTGCAATATACGTTAAGAAACCTTTCATCGCACCAGTAATATCAGTGTCAGGAAAAATATCGTGAGTAATCTTAATATTAGGGTATAAGGCAGCAAAATCCAATTTTGCGACATTTTTAGCATATCCAAGTTCTAATACTCTTGAGAGTCCACCTGTAAATGTTTTTCTTGGTTTTGTTGCTGGAACAGCTAATCTATTCTCGTATGACCAAGCTAACATAATTAATTTCCAAATACCAGCAGTACCCATCGTTGTTGAACGCATGTACGTTGTAGGAATAATCTTAGATAGTAAGAAAGATGCTTGATTGTAAACACCATCCACTTGTTCTGTTTCCCATAAATCATCTAATAAATAACGTCTGATAATAATATTACCTTTAACAACCTCATAACCTTCTTTTAAGGGCTTTTCTTCACTTATTGGGTAGTAAGTACCATCAGTATCATTAAAAGCGTAATCAGTTACCTTATCGTTCCAAATTTCGAATATTTTATTACCTTCTACATACACACGATTGGCTTTGTTAAGTTTTGAGTATTTTGTAATATACTTTAACCCAGCACTTTTAATGTTTGAGTTAATCGCTTTGGCTCTACGTACTGCGTGCCAAACATCGATTATATTATAACCCCACATTGTAGTTTGCTTATAGAATTCACTTTCACCACCTAACTTGATGCTTTTGTCAACTCTTCTAATTTTAGAACCACCTTTCTTATCAAGTGTCTTTGCAGCAATTTCAATGTCTAATCCGATAATATCACATCTTGTGAATATGAAACTCCAGTCAAAGTTTTCAGAGTTATATCCAGCAATAGTGTCAGGTTTCAACGTATCTATAATGTCAAACATTTTAAGTATAGCGTAAGCTTCGAAATCTTTTAATTCTTGCTTAGTACCTTCTTGTGGAACTTCTATAATTTCTTCAAAACCTCTATTATCTTTAATTCCAATTTGGAATATCTTAGCATCTTTAAGTCTAATTGGTTCACCAGCAACATCAAACTCATATAATTTAGTTAAATCTTCTCCAGTTCCCATACGACTTTTAACCTCCAAAATATCTTCTTGTGATAGAAGTGTACCTTTAGGGTAAAGACCAGTTGTTTCTAAATCAAATTGTAATCTATGAATATCATTATAATCTTCCATTCCTTTGAACAAACGCTTTCCTGATGCGATTAAATATTGTTCCACTGGATTTATGGCTATGAACATACTTCTGTGACGTTCACCATAAACATCGATACCACCTTCTTTGAAGAAATTGAGTACTTTAGTATAAGAACCTTTGGTTTTAGCCATGTATTTGTAACCCGAAGCCATTCTTTTAGGTTCGGCTTCATCTGGCATTGAAGATTTTAGTTTTGTAATTACGATGCCGTATTTCTCAGCAGCTTTTTTGATAAGAGTTCGTTTACCGCCATACATTATTTTGGTAACTTCTTCTTTAAACCATATAAATGATGTAAGTGCATCTTTTGATATGAACTTTCCTCTTTCAGGGTCATTGATTATAAGCGAAACTTCAGCACTCCCATAAGGAATCTCAACACCTACAATATATTTTTTTTGATTTCTACCTTCTAAAAACCTAGAAATTACATCCTCATTAATCATAATTATTATCTATTTTATGCAATATAACTACATTTTGACCCAAAAAACAAGGGTTTTGTCATATTTTTTAAAATAAATTACTGTAAGCCAGGTTATGTCATATTTATTTGTATGACAAAAGATATAAAATGTAACACAAATAATATCCATGATTTCATGGAAAATTATAAATCAGGTTTTAATAAAATTAAATCAGAATATGAAGTATTTGAATACTACGATTTTGAAAGAGAAATTGTAAATTTGATTAATGATAATCGTTTTTCGATTATATTAAAAGGTAGACAAGTTTTTGTGAGTACGATTTTAGCTACTTATACTGCTTGGCAAGTTTTAAATGGTAAACAGATTGCTTATTATAGTCATAATAGACATATGTCTAAACATTTTTTAACTAAAGTAAGAGCGATATTAATGAGTTATGGTGCAGAATTTGAATGTGATAATCAAATTTACATTAAATTGAAAGGTTTAGGTTCGATAAAAGGTTTATGCACCCCAACAGAGTTTTGTAGTCACACATTTGATGAAATAATCTATGATGAAGCCGCATATATTAATAGGTTTAATGAAGCTTTAAGTATTGGGACTTCAATTATTGCAACAGGTGGTAAAATTATTTTAGCTTCTACACCTAATGGTCTGGAAAAATTTTTTTATACATGGCAAGGTAGTGAAGTTGGTGATAATCCTTTTAAAAGGATTAAAGTCACTTATAAAGATGTTCCTATATATGATGAAGCGTGGGCTGAAGAAATGAAAAGGATTATGAATTATAATAAAAGGTGGATTGACCAAGAACTTCATGCTGAATTTATACCAGCATTAAAAAATAATAAAAATAAATTAATTCAATTTAGAATTGATAAAGATTTGAATTTAAAATTGTTAGAAAAATTAATAGAGAAAGATGTTAATATTTCAACCTATATGCGAGATTTAATTCTCAAGGATGTGAATAATTAATTCATCCCTTATTGGTACCAATAGGGTTCCCGAACCATCGTTAAAGATTATTTTGAATTCACCAACGAATGTGCCAGCTTTTCTAGTTTCTTTTGCTGAAAATTGATATCCGATGAAATATTCTTCACCGTTACAATCACTTGAAGGGTCTTTAAGAATACATAAACCTTCCTTACCACCTATTCTTTTAACGCCAGTGCTAGTGTCGGTCATACAGAATGTAATTACAGAGTTTTGTATCATATCGTGGAACTTATCGTACTCATTTCTTCCATCGTTAATTAATTCCATCTTTAAGATAGGTAATGTTGCAGTTTTATTTATGTAAAAATCCATTTAATTTGTTTTATTATAAATATAAATTATTACGAAATAATCGTGTTTTGTATTAAATCAATTGCATTATCTATCGTCACAAAGCTCCTTTTTGGGACCAAGATGTGTGGTGGAATGACAATAATTGGTATTACAGCTTCACCCGCTTTTTCGAACATTAAACCAACTGGTTCTTTATTCTTAGCATCATCCACATCAATCTCCACGAACTTTAATTCGAGTTTTGTTAGTTTTTCTGTTAACTCTACACAGTATGCACACTGTTTACTTGTATATATTTGTATCATAATTCTAATCCATTTTCTTCTAAATCATCCATTAACATTTTCAATCTAACGCCATGTTCATCATTTTTACCGATGATTTTATTAATTACTTCTTGCTTACGCATAAGTGTGTACCACATCACTAGTGATACCGTACCTGTAAATAGTTGATAATATACTGATACGTTGTTTGTTTGACCAATACGGTAACATCTATCTTCGGCTTGTTCATTATCACCTGGTACCCAACTAAATGAATTAAAGATAACAACTGTCCCTTCAGTCAATGTAATTCCCACCCCAGCAGATGTTATGTTTCCAACGAAAACTTTACATTTATTGTTGGTTTGGAACCTATCCACAGATTTTTGCTTAGCATTAGCTGTCATCTTACCATTATGTGTTACACACTCAGTATTGGTGAAGTTTTCTGCTATTTCGTCCAATTCATCGGTAAATGTCGTAAATATCACCACTTTTTGACCTTGTTCAATAGCATCTTTAGCTAATTGTATCGTATTTGGGATAGTTTCCATGGCTATAAATTTCCTAAGAAGTCCTAATTCAACTATATCTTTAGATAAATCACTAATTTTACGTTTACCTTCCTCAGCTCTTTTCTCCATATATTCATCCCAAAGACTTTCATACTCTTTTTCACCACGTTTTGATAATGTATGATAGTTTGTTGAAATTGTTTTATCTGGCATATCTAACACTTCGGTCTTTAACCTTCTTAATAAAGAGTTTTTGGTCCTGATTGATAATTCATCTAGATTAGAATTACCATTGGTAATCCATATTTGTCTTGATTGACCATTCTTAAGGGTTTTATAAAAACGCTTGGCATCACAATACCTTTGCGCAAAGAATTTCCAATTATCAGCTAGAGGTGATTTAATCATCTTTAGAATATTAAAGAAATCCATTGGTCTATTAGCAATAGGAGTACCCGTAAGTTCCCATACCCTATCAATGCCATGAGTTAACGCAAGTTCATTACATATTTTACCCCTTTGAGTTTTATGGTCTTTAATTTTGTGAGCTTCATCGATGATTACTAAATCATATTCTTCATTAACAAGTTGTCTATTAAATGGATTAGGGTTCCCTTCTTTATCAAATGTTTGATTACCAATAGTGTGAAAATTTTTAAGAATATCAAAATTAATGATAGTAAAACGTCCTACGTGAGGAAATTTCCTACCGCTAACAATCATAGCTTTTTGTCCAAAACTTTCGATTTCTCTTTGCCAAGAGATTTTAACACTCGCTGGACATATTACCAATACTTTCTTAGCATCAACCTCTAAAGCGGCTACAATTGACTGGTAAGTTTTACCCAAACCCATGTCATCAGCTAATATCGCACCTTTTCTACAAACTAGGAATTTAATACCTTCTTTTTGGTGGTCATATGGATGTCTACCCATAAGGTCCATTTCTTCGTACTTAGCCCAATCAACTTCAATATCACATTCAGTGTAATAAGGGTCGTCCAAAACAAGTGTTTTTGGTAACCAATACATTTTAGAATGTTTTTGATTTTGTTTTAGTTTACCATATATGTGATAAGTTTTTTCTTGGTCGGCAAGCATTGCTTGAATAAGAATCTTCTCAGGTAAAAAGGATAATCTATCTTTAGCTTGTAAAGATTCACCCAATAAAGGGTTTATTGAAACTACACGATTTAACACTTGTGGTGGTACATCATGAAATTTATTTATGTATTCAACTTGCCCTTCAGTTAAAGATATTTTAGTATCTCTAAGCAATTTCTTGTTTAAGTCTTTTAAATACGGGTTAACTCCGCTATATGTTTGTAGTAGGGTCACCGCACCTCTACTTTTAATGTCATCTAAATTTATCAAAATATCTAATCTTTTTCTACTCTTTAACTATATTATATATCGTTAATATACTAAAAATTAATGAAAAAGTCAATAGCTTTCAACTATTTACCTAATATCAAATATTTATCAATATACACTTTAAAGAATATGAGTAATAAAAGAAAAATACCGATTAAAAGAATTAATAAATTCTTCTCTGGAAGAGACTTCGATTTGGAAGTTCAAATGGGTCGTGAGGCAATGGAAGGTGATGGTAATTTTACTGTCATACTATATCGAGTTGATAGAGCTACAACCCAAGTTGACGATTTATATGGTGAGGCTAGTGCGGATGAAATTAATTATTTAGCACCAGTTGAATTATATGTGATTCCTATCATAGACGAAGCAACCAATGAAACATATGCAAAAGGTTTCCTAAATAATTTAGAAGATGGAAATATGACATTTATAGTTTACGTTGAACATTTGTCTGAATTAGATGTTGATATTACTATGGGAGATTACGTAGCTTATCCTATCAATGAAACAGATGTTGTTTATTATTCTGTGACCAATGCTGGTCAAAAAAATTACGACAATGCCCATACAATAATGGGGTATAAAGGTGCATACAGAAAGGTTACATGTACTTTTGCTAACGAAGATGAATTTAAAGGAATATAAATTATGCCACTACCAAAAGGTTTTAGAAAAAATGTAAAGTTTATTAATCAAAACATCGGTCCTGAAAAAAGACAAGACATTCTTGATGATATAGATTATAAGGGTATGTACTTACCTAAAGGGGTTGATTACGAAGATATTGATAGAGGATTTCTTGATTTCACGGATGATGAATTATCTGTTGAAGTTGATGGTAATTCAGTACCAGTAAGATTTTTAACACTACAAAGATTTGCTGAATTCAGTAAAACTTGGACATTTTCAGATAAATTTAAAAATCTAAAGATGCCTTTCATTACCGTAGTTAGACAACCTGATATTCAAGTTGGTACTAACCAAGCGGGTATATGGAATATTCCAGGTCAACAGGTTTATACATATATGAAAATACCTAACCTTGTAGGTGGTGTAAAGGGTATTGACACCTATAAGATTCCACAACCAACTTCAGTCGATATTACATATGATGTAAGATTCTTTTGTAATAGAATGAGGGATTTAAACATATTACACAAAGTAGTTCAAACGACATTTAATTCTAGACAATTTTACATTACAGTAAATGGACATCCAATGCCTATTCACTTAGAGAAAATTGGTGATGAAAGTCAAGTTGATGACTTTGATAAAAGAAGATTTTACGTTCAACATTTCGAAATGAAGATATTGGGGTATATATTAGATGAGGACGATTTTGAATTTATACCAACCATTAATAGAGGTAATATAAAATTTACCGAACAATAATTAAATTATGCCACAAGGATATAAAAAAGATGTAAAGTTTATTAATCAAAATGTTGGTCCTGAAAAAAGACAAGACATTCTTGATGATATAGATTATAAAGGAAGTTACTTACCTAAAAGTATCTATTACGAAGATATTGATAAAACATTTCTTGATTTTATTGATAATATTCTAGAGATAGAGATTAATGGGGTGAAGGTGCCTGTCTATTTTTTTACAATACAAAGATTTGCTGAATTCAGTAAATTGTGGGATACTTCAGATAAATTTAAAAATGTTAAAATTCCATTCATTACCGTAGTTAGACAACCTGATATTCAAGTTGGTACTAACCAAGCGGGTATATGGAATATTCCAGGTCATAAATTATACACCTATATGAAGGTACCTAATTTTGTTGGTGGTCGTGGTGGGGTTGATTTATACAAGATTCCACAACCAACTTCAGTCGATGTAACATATGATGTAAGATTCTTTTGTAATAGAATGAGGGATTTAAATATGTTTAATAGAAAGACACAATTTACTTTCCAATCAAGACAATATTATATAAACGTTGGTGGACATCCAATGCCTATTCACTTAGAGAAAATTGGTGACGAGAGTCAAGTTGATGATTTCGATAGAAGAAGATTTTACGTTCAACACTTCGAAATGAAGGTTCTTGGATATATATTAGATGAAGACGATTTTGAATTTGTACCAACTGTAAATAGAATGATAGTGTTTACAGAATTAATGGATAAGACGATTAAACCTAAGATTGTAATTAGGTCATTTAAAGATATTGATGAAATATGTTTAAATGTTGTAATAAAAGCTGACCATTTTAGTGATGAGTTTATAATTACTATGATATATGATGCGGAGATAACTTCATTAACATTTGTTAAGAATGTTACAAACGTTAATATAGCAATAAATGGGGTTCAACAAACATTCCCCTTTACTATCACAGCTAATCAACAAATGGTTTTAACCGTTGATAGAGACGAAAGTAATGAGTCTAAATTTCAAATAATTGGAATTGTTAAATAAAATTGATATAATAGAATAAAAATGAGTGATGTTAATAAAACATATGTATTTGAGACAGTATTAATTAGTGGTACAACTGGTACTACTGCCGAGTATATAACTGGTGCTACTTTTAATCCTACTACAGGTGATTTAAATTTAGAAACAGTTTCTGGAAATACAATTACTACTAATTTTGATGGTAGGTATTCCTTAACGGGGCATACTCATGATGATTTATATTCCTTAACAGGACATACTCATGATGATTTATATTCCTTAACAGGACATACTCATGATGATTTATATTCCTTAACAGGACATACTCATACCATATCTGAAATAGTTGATTTTCCAACTTCCTTATCCGCATTTACTAATGATGAAGGTTTTATTACTGAAGATACTAACGATTTTGTAACAGGAGCAACATTTAACACATTAACTGGTGAATTTATTTTAACTACACTTTCAGGTAATACGGTAAGTGAAACTCTAGATGGTAGGTATTTATTATCTGATGATTACACACCAAGTGATTCTAACACCGATGATTATGTAACTGGAGGTACATTTAATAATGAAATATTAGAATTTACTAGATTATCAGGTGCAACATTTAATATTGATTTATCTAACACATATTCTCTTACAGGACATACTCATACCATGTCTGAAATAGTTGATTTTTCTGGTTCAACAGCTAATGATTACACTACTACTGCTGAGCTTACTAGTGGTAACACTTTAAATTTCACAAGATTATCAGGTGGTACATATAATGTTGTTTTAACTGGTTTAACAGGTACTGTTGCTGGACCAATTACTTTTTCTGCGGAAACACTTAGTGGTACTACAACATATGTTGGTTATGGGGAGGTTAATGCTTGTAAAATTAGGAGAATTATTACTTCTTCTGGGACTACATATTCAGCATTTTGGTCCAATGGTGAAGAAACTTTAGATAAATTTTGGGCAAATAGATATAGTTATGGGTATTTTTAATTAAAATACCCATATTTATAAGAAAGTATAAATTATTAAATGAAAGCATTTCCAATAAGTCAAGATTTAGATGTTATACAAGCAGAAGTTGACTTAAATACAGCTAAGGTAACTGATTTAGTTCATCCACTTGTAGAGACAGCAGTTCCGTTAGGGGCTTTGTTCACTGATACAATTTATGATGACTCCGCTATACAAGCGGAAGTTGACTTAAATACAGATAAAGTGACTGATTTAGTTCATCCATTGGTTGAAACGGCAGTGCCTATTGGAGCCTTATTTACTGATACAGTTTATGATGATGCAACAATACAAGCAGAAGTTGACTTAAATACAGCTAAAGTAACTGATTTAGTTCACCCATTGGTTGAAACAGCGGTGCCTATTGGCGCATTATTCACTGATACAGTTTACGATGACTCTAATACATTAGTTGATTCAGACGCAAAAACTTTAGTAACTCCTACTAATAAATTAATTACAGAGGATGATGTTATTTCGGTTGCATCTATGTTTGAAGTTGAAATAGATGTGGGTGCTACACCAGTATCAGAAGCAAGTATTTCAGTAACAGATGCCTCTATAACAACTAGCTCTAAAATACTTGGTAGTGTGGCTTATTTAGCCCCTACTGGGAAAGATTTAGACGAGATAGAAATGGATACTTTTGATTTAAAATTTGAACCATTGGTGGGTAGTTTCAATCTTAAGATTAAAGGATTAGAAGGGTATATAGCAGATAAATTCAAAATTAACTATTCCGTTTCAGTATAAAATATAAAAAATATGGCAATTATAAAATCAGGTGAATCAACCGACCAACTAACAATAGACCCAACAAGTAAGGCAGCTAGAGTAACACTTTATGACACTGCGGGAGATGTTGTGGACCGTTCTATACCAATTAGTATTCCTGTAAATCCAGTAACAGTAGTGGATAACGACCTTGTTGCGTCATTCGATGCGGGTGCATACAAATTTGTGTCTATCCAATTAACAGGAACATGGGTTGGTACAGTTTCATTTCAAGGTTCAAATGATAATGGAACTTTTGAGGATATTGTAGTACAAAATACAGGTTCAGTCCTTACTCCATATACATTAAGTAGTTCCACTAACGGTGGGGTAAAAATTCCAATTCTTTTTAAATATTTAAGAATACGAGTTACTGCATATAGTTCTGGAACTGTTGAAGGTACTGCTTTTGGATTAAAAGAAGATTCCAACACAGGACAGATTTCATCTACTGGTATAGTAGATATTGGAGCTGGTCAAACAGTAGGTTTGGATGTAGGTGATAATATTATAGGGTCTGTTCGTCTATTATCTCCAATTACAGCTTCCACAATATACACTAAATTTATTTCAGGTATTGGAACTAATGAAACTTTAGTTAAAGGGAGTACCGCTAATATGATGACACTACATATTATAAGTACGGCTGCAACACCACGTTATTTTAAACTTTATAATAAAGCAACTACACCAATCGTAGGTACTGATGTACCAATGATAACCATTGGTATGGCTAGTGCTGGGGCTAGTAATTTTCAAGTACCTTTATTTACTGGTATAGATTTTTCACTTGGTCTAGGGTTTGCAATTACTTTAGGTGTTGACGATAGCGATACAACTTCATTCACTGTGATTGGGGAGGTAACAGGTATGATAGGGTATACTTAAAAAATAATAATTAAACAAAAATAATTAACATGGAAACTACTACAGATGAAGCTTTTATTATATTACAAGGGGCAAGGTTAATATACACACAACTTATCGTTGTGAAGCTAATTCATCAAACACAGTTAAGTTAACTTAACATTTTATTTATTTTTTAATTTACTTTTAACTATTTATATATATAATAAAAAAGTATTAAAATTTAACAATATAATTATGACAGCAACAGAAATAGCAATAAGTGACTTAACCGTTCAGACAACAGCATTACTTGCTGCGGTTAATTTTTCGAAAACAAATCTTGAAAATCAAATCGCTAACGCAGTTGTTATATCAGAAAACGCATCACAAATACCACTTGCTACAATAGCAGTGTCCATTATAGACACACAAACAATATTTGTTAACAATTTAACTAAATAATATGAGTATAGAAACAGAAATAGCGGCATTAACAACTTCAACAACAGCATTATTAAGTGCTGTCACAATACAACAAACAACTATTGAAGTTGCTGTATCAGGATTTGCAACAACCACTACAAGAGTTGATGCTTTAAATTTAGTGGAGAATACGGCAGATGCAGATAAAGAAGTGAGTGGACCGCAAGCAACCGCAATTGGTTTAAAAGTTTCTGCAAGTGATTTAGCAAGTGTAAATGGTCAACCCTTAAATACAGGGTTAGCTTTAGTAATTGCGAGAGGTGCGATAGAAAAACCTGTATTAGTTTATGCAAGTAGAGCCACACTAAGAACACCTTCACTACCCGTTCCATTAGCGGGTGACATTCTAAATATTCCACACTTAGGGGAATTTCAATATGAAGTTAGTTTTAATTACGTTGATGATGATGAAACTGTATTTCAAGTAGTTGACCCATCTGATGGAGTAACTCCAATAGGTCAATGGGTTATGAGTTTAGAAGCTCATGAATTTACAGAGGTAAACAAGATGTTTGAAAATGCAGTATTATGGGAGTGGATGGAAGATGAACAATTAAGGTTTGCAACCTATTAAAAAATAAAAAAGATATTAAAAAAATATATTAAAAAATTATGGGATTATTTAGAGCAGAAAATTTACTACGTGGTGTTGAAGCACAAACCACGTCAGGTGCTGAATTAGAAACAATATTATCAGGTTCTACAGCACAAAAAGCTGAGTTTGGGGCAATGTTGAGTACAAGACATATGGCACGTAGGATGGCGGGAAACCCTATCACTATGACTGCTATTAATGCAAGTGATAAAGCAATTGAGACGGTTTTCACAAACACATCTACATATAACTTTAGACCAATAGAAGAAATTGCTAAAAACTCAGGGGCGATGGTAAACACTTCAACAACTTTAACTTCACTTAATGCAGTGACCGCAAATTCAATAGCTTTTGGTTATTTTAGTGCGTCAGAATTTTATGAAGGAGTTGCTGGAGTTAATATTTTAAACATCTTATCAACATTAATTGGGGATGCTCCAGGAACTCACGCAAGTTTAGCTGCAATGGTTGCAAATACAACAGCAATGAATGCAATCACAGTTAATACGGGGGCAGTAACAGCACTCGCATCAAGTGCTTTAGCAATGAATGAAGTTGTTTTAGTAGGTGCAGCAGTTGCAGACCTTGCTGGTAATACTGCCGCAATAACTATCATTGCTAATTCTGATATAGCAGTGACTATTGTTGGAGGTTCTACAATTGCAATTGATAATTTAACGACTGAAGCAAGAACAATAGTTACAGGTGTACCTTCAGCTTTAGCAATCCTTGGTGCTAATCATGATGGATGGCAATATATACTTGATACGTCTACAACATTGAATAATAACATATTTAATTTACTTATTGCTTTTGGTGGGTTAGATGCTACTGTCTTTGGAGATGTAGCTTCAATATTTGCTGATGCAACTGCATCAGCAGCAGTTGCATCCAGTCACCCCGCAATGCAAGCAGTTGTAGCAGAGGCAAACAAAACTAAATATCCTGGAACAACAGGTGCAATGGATAAAATTATTGCTAGTGATAACCTCGCAACAGTACTGGCTTCAAGTGTAGCTATAGCTCATATTACAGAAGATGAAGATATCATGGATGTATTAATAGCTAATGAAACTGCATTCCCACTATTGTTAGATAGTTCAGCAGCAAAAGCAGCAATATTTACATCGTCAACATTAACAACAACTATGTTAACTGCTGAGTCTACATCTTTAGCAACTGTTCAAGGATTAGCACAATCTACAACGATTGTCAATGACGCTCTTATAGGTACATTTAAAACTTCTGGTGTAGCTGGAAATATGATACTTCTTACGGGAGTAATGGGGTCAATAGTTGCAACAACGTTGGCTAACACATTTAAAGGAGATACTCAAGCAGAATTTACTATTGGTATTCCAGGAACTTCTTTATCAAGTGGTCCAGTAAATATAAATCTACCGTTTACTAACATGGTTTGGGATATTGCGAGTATAGCGGCAACAGCCGCTGGTAATGTAACAATTACATATGTAGATTTTAATTAAAATTTTAAATGTCACAAGAATTAAATTATTACGGACATTTAAATGAAACTGGATTAACTGTTATAGCTAAAGTCTATAACAAATCTGGGGTTCAAGTCGGTGGTGATGTTACTTGTAGTGAATCGGGTGTTTTATCAATTTATATTGGTGATATGCCCACATTAGCTTTAGGTGAGTATGGCGTTAGATTTTTTAACGGTATTGTGTTATTGGGTCAAGGTAATATTTTTTGGAACGGAACTGAAGAAGTTGAAATTTTGGATATTGAGTCGAAAGTTGATGTACTTGATACTGAAATGGAAATTATTGATGGTAAATTAATAACGGTTCAACATTCAATAAATGTTAACACAGAACTTTTAAAGAATAAACCTAATAATCCATAATAAATTATGATTCCCCATATAGGTCTTTAGGTTTTAAACACGCTTCTTTTATTAGTTTCTCAACAAATCCAAACATTTTAAGTCCATTCTCATTACAATAATCTTTTAAAATTTTGTGAGTTGGTGGTGTTATTTTAAGGTTTTTACTACGTTTCATCATTCTTTTACTATAAGTATGACAAAAGGTAGACAAAAGTCATACTTATTATGATGTATTACATACATCATAAAAACTTTTGCTTTTATTTTTCATATTTATTTATAAATAAGCTATAACAAATTTAAAATATTAAAATATGAGTTCTAACAACAGAGTATTCGTAAGCCCAGGAGTTTACACTTCAGAAAAAGATTTATCATTCGTAACACGTCAAGTTGGAGTAACAACATTGGGGTTAGCTGGCGAAACTACAAAAGGTCCAGCATTCCAACCAATTTTTGTTTCTGACTTCGGTGAGTTTACAAATTTCTTTGGTGGGTTAAACGGTACAAAATTTTCCGACACAGGTTACCCAAAATATGAATTGCCATATATCGCAAAATCATACTTCACAAAATCAAATCAAATGTATGTAACAAGAGTGTTAGGTTTTTCAGGATATGACGCTGGAGATTCTTGGGCTGTAACAGGTGATAATAATCAAGTGGTTGCACTTTTAAGAAGTAGAGCAACATATGATGCTAGTGAAATATTAGCGTTTGAGGTTACTGGAAGTACTTTAGGGATGGGGAATACATCTGCTGTCGCTTTAGACGCAGAGGCAACATTCACTCTTTCTGGTACATCTTTAGTATCTGGAGCGTTTTCATACGAAGTTTCATTCGATTCAACTAAAAAGAATTTCATTTCTAGAGTATTAGGGACTAACACTCAAGTTGGTCAAGCCCCTATTTATGTTGAAGAGATTTATTCTGAAATGTTAGCTGATTTAATCACTACATCAGGAATTACGGGTCTTACAACGTCTTTAGTTGAAACTACATCTGTAGACACTGATTATAAAACAGAATACTTACCAGCGATATCACCATATGTGGTTTCAGAGATAAACGGTAACGTTATTAAAAAATTATTCAGATTCATTACGATTTCTGATGGTAATACTGCTAATAAAGAGGTTAAAATCTCTATTGAAAACATTAAACCTGATTCTAGAGAATTTGATATTAGAGTTAGAGCATTTTATGATAAAGACGCTAGTGTTGTTACTCTTGAAAAATTTTCAAGGTGTACAATGGACCCAAATTCTGACAACTTCGTTGCTAGAAGAATTGGTACTTTAGATGGTTTTTACGCATCTAAATCTAATTACTTATTACTAGAGTTAGATACTGATGAAGATACTTCTGAATCATTCCCAGCGGGTATGACAGGTGTACCAACTAGAGAGTATACACTTCCAACATTGGCACCAGAAATAGAATATAACTTAGCTTATGTTCCTTACTCTAAAGTTAGAAAAATATACTTAGGTGTATCTGATACTGTAGGTATTGACCAAAATTTCTTTAATTTCTTAGGAAAGCAAACAACAACTGGCATGACACAAGGTTTCCACATGGATGTAGATGCTAGTGGGGTAACTGTAAATGGTGTTGGGTTTGTAACTGGAGATTCAAATTTCCAAACTGACGCTCAATTAGAATTATCTGGTAATAGTTATACAAAATTATACTCAAGAAAATTCACAATGGCACCTTACGGTGGTTTTGATGGATGGGATATTTATAGAGCTAGTAGAACTATCACTGACACTTATTCTAAAGGTCAATTAAAAAGTGAAGCTGCTAAAGCTAGTGGAGCGATTGAAACAAAGATTACTTCAACTGGTGACGAAGGAACAACTTCTGATTACTACGCTTACTTTGAAGCAATTAATACGTTCAATAACCCTGAAGCGATTAACATTAATGTGTTCGCAACTCCAGGTATTGACTTATTAAACAACACAAATCTTGTTGAAGAAACTATTGAAATGATAGAAGAAAAGAGATGTGATTCAATTTATCTTGCAACTACTCCAGATGTAAATGCTGGTGATGATGCGATTATTGATGTTGATGACTTAGTGGGTCAATTAGACAACACTGGAATCGATAGTAATTACACGGCAACGTACTGGCCTTGGGTTCAAGTAAATGATACAGACAATAATGTATTGATTTTCTTACCACCAACAAGAGACGTTTGTAGAAACATCGCATTAACTGATAACGTATCACATCCATGGTTCGCAGTAGCTGGTGTTCAAAGAGGTATTGTACAAGCTGAGAAAGCTAGAGTTAAATTAACCCTAGACCAAAGAGATGTATTATATGAAGGTAGAGTTAACCCGATTGCGACATTCGCATCTGAAGGTCTTGTGATTTTTGGTAACAAAAACTTACAAGTTAAAGAAACTGCTTTAAATAGACTTAACGTAAGAAGATTATTATTACAAGCAAGAAAATTAATCTCTGCTGTATCAATAAGATTATTATTCGAACAAAACGATGAAGTTGTAAGAAACCAATTCAAATCATTAGTTAACCCAATTCTAGAGAACATTAGAAGTGAAAGAGGTTTAGTAGATTTCCGTGTGGAAGTTGATAACACTCCAGAAGCAATTGATAGAGGTGAGTTAAATGGTAGAATTTTTATCAAACCAACAAGAGCTTTAGAGTTCATAACTGTAGAATTCGTAGTGATGAACACAGGTGCTTCATTCGAAGACGTATAAAAAAAAATTAATATATGTGAGGAAATTTTTCTTTCCTCACATATTTATAATTAAATAAGATAAATTAAAATTAAAACAAATATATTATGAGTGATTTACTAATGAAAATGCCCGTACCTTACGAACCAAAGAAAAAAAATAGATGGTTAATGAGATTCCCAGCTGAATTGGGTATTCAACAATGGTGGTTACAATCAGCATCACGTCCTTCAATCGAACAAAATGAAGTTGAGATTCCATTCTTAAACACTTCAACATGGGTGATTGGTAGATTTACATGGTCAACTATAGATGTTGTCTTTAGAGATGCTATAGGACCTTCATCTGCCCAAGCTATTATGGAATGGGTAAGATTACAATCAGAATCTGTAACAGGTAGACAAGGTTATGCTGCTGGTTACAAGAAAGACATCGAAATTGAGATGTTAGACCCAACTGGAGTTGTTGTTGAGAAATGGCAATTACAAGGTTCTATGTTAACTAACGTAGGATTTGGTGACCTAGCAATGGATGATGACGGTATCGCTGACATTACAACAACAATTAGATTTGACAGAGCAATCTTAATCTTCTAATACGGTTTTAGACCGAAATAAAACTTAAACCTTTATTTAATTATAAGGGTTTTTTTATGAAATAATTTAAAATATGATGTATATAAAATTTATATTAGGACAATTAAAAGTATTTGGAATGGTTATAATAACATTCTTTATATTTCCATTTGTAACCTATCCTAGAAGGAGAGAGATTTGGGGAATGAAAAATGAACCATTAAAGAAATGGTATTGGTGGTATTCCGATACTTCTGAAACTGGATTTGGTAATGATGAAACAGATAATTATAATTACCTTAATTCAACTTATGGTATTTACGAACTTGTTAAGAAAAGAAATTCACTAGGACATTGGGTTCCTGATTATGAGAAATTCGAAACATTTGGAAAATTAAGGAAATGGTTTTTATCATTTCATTGGCTTGTGTTTAGAAATGGTGCTTGGAACTATATTAGTACAACTAAACCAAAAACCACCAACATAACTAATCTTAGGTGTGTTAAATTAGTAGGTGATGCTGATTGTGATGTGGTAAGAAACAAAATGATACATGGTGTTCAATCTCTTAAATGGGAAGCAGAAGGTAAACCACAATTTCTATATTCATTTACTAAGAAAGCTAAGTGGTATAATATACAACGATTAGGGGCATTAATATTCTCTTTTAAGAATTATAAATATTATACATTTGTTTGGGGTTCATCAATATGGAATGAAAAAATAAGTGATAATAGGTTTATCGTAAAAACAAGAGTATTTAATCTAGAAGACGTTTAAAATGATGTACAATAAATTTATTTTATTACAAATACTAATGTTATTTATCTTTGTGATAAATTTAGTGTTATACCCAATAAGTTATATATTTAGAAAATCAATTATGAATAAGCCAAATCTTTGGAAATGGTTAATATTGTATTGGTTCTCTAATGATTCTGAAACAGGTTCGTCAAACCCAGAAATTAATTTTATTAATAATTGGTATGGAGTTTACCAAATATATAATCGAGATTATATAAAATTTAAAACACTTAATTGGTTTCAAAAATTTAAATTATCGTATCGATGGAACGGATTAAGAAATCCAAATTGGAATTTACAAACTGAATTTAAACCAAAAGAGGGTGAAAAAACGAATATAGTTGAATTAGAATTTGAAGGTGATAATAATATTTTCACTTGGAGAAATAAAACCACTTTTGGTAAACAATTTGTTATTTGGGAAATAGATGGTACTAAATATTTTAGATATTCCTATACAAGAAATTTAAAACAGTATTCACCCAACAGGTTAATCACTAGATTTATATCTTGGATAGGTAATAAAACAAATTTATACTCATATAAAGAAAATGAATACGTTAATTTCATGGCTGGTACTGGTAACAGTAGATTTATTCTAAAATATAGAACATTTAAATAATATTAAAATAAACGGTTAGGACCGCTTATAGTCAAACGGCTATTGAAAACCACTTAAGTTCGCTACTAAAGTGGTTTTCCACTTTTATAAACTATTTATAATATGAGTAATGATAAAAAAACACATATGGCTAAAGCTAATAAACTTTTCCAAGAAAGACTTAGAGCTGAAAGCGCAAATACTGAGGAACCTAAAGAAATGACGGTTGTACCTGATATTAACCCAAGTTTAACCAATTTATTAAACCCCTTAATGAAGAACCAATAATTATGAGAAGACAAGATAAATTAAAGAATATAGCAAAAATTAACAAACGTTTAAATGAGAATAGATTTAGTTGGGATGGAACATATGCCAATGAAGTTAATGAAGATGAAGTTAATGAAGACGAAGTTGTAGAAGGTGATGTTGAAGATTATAACCATTTATATGACGTTGAAGCATCTTCTAAAGATGATGATGTTGTTGACCCTTATACAATTAAAGAAAAACAAATGATTGCTTTAGGTAGTGATATTGAAATGGTTGATGAAGATTGTGGATGTCCTTTAGACCAACCAGAACCAACTGACGTAGATAAAAGTCAATGGTTTTCACAAGAAGATGGGGAAAGACTTACCGATAAAATATTTAATTAAACTAAAAAACTTTACTTTAACTATTTATTATATATAATATAATTAAATTAATGTTTTTAACAAATGGAAAATAAACCACAAGTATTCGCATCTCCAAAGATGTCAGAAGCCATGAAAGAGGCTAATTCAATGGGTGATAAAATTGCCGCACAAGCTAATTTAGAAGATGGCGCAATTATAAAAGAAAAAGGTAATGGTGAATTATCTGCTCAAGAACAAATGAATAAGGATAGTCTTGATAACTTAGAAGCGCAGTTAAAAGCGAGAGATGAGTTGATTGCAAAAAAGAAAGCCGAAGCACAAGGTGTTGAGGTTGAATCTGTAATTCCTAACACTCCACTCGTAACTTACGCACAACCCGATACAAAATCACATGAAAAATTAGATTTTGATGATGATGAGAAATACGAGGCTTTAAGTAGACCTCAGATGAACGCACCTTATGACGTAATTAAATTACCAAGTGAAGGGTTATTATATAAAAATTGTAAAAGTGCTTTAAAAGTAGCTTATTTGAACGCTACGGATGAAAATATCATCACTAACCCTAACCTTTTAAAATCAGGTAAGTTTCTAGAAGTATTAATCAATAGAAAAATATTAGACACTAACATTAGATATAAAGATTTACATGTTGGTGATAGAAATGCAATCATGATTTGGTTACGTTCTACTGGATTTGGTGCGATGTACAAAATTAGACTAGCCGACCCAGAAAACGATTATAAAGAATTCGAAACTGAAGTTGATTTATCTAAGTTACCAATAAAACATTTATCCGAAAAACCTGATGAGAACGGTCACTTTACATTTAAACTACCTCTTGCTGAGAAAACGATAACATATAAATTGTTAACCGTTGGCGATGTAGATGACATTGAAAATCATGTTGAGAAGATTAGTGATGAAGTTGGACCTGAATTTGTTGATACTTCAACATATACACTTAAAAAACAAGTTGTAGCTGTTGATGGAGATTATGATTCTGAAGTTGTTAAAAACTTTGTGGATTTAGGAATGAGATTAGGTGATGTGAGAGCATTTAGAAAGCATATAAATGAAGTTGAGTCAGGAATTGATATGGCTATAACAGTCGAGACTCAGGGGGGTGGGTCTCTTGATACATTTCTTCCCCTTAACATCACATTTTTTTGGCCTGACCTTGGAGTATAAGAGGTATTTGTTAGAGGAAGTATATATTTGTAGAAAACATCTTGGATTTACATATAGCGATATAATGAATATGCCAACTTATGAAAGGAGATTCTTTTTAGTTACATTACAAAATGAAGTTATTGACGCAGAAGAGAAACGTACTACTGGTAGTACCGTTACGAAAACTGGAAAACATACTCAAACTAGAAAATTCTCACCAAAATAATAAAAAACCTCTATTTATAGGGGTTTTTTATTTATTAGATATTTATATAAAAACAATTAGTTATGAATGATATAACATACGCAAATGAAATTATGAATTCACTTCTTATGGAAGCTGAATTAAAAGATAGTTTCGCTGAATTTGCTGAAGAGTCAATTATTAGGTTAGTTTTATCGAATGGTTCAGAAGAAACTTTTGAGGTCACTGAAAATCTTGCTGGTAGAATTGAAATGGTCGATAGAAAGAGTAAGATTAAATATACTTTTACCAAAGACGCAATAAATGATGGTACGATGACATTACATAAAGTTGATTCATCTAAACCTAATTCTGAAGGTGCGAAGATAACTCTTAAATTAAAAGAGTTTATGACTAGTAAAAAAAATGGTGAATTAGTAAGTGTTGATATTGTTGACGATGAGATACATGAAAGACTTGGTGAGATTAATTCTCAATTGAAAAGTGCTTCGAAGGGTGATATTCTTTATATTTCAACCGAAGAAAAGAATTCAAAGGGTGATATTGTAAATACTATTTTACTAAAGATTGTTGAATCTGAAGTGGAAATGTTAACTTGTGTTTTAGAAGGTATTGAATCTGAGAATGATGGTGGTGAAACAAATAGTTATGCCATGGATAAATTAGTTAAAGTATTTAAGATGCATAACATTTATATTCGTAGTAATAATTTAGTTAAAATAGTTGACGGTTCTTTAACGTTAACATTAACGGTAGGTAAAAAACCTTTTGATATTCAAAATATAATATTCATTGAAACTCATCCGAATGAAGATAGTGATATTGATGTAGAAGATGCTAGAGAATTAGCAAAACAAGAATTTCTTCATCAACACGGAAACTCACCAGAATTTAAACAAGCACTTGCAAAAACTCCAACTTTTTGGGACACATTTATGGGTGCGACACCAAAAGGTCGTAAAGAAATTGAAAAGATTGTTAATAGAAGTGTAACGGATAATAGTTATTTAACCAAAGGGAATACAATAACATTTAAATTATTGTCAAATACTATATTCATTGACAGAGACTTTAAATTAACCCAAAATAAAAAAATATATGCTGGTACTATGGAAAAAAACAATGTTTTAAAACTTGGTACTAGGAGAAGAGGACATTTTGAACTTCAAATTACTAAAGAAGTGAGTCCGTCAATATACAACGTTAAAATAAGATTCTGTAACAAAGATTTAAATTGTGAATCTCAAGGTGAAGGTACAATAAAAGTGATAAGAAATGGCTAAGAAAAATAATTCTTCAAATAAAAAATTATCGGACCACGAAATAAAGGTTGATTTAATCCGTGAGGCTTCACAAAGCTTAAAGGATTATAATAAACTTTTACAAGAAACTAGGGAGTTGGAAATTAATATTCAACACCAGAAAATTCAACGTGATAAAATCAAAGCTATATTAGCTGAAAATAAATTAAAAGCTATTGGTTTAGGGTTATCACAAGCTCAAGTTGATGTATATCAAGATGAATTAGATGAAATAGAAAAAATTATTAAAGTTGGTGAGAAGTATAATAAAATTCAAAGAGAAGCTGTTAGTGAAGTTAAATTATTAGCCCTTTCTTGGAAAGAAGCTGGGAGACAAGTTAAGAATTTAGGAAAATACATTTACCAACAAGGTCCTTGGTTATTAGAACAACAAAAAGCCGTTAAAGGAACCGAGCTTTCAATGGGTATTCTTTCTAATCAAGCAAAAGGTTTTAGAAATAATATTTACAAAAGTTCATTAACAACAACCCAAATGGGTGTTGATACCAAAGACTTAGCTAAATTACATGGTACTTATTCAGATAAAATAGGACGTAGTGTTCAATTATCTGAGGAACAAATGGAATCTATGGCTGAATTAGCTAAAGGTACTGTTTTAGGTATTGAGGGTGCCGCAGAATTTGCTGCTGAGATGGAACACTTCAACGTATCAGTTAAGGGAAGTACCGCATTGGTTGAAGGTATGCTTAAACAATCCCATAAAATGGGTGTTAATAGTGGTAAGGTAATTAAAAATGTTCAAAAGAACATTAAAATGCTCCACAAATACAATTTTAAGGATGGTGTTAAAGGTTTAACCAAAATGGCAGCTCTAGCTACCAAATTTAAATTTGAGATGGAATCAATAGCTGGTTTCGCTGATAATTTAATGACACCTGAAGGTGCTGTAGAAGCGGCTTCTAAATTACAAGTATTAGGTGGTGCGTGGGCTAAAATGGGTGACCCGTTTGAACTTATGTATAGAAGTAGAAATGATTTAACTGGTTTAACCGAAGATATTCTTGACGCTACAACTGCAACAGCTAGATTTGATAAAGATAGTGGGGAGATTACTATTGACCCAATGGAATTACATAGATTACGTGAGGTAGCTAAGGTAACTGGAATTAGTGCTGAAGAACTTAGTAAAATGGCTAAAGCAAAAGCGAGGTTCAACGCCATTACTAGTAATGTATCAAGTGCTTTTAGTGAAGAAGATAAACAATATATTGAAGGTTTAGCCACTTGGGACGATAAAAAGAAAGAGTTTGTAATTACAACTCAAGTAGGTGATGAAAGTGTAACTGAAAGTGTTAACGCTCTTAGACAAATAACACCTCAAATTATTAAATCTCAAGTAGATTTCCAACAAACACTTAAGAAAAATGCTACTCAAGCAATGACTTTTGCTGATAAATGGGAAGGTCTAGAAAATATGTTTAAATCCATGTTATTACCTGGTTTCGAATCCTTCGCAAAAGCAATGGAAGATACTATTGGAGACTTTCACGCATGGGCTAGTGACGCTAAACTTACTGAAAATTTAATAGATTTTGGTAAAAGTGTTGGTGAATTAGCTGGTAGTATAGTTAAATTTGCAGCTAATAACCCTTTTACCGCTGGAATATTAGCATTGGTTGGTTCAGCTGCTGTATGGGTAGCCAGAGGTATGCAATTAGGTATGGGGTTCAATATGACAGCTAGTAAAATGGGTCTTGGTGGAGGCGGTGGTATGAACAAAGGTGGTATGTTTAAAAATGGTGCATTTAACTTAGGTAAAAATGGTTCAATGGCAATGGGTAAAAATGGTGGAAGATTAGGTATGCTCGGTAAAATGGGTAGAGCTGGTCGTTCTGGTATGGGTATTGGTGCTGGTGTTATCGGTGGTGTAGCCGCTGGTTATGATGAATGGAGTGAAAACTCAGCCGCTGGAATGGATAATGGTGAAAATGCTAGTAGAACTGCTATGCGTGGAATTGGTGGTGGTCTTGGTGGTTGGGGTGGTGCCGCTGCTGGTGCTGCAATAGGTTCAGTTATACCAGTGATTGGAACTCTAGTTGGTGGAATTATTGGTGGTGCTCTTGGTGCTTGGGGTGGTAGTGAAATTGGTGATGTTGCTGGTGATTTTTCTCATGGTAAATCTGGAAGGAAATTGAATGATTTTATTTCAAGAGGTGGTGAAAGTCCTGTACCATTTAGTAAAGATGATACAGTACTTGGGGCTAAGAAAGGTGGTCCGATTGATAATCTTTTAAATCAAAGTATGCCAGGTGATAATGACAGTAGTTTTAACACTAAAGCTATATTATCATCTAATATTGGAAAAGCTTCTAGAGGTAATGCGATTGAAGAAGGAAAGTCTGTTATCCCTACTACACAAAAGGTTTCGGTTGAATTTAAACAACCTTTACGAGTTGAAGGTACACTAACTTTAGAGTCTAATGGACAAGAAATTAAATTAGATTTAAATGACCCAATATTGATGAGAGAGTTAAGTAAAGAAATGCAAATACAATTAACTAAAGCGATTGGTGGTGGTAAGACTGCATCTACTCCTAACGCTGTATAATAAATAACTCTTGAAACCCCTATAAAATAAGGGTAATTGAAGATTTATTAAAAATAAATCAATTTTTACTTGCATTTTCTTTAAATATTTTGTTTTTTTTATATTATTAATAGAACTTAATAACTAATAACTAATAAGAATAATATATATAATTAATACTACTATTATACTAATATTGCGTAATTTAAATTTTAAGTTAAAATTTACTTCAATAGCAATATTTATAATAAAAGAAAAGCTATGGCTAATTCAATAAATGATGATTCACCCGAAATAAGAGATTCCTTATTAAGTAAAAACTTAATATTATCTGACACAGTGACAGATAATAGTTTAAGTGGAATAGCTAATGGATTAGGTTTACCTTCAAGCAACACATTACTTACTCACGTACCAGCCTCCGAAAATTTAGAGGTAACTGGTGAAGATGTACGTAGTGGTCTAGTAAGTAGAAATAGATATACTTCAACCGAAGATATGGTTTCTGCAACTATAATAGATAATAACTTCAATTATGACCAACAAGACGGTGGGTATATCACAGAAAACAATGAATTAAATTTTGGTGGTGCTGGCACTTCAGGATTAGATACACTTGACGCAATCACATCTCAACAAGGATTTGGATTAGATGGTGGTGGTTTATACCCACAAGGGGATATTAGAACTACTGTCGCTGGTAGGGTTTTAGGAGCCACTGGAGCTATTAATGATACTCCATTGGGGATTATTGGTGGTGAACAATTATTATTAGCTCTAGGACAAAGAGCCACTTTCAATGCACAAAGAGAATTATTTGGTCAAGTTAATCTTAGTCCGTTTAGTTTATTGAGTGGTTCGGATTTTATAGTACCTGACAATAGTATTACCGTAAGAAGCACAACTTTAGGTAGAATCGGGGATATCGCTTTAGATGTCACTGGATTTAATCTACCAATTCAAATTATTGACGATGAAGCTTCAATCGAAAACCAAGATAGTATCGAAAGAAACAATGCGTTAATTAGATATACAGGCAAAGGGCAATTAATGCGTCTTTTCGATAATTTAAATCAAAATAAATATAAACCTAATTATGTATCTGATGGCTCAGGTAGAAGTAAATTAGGTGTTAATCCAGAAGTTACTGAATATAGCCCAATAAGTAGTGGAACAACATTAGCTGAAAGAACTCAAACCGAACTTGGTATTGGTCTTAGTGAATTTGATGGTTCCGATAAAATATGGGACCCAAATGTGTTCCTTAGTGAATCAGGAACTTTGTTAGCTAAAACCAAAGAAATGTTCAATGATAGGATTAGTTACATGGTTCATTTTGGTGAACAAGGAACTCCAAGTGTTGATTTTTCACAATTAAATACACCTTCAGGTGGTAAATTATCTAAGGGTAGTGGTGTTTTAAGTGAAGCTTTCTTGAAAGAAGGTGATAAAGAAAATGTGTTTTGTAGAACTTGGACTTCAACGAAGACTTACTCTACCGTAGCAGATTTACAAAAAAATACAGGGTTATATAATTATAAAAATAAAATCAGACAGGATATTGAAGATTCTGTATTGGGTGATAATGGATTTGTTAAAATATCTCCATATAAAGTACCTCAAGGTGAAGAAGATTCATATGATGCTAAGAAATTCATGTTTTCAATTGAAAACCTTGCGTGGAATGATGATTTAATTAACTTACCAAAATTTGAAATTGGTAATGGTGACCCACAAACGGGTACCAAAGGAAGAATTATGTGGTTTCCACCATACGATATTAAATTCACTGATACAACATCGGTAGATTGGGATACAACTAAATTTATTGGTAGAGGTGAACCTATCTATACGTACAATTCTACTGAAAGAAGTGGAACTTTATCTTTCAAGGTGATTATAGATTACCCTGATTATATGAACGATAGTAAGATTAATACAAATGAGTTAATGTCTAGTTTGGCAGCTGGTTGTTTGGATTATAACAAATATTTCTCAACGAATGAAGAAAGAATGTTACAAGAGGAAATTAATAAAGATATTGTTACACCTAAAACAACTATAGGAACTCAAGTTGTGAAGTATGATAATTTCAAATTCTTTTTTGATAATGATATTTCTATAATAGATTCAGGATATGAAACAATTGGTTTAAATGCGGATTGGCAAGGTCCTACATTTATTAGTGATTTGAAAAATCTATTTACACAAAATAAAGGAATTAAAGTTAAATTAAGTGGTTACGCTAGTAAACGTGGTAATACAACAACAAATAAAATATTAAGTGATGATAGAATTACCTCAGTTAAAGCGTGGTTTGATACTAATATTGGAAGTGATTTAACATTCGGTGCAACTACTTCAGAAGGTGATACCAAAGCAGACCAAGCAATCGATGCAGATATTAATGCGGTAAGTGTTAAAAAAGAGAGATTTGTACTTGTGGATTTTGTATATAACCCTAGTACTGATGAACAAGTAACTAATACAACTGATGTTAAAAAAGAAACAACTAATAATGAAAAGGAAGTTTTAGAAAAAGTTAAAAGAAGATTCCATAGAGAAGACCAATATTTTGAAGAATTAAAGAAGAGTGATGTTAATAGTGATAAAATCATTTATGATAATATTAGGGAAAAGATTAAATTCTTTCACCCAGCGTTCCATTCAACTACACCTGAAGGTTTTAACTCTAGATTAACATTTTTACACCAATGTACTAGACAAGGTTCTACAAAACTTAATAATAAAAGTTTTAATCTAGCGTTTGGTTCACCACCAGTATGTATACTTAGGATTGGTGATTTTTATAACACTAAAATAATTATAAATAATCTAGGTATTAATTACGAACCTCTAGTTTGGGATTTAAACCCAGAAGGTGTTGGAGTCCAACCAATGATTGCAAATGTTGAAATAGCATTCAAATTTATAGGTGGTAGTGCATTAAATGGTCCAATTAATAAATTACAAAATGCGGTATCATTTAATTACTTTGCAAATACAGGTGTTTATGACCCTAGAGCTGATAGGTTGGTTAGAAAAGATAATATTGACCCTGAAAATCCAGATGATTCAATATATGAATTTTCAGGTGGAGAAAAAGAATTTGGCGCAAAGGTTGACAGTGATACTGTTCAACCTAATAATAAACAAGCAAGTGATTTAGGGGTTCCTAATGATGCTAATGTAGTTGCGGAAAATGAAGCTCAAAAACAAGAAGAGGTGCTTTATGATGATAAATCAGAAGTTTCTAATATATCAGTTGTAGGTCATGACAGTTATGTTGCAGACCAAGATTACTTATATGTTGATTTCTCATACACACATAAGTCAACATCAATTTATAAATTAGAGAATTCTAATAGAGGTAATATATCATTAACTTCAAGTAGTGACCCAACATTGAATATTCAATTAGGTTATGTTCTTGCAGACCCAAATGATGCGACTAGTTTTATATTTGGGAGTTCAGATGGTTTAGAACAAATTATAATTAGTGAGAGTACTGGGACTACAGATTTCACAATATCATTCGTTGATTTCAATAGTGATATAGTATTATTAATGAACCAAGTGCTTGCAGCTGGTGATGGGACATTAAAATTGGCTTGGACAAGTGGTTCAAGAAGTAATGTAAATTTTTAAGATATGGCACAAAAATATTTAGATAGATACAATAGGTTTAAAAGTGATGATAATTACAAACCAGTTCCTGGAATTAAGATATCCGAAAAAAAGAGTGATAAATTCTTGACTTATAAGGGTGGAAGCACTAGATTTGATATACTTAGTCAAAAATATTATGATTCACCGTATTACGGTTGGTTAATAATGTTGGCTAACCCAGAATTTGGTGGATTAGAATTTAATATACCAAATAATAAAACGATAAGAGTACCTTTCCCGTTAACCACTTCTATAAATGATTATATCGAAGAAGTGGATAAATATTTTAGATTATATGGCTAATTCAAATTCAATTGTACAAGCAGAACAAATACAAAACCTATTAGTAATTGACCCATCCGCAAAGGGTATGTCTAATGTTAATGTTGAGGACTTAAGTATTTCTGTTGAGTTAGAAGTTTACAAGAGGGATGAAAACCCAATTATTTTTAGTAATGGTGAAGTGACCACAGGGAATAAAACCAATCCAGAAGCAACAAGAATTAGTTTTATTGATGGGGTTGGTGAAGAAGACCATTTAACAACACATTACACTGAATTAACAACCGATTTTGGAAAAGATAATGATGTTGGTTCATTAGGTATTGAGAGTATCGACATAAGCTTTAATACATCATATGTTCCAATTGTTAAGATTAGATTTAAAGATATTAGAGCTAGGTTATTTGAAATGGGTGATGAATCACCGTACAGTTTCTTATTTAAGATGCCATACCCAATCTTTTACCTAACAGTGAAGGGTTATTATGGAAAACCAGTTAAATATGCCTTACACCTTACTAAATTCAATGGACAATTAGATAATGATACAGGTAGTTTTATAATTACATGTGATTTCATAGGATATACATATGCGTTCTTAGCTGATTTATTAATGGGTATTTTGAAAGGAATCCCTTATACAAAACGTGGTATAGATTTAATGAAACCAGATTTTGTTTCATTTGATGAGTTAACCGCTGTAGTTAGTCAATTAGAAAAAAATATAACTAAATTTAATAAAAAAAATAAACCATTAAGAGCGTTATCAATATTCGGTGATTTAATTATAAAACTAAATGCTATTAGAGATAATTTAATTACATCCATAGCGTCCAATTCTTATAACGTTGTTGATAATACGAACCTTGTTGGTGCCGAATTCGTTTCTTGGGGTAGTCACATTAATATTGGACCTTCAAGTTCATTACCAAGTAGTGACCAAGATATTTATCAGAGAGAGGTTTTAGATTTCGTAGAACAATATAATAACCTTAATGATAAAAAAGGCGTACCTAGTTATAAATTAAATAAGGAAGATTTTCTATTAGACAATGATGGTGTTTGGATTAATAACTATAACACAAATGATTTCATAGTACCAGATGGAATTCTTAATGGTATACCCAAAACATTTGAAGAATTTCAAAATTCTAGTTTAGATAAGTATCCAAATTATGCAACAACTGACGATAAAGAATTAAGAGCAAAATATAATAACTTCATTAAAATAGTTGATTATAAATCTAAAAACATTAGCAACTTCACCTATAATTTTAAAGAAAATATGACTCTTTTTGATATTAGATTTGCAATAGCTAAAATAGATAAATTAAATTTATTAATAACTAACGATTATAAAGAAGCTAAAAAAGATGTTACTGAAACATTTATAGATGGTATAACAGAATATTTAGAAAAGGATGGAAGCGTTTTTGATGCTTCAATAGGTTCTTTGTTTAAAATCTTATGTAGTCATGTTGATTTATTTGTTGATGTAATAAAAGACCTTGAGAAAGATATTAAAGAAGATGTTATTAGTGGTCAAAGAAATGTCAGTGAAGCGGATAAAACTAATTTTAGTCAATACACTGATGGTACAGGATTAACTGAAATTCCAGTTAATGCTTTCCCTGAATATATCGAAAAAGAAATTATCACTGATAGTGATGGTAAGAGTAATAGTGCTTTAGTTGAAAAATGGTTAGGTTCAGCTATTAACCCTGATATTAGGAAATATAAAGAAGTATTGTTTATTGATGATTTATATGATTCAATGATAAAAGCGGCTAAAAAAGATAGTGAAAATTTACTAAATTTAGTCCAACTTCCAAAGGGTTGGTACCCAGTAAACCCGTTAGAGACTAAAGCGTTTAATAGTAATAATACAAACCCATGGGAGGTTGCGGAAAACTTAACGAGTGGACCTATTTTAAAATTAATGCATCAAAGAATGTCATTATTTTTAGGTTATAGTAACGATTTTAGCGATACTGATAAAAATTATGATAGAGAGATTATAAATATGGCTAAAATTGAAGCTAATCAATTAAATGAAAGTATATTAGACTCAGGGGTTAAAAAACAAATAATATGGCAAGATGCAAATTCAAGTGAATGGGCAAAAAGGGTAGAGACAACGTTAGGTGACGGTGATGAGTCCTTTGGGTCAATGGGTAAAGACTTTGATTTAAGATTATATTATGACGATTCATTTTTTAGCTCTAATGATGAGTATGTATATAGACATGGATTAGAAACCTCAAATGATGTTGCCCTTCTAGATTCAGAACAAAACATTTCAATTACACAAACAGAAGGTAATTTAACAAAAGGGATTAATACCACAAATACACCGACTTTATTTGGTACTTCGGTAGTTTCAAATATAGATACACCAAGTACGGAGATAGTTGAGAATTTTATTAAGATAATACCTTATGACACATATAGTCAGGATTATAAATATGAATCATGGTTAGGTGATTCACCTAGTAGGGACACTAAAAAAACAACTAGACTTACTAAAAATATAAATGAGGTAAATGATTTCCATAGTGGTCTTTATAAAACCCACGAATTTTCTACGTATATAGATGATGAAATAGGTTTTGACAACTATAATTTATCTTATGAATTTTATGATAAAGAACTTAAACTTAACCTTCTGCAAAACGCAAAAGGTGTTAATAAACCATTCTCTTTTCAATCGAAATTTATTAGTAATGGTAAGGAATTTTCACTTTTTGGTAGTGAATGGTATTATGCTCAAACTGATATAAGTAAAGCGTTATTATTCTTACACTCAATTCCTTTTGATGGGACTAACTTAGAATCAAAAGGTAGTACTGAACTTATGCATGGTATGTTAAGTGATAAAAATTTAAAATTCTTTAATGAAAGAGCTGGCTTCGTTTTAGTACCAGATTCTTGGTTATTATTACTTGGCGGTCTATTATATAGAGAATCATTAAATAATGAAATGATTATGTTTAGTGACGCTAATGGTTCATTAGTTCCTAATATTGATGATATTGATTTAAATAAAAATGATTATTTAATTAATAATAGTATATCAGTTGGTACATTTGGTAGTAGTTCCACTTATAGATATAGTAATGGGGCGATTAACTTTATAAACATTAATGTTCCTAGAGAATATACGAAAATTCCTGATGTAATATTAAGATTACCAGAATCAGTTAAAACTATTTTAAAGAGTTATTTTGCTGCTTGGGTTGATAATAGTGAAGGTTGGATAAAATTGAAAAATGTGTTAGAACTTGAATTTACACCTAATGGAATAATAGGTGATAATTACGAAACAGTTACGGAAAATAACACATTTGAGGGTAATTACGACTTAAAATTAGAAGATGGTTCAGATGGTTCAGACGCTTTAAATATTTTTTTAGGGAGTAAAAAAATATTAATGAATAGTACTTATAGAATTTGGAAAGGTGAAACTAAAAGATATAAAAAAATTGTAATTAAAGAAGCTCATTATAATTTATATTTAAAAACATTTTACAACGAACTTAGTGTTTTAAATGGTAAGGTGGCACTTGACGCTAAATCTAAAATTAATAGACAGTTGTTTAATACGGACAATGTTGATGATATTAAATTAAGTTTATATAAAAATATAAAATCTGTTTATAATAAATGGATAGTTGGTGTTAACCCTAGTGTTGACCCAGTTATTTTACATGACTTATATAAAAGTTTTAACTTTTTAGATAGGGCACATATTGATATTTCAAATAATTTTAAAATTTCCCCAACTAAGTTTGTTGAATTCTTATCAACGAGTTCCAATATGAATTTTTATAGCTTTATTGCTAGAATTCTTAGTGAAAATAATTTCGATTTTATTCCGTTACCAACATTTCTTGATTATTCATCAGCGGAGAAGGTTAAAGGTGTTTTTGAACCTCAAAGATTTAAAGATATGGCTGCGACAAACGGACCAACATTTGTTTGTATGTATTTTGGTGAGCAATCTAATAAATTAAATGTTAGTAAAAAAGATGATAGGGGTGATAGTTTTAGTATACCTACTAAGTACAATAAAGATGGTGATTTAATTATAAGTGATTTTGATGATTTACCAGATGATTTTAAAACTGGTAATAGAACAATACCATACTTCTTAGTGAACTATGCTGACCAAAACCAATCTATATTTAAGAATATAACTTTAAATCAAGCTGAATTTACGGAAACCAATGAGAGCCTTGAAATAATCGAGAGTCTTTCAAGGAGAAATAGAAATAATTCACTTGGTCAAAATTTATTTGACATTTATAGTAATAGAGCATATTCAGCTGAAGTTGAGATGTTAGGGAATGCACAAATACAACCATTTATGTTCTTCCAAATTAATAATATTCCTATGTTTGATGGTGCTTATACAATTATAAACACTAGTCATCACATCAAGGCGAATCATATGACAACAACCTTTAAGGGTGTTAGGATTAGAAAGGTTAAAACCAAAATGATTGATAACGAAACGTTATATGCCCATTTACTTGCTAACTTAAACGAAGTTGATAATGATGACGCTAATTTAGGTGATATAGGTACTTCAAATAATGCAAATCCTAGAGAAGAACTAACCCCTGAAGATAAAGAAAGAATTACAAATTCTAGAGAAGATATTCCAAATGATATTAAAGGGACTTGGGCTAATCCATTAGGTAATATGAATGTTACTAGTGACTTTGGACGTAGAAGTATTGGATTTCATAATGGTATGGACTTCACCGCTGCTATTGGAACAGATGTTAGTACCGTTGATGAGTTAATAATTAGAAGAGTTAGATGGAACCCAACAGCGGGTGGTCTATACGTTGATTTTAGAGTTAAAGATAGAGATATATATATTAGATATATGCACTTATCTACTTTAACTCACCCAGCTTTTGCTGGTATAACACCAGTACCTAATATGGATATCACACAAGGTGGACCAATTGGTACCGTTATAAAAAAAGATGTTATATTTGCCAAATCAGGTGATTCGGGTGAAGTACCTAAACATTTACATATAGACATTAGGAATACAGTTGGTGTAACTGGTGGTAACCAATTTAAAGAACCTCAATATTTCTTTAACATGGAAGGGTGGACTTGGAATTCAAACCAATCTAAATTAGATGACCTATAATTTGTTATTTTAGATATAATTTAGTATATTTGCAAAATGGAGATAGCTAACATCGTATGTAAAGACGTTATAAATATTGGTCCAGAGTTCAACGTTGTTGATTCTGTGGATGATATTATCTATACAAATTTACCAACATTAATTATTGGCTACGAAGATGCTATCAATCTATATGGTGTTGATAACATCAATGTTTTAAAGCGTAATATTAAGAGAAATCTGTTTTGGACATTTAGAAGAACAGTAGAACGTAAAGTCTATGAACCCGATATAGAAGCCTTTATAAAATATTCCTACAAAAAAGCTATTGAGAATATAAATTATGTGGATATTGACATTATTCAATTTTCACCCAATAAATTATATAAAATTACCAAGAAAATACTAGGATTAAAACAACCACTATCCTATAAGTCAGCGAATAACGTAATTTATGTTTATTCTGAAAATTTAATTTTTGGAGTTGATATGAATTTACTAGAGTACGTTGGAGTTGATGTTGAAAAAGTGGAGAAAAAAATAATTGATAAAAGTGTGGTGTTTCTGGAAGGTTCGGAGATACTTATAGAATATAATAACCAATTGGAGCGTTTGAAATATGATTACAAATTTCTTCCTTTTTTATATTCCATAAAAAACCCACATGACTAAAAAATTATTGATAGCTGCATTTATTTCTCGAAATGAATTAGAGCAGTTCTTAAAACAAATATATACAGAATTTGACGTTGAAAGTAACAAGGTTTTCATCTACGAAAACTTAGAAGATGACTCTCAATATGTAGCTACGTTTTATATCAACCTGAATATAGGAGAAAAGGTATTCCTACAAAATTACTTCAAAAACGCCTTAATTGTCCATAAGAAAAAGAAAACATTCTACACCATTAATGCCCTTAATAAATTAATCGAAAAGGAACATAATTTAGATAAAGGTAATATTGATTATAAAAATTGGAAAATAGATTGGTCTAAGTTCCAAAACAAAATAATTATCAATAGTAATAATAAATTGGTTTTAATAGGCTTAAAACGGTTTTTTTCATAATTTCTATCTATTTATATTAACTGATAAATATTTAATATTATGAAAAATACCAAAATAGACGAATTAAATAAGTTTTTGGAAGAGAATGAAGAGGAAGGTACCGTTTGTGACATCGATGGTAACTGTAGACCAAAGCTTATCAAACCAGATAAGAGTATTGTTGAGAGAATTAGCAAGAAAATAATAATCGAAGACGGAAGACAATTATTAATGTAATGAAAAGATACACAAACGAAGATAACAAAAACGATAAAGATAGATTTAGATTACTTTTAGAGTATGATTTCTATATTGGTGAAGAAGAAGAAGTTGAACCAGAAGGTGAATTAGTAACTGAAGAACCACCAGAAGGTGAAGCTCCAGATGAAATGGCTCCTGATGATGAAATGGCTCCTGACGCTGAAATGGGTGGTGAAGAAGAATTGGCTCCTGACGCTGAAATGGGTGATGAAGAAGGTTTTGACGCTCCTGAAGAAGAAATGATGGGTGGAGAACCAGAAGGTTTTGACGAACCATTACCTGAACCAGAACCAATGGAAGATGAAGTTGAATTAGATGTTACTGAATTAGTTCAAGGAACAGAAGCTGCAAAACAATCATCTGATAGAGCAAACCAACAAATCGATGTGTTAATGAATAAATTTGATAGTTTGAATGCGTCATTAGAAAAAATGGCTGCAATCAATACTAAGATAGATGATTTAGAACATGAAATCGAAAAAAGAAACCCAACACCTCAAGAACAATTAGAAATGCGTTCATTAGATTCATATCCTTATAGTCTTAAACTTACAGACTATTGGTCTGAGAAGGAAGGTAATTATGATGCGATGGGTGGAGACAAGGCAAAAGACCAAGAATATGTACTTACACAAGACGAAGTAGATAGAGATTACAATGCAATTGAAGTAAAAGATTCATTTATCCATGACCCAGAAGAGGATGAGGTAGATGATTTTAAAACGTTTTAAAAAATTAACTAACTGAAACTAATAGATATAGAGCACGACCTACCAGGTTGTGCTTTTTTTTCCGAAAATAAATACAATTTTACTTGTTATGGGGAACATAATGTAGTATAATTGCATCATGTTATACAGAGATACTGTTTCTGTTTTAACCAAACCATTACCATTGACAAATTATTACAGATGGTAATGTAATAACGACCCCGACACTAAAAAACGAAGTCGGGCAACTTAAAAACAATTATTTATTATGAGTAAAGAAAACTCGGCATTACAAGCGATGTTAGCCCAATATGAGCAAGCATCAACATTCTCAAGTGAAAATTCATTTGACATTAAAAATTACTTCTCAACATTTTTACCTGATGGAGTAGACAATAAAATGGTAGCGATTAGAATTCTACCAATTGAAGGAACAACTCCTTTTCAAGAAGTTCAAGTACACTCTGCTAAGGTAGATGGAAAAAACCGTAAGTTTACATGTATCGCACATCTTAATGATGAGCCATGTCCTTTCTGTGAAGCAAGGGAACAATTATTAGCCACTGGTGAAAAAAGTGACGAAGAATTAGCAAAATCTTACAAGCCAAGATTGATGTATATCGTTAAAGTTATCGATAGAGACAACGAAGCTGATGGACCAAAATTCTGGAGATTCCCAATCAACTATAAGAAAGATGGTATCATGGACAAAATCATGGCTACAATTACAATGTTAAAGGAGGATGTAACAGACCCTGTAACAGGTAGAGATTTAGTTCTTAACATCGTTAGAGTGAAAAACCCTAGAGGTGGAACTTATCCAGCAGTTAATTCTGTACAAGGAATGGATAAAAAAGCTTTAAGCACTGACGCTGAATTATCAGCTAAATGGTTGAATGACAAAAAAACATGGCAAGATGTTTATTCACTTAAAGATTATGATTACTTGAAAATAATCGTAATGGGTGAAGTTCCAGCATGGAACAAAAGACTTGAAAAATTTGTTGCTAAGTCTTCATTGACTGAAGCTGACAATGAATCAACAACTGAAAGTTTAGATTCTCAAGTTAACAGTCCAGATTCTTCAATAGCCGTAGGTGCTAACGCATCTGAAGCTAAGACAGAAACGAAAGTTGAAACGAAAGTGGAAACTAAAGCTGAAACTACTTACACCGCTCCAGTTGATGAGCCTATTGCACAAGTAGAAGACGACTTACCGTTTTAATAAGTAAGTCCAAACAATAATGGTTTGGTAGTGAGGGATTCCACTACCAGACCTTTTTTTAGCTCTAAGAGTTAAAAATAAACATAAAAAACATATGTTTCCCTAATTATTAACTAAAATGGCTAAAAAACCAACAAAAACCACTGTAGCAAAAACCAGTTACAGCTTAGATGACTTTAAAGCGTCACAAGGTATCACTAAAACAATAAAAGATAAAGAATTATCATGGGTACCACTATCCAAAGCATGGCACGATGCAATTAAACTGCCAGGATTTGCAAGAGGGTATGTAAACTCAGTAAGAGGATATTCAAACACTGGAAAATCAACAGCTTTTTACGAAGCGATTGCTGGAGCACAAAGAATAGGTGACTTACCAGTAATATTTGAAACAGAAGGTAATTTCAATTGGGAACATGCAAAGATGTGTGGGATGCAATTTGAAGAGTTGGTAGATGAAGATACTGGCGAGATTACATATGGAGGTAAATTCCTTTATATGAGTAACAAAGATTTACTAGATAGGTATCAAAATTATGACCACCAACATAGTAAGGAAATGACCAAACCATTAAGGTTTGAACCAGTTTTAGAAGACGTAGCAAGGTATATGACCGAGTTATTGGATATGCAAGCTGAAGGTAAGTTGAAGGAACATTTATGTTTCCTATGGGATTCAATTGGAACATTGAATGGATTTAAATCAGCGATGTCTAAAACAACTAACAATATGTGGAATGCTGGCTCAATGAAAGTATTTCAAGCGATTGTTAATTACAGAATACCAGCTTCTAGAAGAGAAGATAGTGAATTTACAAATACATTTATTTGTGTTCAAAAGATTTGGTATGACAGTATGAATATGAAGATTAAGCACAGTTGTGGTGAGTTCATGTTCTTCAATTCAAGATTAATAGTTCATTTAGGTGGTATTATATCACATGGAACTAAAAAATTAAAAGCTACTGCATTAGGTAATGATTATCAATACGGTACCGAATGTAAGATTAACTGTGAGAAGAATCACGTTAATGGTCTTGAAAAGAAAGGTATTATAGCGTCAACCCCACATGGGTATTGGAATCCATTGGATTTAGATAGTTATAAAAAAGAGAAGAGAGATTTCATTCATGAAAAATTGAATGTAGAATATAGTACTGATTTAGAAATAGATTACTCTGTAGAAGAAGGTGAAAAGTCGAATGACGATTTTTCAGGAAATTAATATTAACCCTTTAAATTAAAAGGATATGGCAAATAAGCCAAGAAAATATGGTGTAGTTAAAAATGTTAAAAACACCTTACTTGTTGATGGAAACGCTCTATTTAAATTGGGATTTTTCGGAGCGAAAGATTTGTTTACTAGGGATGGTGACCATATAGGAGGACTATATGTATTTATTACCATCCTTAGAAAACTCCTTCAAGAGAATTTATACCACAAAGTATTCGTATTTTGGGATGGAAAATTCAGCGGCAAGCAAAGATGGAAACTATACTCAGATTACAAAGGTGACCGAAATAAAGATTTTGTCAATGGAACACATCCCATTGATATTCAAGAGAAAACTGAAGTCTTTATTATACGTCAATACTTAGAAGAACTATGTATTAGACAATTGGTTGATGAAACCGATTCAGGTGTTGAAGCAGATGACTTTATCGCTCAATACTGTCTAACTAAAGCTGATAATGAACATGTAACAATCTGTACTACAGATAGAGACTTAGCGCAATTAATAGCTGAAGATGTACGAATATACTTCTGCGACTTAAAAGAGTATATATCCTTAAAGAATTATAACGATTTCTTTAAGCATCACCAGAGTAATAGTAAATTGATAAAAATCATAGGAGGTGATTCCAGTGATAGTATCAAAGGGATTAAAGGGGTTAAAGAAACCACTTTACTAAAATATTTCCCAATACTAAAAGAAAGACCAGTAACACTAAACGAGATTATTCAATCAGCTAAGGACCAACTAGAGCTTCGGGCAGAAGAGAAAAAGAAACCACTTAAAGCATTAACAAACATAGTAGAATCAATTACAGAAGGTATCCAAGGAAAGGATATCTATAAGATAAATGAGACCATTATTGATTTAAGCAAACCGTTAGTTGACGAACCTAATAAGACCTTACTAGAATATATTAAAGGTCCGATGGGTGACTTCGATGAACGAGGAATCAAAAACGTTTACACTTACATGAAACGTGATGGTATGGATAAAGAAATCGAATCATTTAGTACCAATTACTTATTACCATTTAAAAAACTAATAGAACGAGAAAAAATACAAACATTAATTAATAAATAAACAAAATTATGAGTAACAGAAAAACAGAAATTGTAAAGCCTTTTGAATTCTCTTTGAGAATTAACAACCACATTATTTGTCAACGATACTTTAGTATCAAAAACTATAATAATGACAGTAGAGAGTCTATGGAAGTTAAAGAAATGATGGATGATATCATAGGTGTTAATCAACACATACAACTAGGATTAATTCCAGAGTTCTTCAAGCAACAATGCATTGCAAATTCGTATAAACCTTATTATTCACAAAATAATCATTTAAACGATAAAGTTGATATTTTCACTTTAGAAATTTCTAAGAATAATGTGAACCAATTAAAGGGTAAAGATGGTCAGTTTGACATCGAAGATTTACAAAAAGAACTGATTAGTTCTGGAAGCTTTGATGGTAGAGTGTTTCACCCTAATATCCGATACGAAATCGATATTAGAAGTATAATATCTGACATTATCAGAATAATCCAAGGACATTTAAGCCAGAGAGAATATATCACGGCTTATGGTGACGTTAAATTAAAACGTTTCAATAAATTAACTTCACAAGAAATGAAGTATGTAAACCAATATTAAAAAATGAGTGACATCAACAAGGACACTGGATTTGGATTTTTAGGAATTCCCTACCAAAGAAGGTTGATTACTCAATTTATTACAGACCACAAATTTGCTACAAATATAATGAGTATCGTAGACCCAAACTACTTTACTGATTTATATTTGAGAATTATAGCATCGGAAATTAAAAATGCGTTTGAAGTAGATGAAGTAATTCCAGATATGGATAGTCTAAGATTTAGACTTAACAGTAGGAGTGATAATGATACTACTAAATTATATATAAAAGCACAAATTGATGAAATAGAAGATAGTTCATTGAATGACTCAGAGTTTGTCCAAAGTATGGCAATGAAATTCTGTAAGCAACAAGAACTAAAGAAATCAGTTCACGATATCCAAGAAATAATCGATAAGGGAGATTTAGACTCTTTTGATGAGTGTGAAGAAATACTTAAAAGAGCGTTAGAAATTGGAAGTGATAAAGACGCTGGTATTGACGTTTTCTATGATATTGAAGATGTGTTAAGAGAAGATTTCAGAAAACCAATACCAACTGGTATTGATGGATTGGATGATAAGATGAACGGTGGTTTATCTAAGGGTGAATTAGGAGTGATATTAGCACCATTCGGTGTTGGTAAAACAACTATGATAACAAAAATTGCAAACGAAGCTTATAATCTAGGTTATAATGTTTTACAAGTGTTTTTCGAAGACATTCCGAAAGTAATTCAAAGAAAACATTTGTCATGTTGGACTGGTATTGCGTTGAATGATTTAGCAATTGAAGCACATAGACCTTTGATTGATGAAACAATCAAAGCAAAAGCTGATGCTAAAGGTTATTTAGAATTAAAGAAATTCCCAAGTGATGGTACTACAATACCAATGATTAAAAATTACGTTAGAAAATTAACTGCCTCTGGTAGAAAACCTGATATTATTTTAATTGATTACATTGATTGTGTAACATCAACTAAACATTTCGATAAAGGTTATGAAGCTGAAGGACCAATAATGAGACAATTTGAATCATTATTATCCGAATTTGACATGGCTGGATGGACTGCTATTCAAGGTAATAGAAGTTCTATAAACGCTGATACAGTTGACTCTACCATGATAGGTGGTTCAATCAAGAAAGGTCAAATTGGACATTTTATTGTATCAATAGCAAAAGATTTAGACCAAAAAGAAGGTGGTAGGGCAAATATGGCAATACTAAAATCTAGATTTGGGGTAGATGGGATAGTATTTACAGATATAGTATTTGATAATGCTAGAATTCAAATTGTAATTGAAGAAGGTAAGGCTTTAAAAGCTTCTGAAATGGAAGAATATAAAGCGGGACAAAATCAAGATAGGATTAATGAATTAATGAATAAAATGAATAATAAGGAAGAGGATTTAATCAAATCAGAAACCGAATTGAATAAATAATAATAAATAAAAAGAATTAAACACACATGAGTAAATATTTAAATATAGATAACGGTAACAGAGATACAAAATTCCCAATAATTCATGGTGAACTTTGGGAATTTTATAAAAAGCAACAATCCAAAATATGGACAGCTGAAGAATTAGACTTATCAAAAGATACATTGGAGGGTATTCCCGAAGGTGAAGTCATTATACTAAAAAACCTCTTAGCGTTTTTTGGGGTTTCAGATACATTGGTACAAGATAACTTGGCTGATGAAATAGTATCAGAATTTTCAGAAATTGAGGAAATGAAGTCTAATTACGTGTATCAAGCGTACATTGAAGATGTACATAGTGAAACTTATTCATTAATGATTGAGCAATTAATAAATAATGAGGAAGAAAAACAAGCTATGTTTAAAGCTATTCAAACTAATCCAGTAGTCGCTGCTAAAGTAAAGTGGGCTAAAAAATGGTTAGAAGAAGGTACTTTAGTTCAAAGAGTAGTTGCGTTTTCCTTATTAGAAGGTATGGGTTTTTCAAGTACTTTCGCTGTACTTATGTTCTTTAGATTACGATATCCTCAATTAGCTGGTTTAGGTCAAGCAAATGAATTAATTCTTCAAGATGAAGTGTTACATATGCATCTAGGAATAAACGTCTATAACAAGTATATCAAAGAAGAATATAAATTACCAGCTGAAGAAATAAAAGAAATGATTTTGGAATGTTATGAAACAGAAAAGATTTTTGTAGAGTCAATTTATAGTGGTAGCTTTGTATTAGGCTTACCTAAAGAAAAATTAATCCAATACATTCAATATGTAACGGATAGTTTATTAATATACTATAATATAGAAACGGTATTCAAAGTAGAACAACCATTTGACTTTATGGCATCATTTTCAATTGTAGAACGTCAAAATTTCTTTGAAACTAAAGGTGGTGAATATAATAGATTAACCAATATCGGTGGGGATTTAACAATCGAAGATTTTTAAAAAAAAAACAATTAATGAAAATTATTAAAAAAGATGGTTCTAGTCAGAATTTTAACCCAAATAAGGTTCTGACCAGAATAAAAAGAACTGCTAAAAGCTTGAGTTTAAAAATTGACTCAGACAAATTATCACAAAAAGTAATACCACAAATTCAAGATGGTATGACCACAGATGATATTGATAACTTAGTTGTTATCGAATCACTAGGTTCAGTATACCTACACCCAGATTATTCAATGATGGCATCAGCTATTGAAATTGATATAACTCAGAAGAACCATATTTTTAAAAAATATGATATCGAGTTAGATTACTCAAGAGATTATACTTATGATTATCTAGCATGGGCAACATTCAAGAAATCGTATAGAAATGGTGATGAATTACCTCAAGAAATGTACGCTAGAATAGCCTTGGAAATGGCTGAAACTAAAGAAGATGCACAATACTTATACGAGATGTTATCTACTAAACAATTAAACTTTGCAACGCCAATCAACTTAACTGCTGGAACTGGTGAAGGGAGTAATAGGTTCATATCCTGTGATATAAACTTTTTAAAAGAAGATAGTCTTGAGGGAATTATTGACACATTAGGTGAATTAGCTAAATCATCCAAAGATGGTTCTGGTATTGGAATTTATATTGGAAACCTTAGAAGTTCTAAAAGTAAAGTAGGTGATTTTAACGGTAATGCCGCTGGAATACCTAGGTTCGCTGATTTAGCTCAAGGAATCGCTAGATTCTTCAATCAAAGAGGTAGAAGGAATGGTGCCTTTGCACTATATGCCCCAATTTGGCATAAAGATATTATCGCTCATTTAGAATTAAGATTAAATGAAGGTGATGAAAGATTAAGAACTAGAGATATTTTTAATGGTGTTTGTATTGATGACTTATTTATGGAAGCTCTAATAGAAGAAAAAGACTATTACTTATTCTGCCCTAACGATATACTTAAAGCGGGGTTAAAACCGTTCTTTGAGTGTTCTCCTGATGAATTCAGAGATGTATACCAAGAGGCAGTAGATATGGGAATAGGTGAAAAGATTAATCCAAGAACAATTTGGAATAAAATTCTAATGTCACAAGCATCAACTGGAACCCCATATATTGTTTATATTGATACCATTAATAGAATGAACATGCAAGAACATTTTGGTAATATTAAAAGTTCTAATTTATGTGTAGAAACTCTTTTATATGCAGATAAAGATGAAGTAGGGCAATGTGCCTTAGGTTCAATCCCACTAATGACTTGTAAGGATATTAGAGAAGCCTCTAGATTATTAAGTTATAATATTAATAGAGTAATTGATATTAACGTTTATTCTACTGAAAGAGCTAAGAAAGGTGGTTTAGGTCAAAGAACTATAGGTATTGGTGTTGCTGGATTAGCTGAGTATCTTTATTCAAGAGGAATGAATTTTGAAAGTGAAGAAGGTAAAGAAGCTTTCAAAAATATAATGAGAGAAATATACTTAGGGGCGGTAATTGGTTCACAAGAATATTACGCTAAACATAAAAAGACTTTTAGAGATTATGATAAATCATTATATGCTAAAGGTGTATTTAACCCACAAAAATGGGGTGTTCATGAAAATGAAATTGATATTACTAAACCAGTAGCTAATAGTTTATTCACAGCTCTTATGCCAACAGCCTCATCATCTAATTTATTAGGTTGTACTGAAATGTTTGAAGTACCACAAGGTATGGTTTATAGAAGAAAATTAGATAAGGGAGAATTTGTAGTAGTACAAAGAAATTTAGTTGAAGATTTAGAAGCGTTAAACCTATGGAATGACGATTTAGCTAAACGTATTGTTATGGCTGGTGGAACAATTCAAGGTTTATTTGATATTCCAGAAGAAATTAGAGTTAAATATAAAACGGCTTATGAAGTTTCTCAGAAAAAGAGAATTGATATGATAAGAGAAGCATTTCCATATATTGACCAATCAACATCATTAAATTTATATTACCCAGATGCTAACTCTGCGAGATTATCATCTGCATTAATACATGGGTGGAAGATAGGTAATAAAACTGGTGTGTACTACACTAGGGTACTTAAAAAAGATGCGGAAACAACTGGTGATTTATTTAAAAGAAAAGATTCACCAACAACCACTTTAAATAAACCTGATGATTCAGATTTTGAATGTATTGGTTGCTCAGCTTAAAAAAAAATAATATGGAAGATAGGTATTATTTTAATGAAGAGTGGAACTCACCAATACCAAAAGAACAATTAAAAGAAAAGGGTAGTTGTTGTGCGTTAGGATGTAAAAATTGTCCGTATACCAAACCAATAGTGAAAGGTAATGGTAAATTAGAATAAAAAAGGTGGGCGTTGCCCACCTTTTTTTGTTATAAACTTTATTTTTAGATATTTATTAGTAAAATAATACCATGGCAAATAAATCAATTAACATAAATTTTCCCTTTCGAGATAGTACCAAGGGTTTTTTCTTGGACCTATGTGTTGAAGATACAAAAGCTATTAAAGCTGATTTGATACATTTAATTCTTACAAATAAGGGTGAGCGTCTATATTTACCAGATTTTGGTACTAATCTAAGAAAATACCTATTTGACCCTTACGATGGAATCACCGAAGGAGAAATTAAAACTGAAATTAGTGAAGCCATTAAAAAATACATACCTAATCTTAAAGTTAATTCAATTATTTTTGAAGAAGCTCCCCAAAACCAATACGGTGCTGTTGTTAGGTTAGACTACACAATCACTGAAGATGTGTTCGAAACAAAAGATTTCGTAATTATCCAACTTTAAACTTTATTTTTCCAATTTTTATATTATTTTATATTTATAATAAAAGATTTATACAATGGGAAAAGGTATCGCATATTCAAGCAGAAACTTTGCTGACGTAAGAACAGAATTAATTGATTTTGTAAAACAATACTATCCAGACATTTTATCAGATTTCAATGACGCATCAATTGGTATGCTTTTAATTGAATTAAACGCAGCTGTAAGTGATATGCTTTCAGCCAACACAGATAGAATGTTTCAGGAAACGCAAATAGACTACGCACAACAAAGAAGCTCAGTTCTATCAATGGCTAGGACATTCGGACTTAAAATTCCGTCTAAAAGACCATCAATAAGTATTGTTGACTTTTCAGTTACAGTACCAGTTTTTGGTGACTCATTCGACATTCGTTATGCACCAGTGATTAGAGTTGGCGCACAAGTTAGTGGTGGTGGAAAAGTATTTGAGTCGGTAGACGATATCGATTTCTCAAGTCCATTCACAACAGGTGGTCTACCAAACAGACTTATTATTCCAAACTTGGATAGTAACAACAATATTACAAACTACACACTTACAAAAAGAGAGATTGTTTTAAATGGTGTAACAAAAACATTTAAGAAAACAATTTCATCTTCTGATATTTACCCTTTCTATGAACTGGTATTACCAGACAACGATGTTTTATCTATAACATCAATCATAGCTAAAAGTGGTGTTAACTATACAACAGAACCTACGGTTGACGAATTCCTTAATTTTGATAATAGATATTTTGAAGTTGAAGCTTTGGCTGAAGACACATTATTTATTGAAGATGTTAATGCAAGTTCGGATAATGCTGGTATCAAACCAGGTGAGTGGGTTAGGATTACAAGAAAATTTATAAAAGAATATACCGATAATGGATTTATTAAATTAATTTTTGGTGGTGGAACTGATGACATTTCATCTCTACAAGAATTTAAAGTAGATAATACATTAATTGATAGAATTGGTGATTTCATTAATAATCTATCTTTAGGTGAAACTCTTAAATCTAATACTACGCTGTATGTACAATATAGAGTTGGTGGTGGAGCTAATACAAATTTAGGTTCTAATACCTTAACGAGTGTTAATTTGGTTAATATGTTTATTAATGGACCAATAGCGTCAATTAATAAATCAGTTACAAATTCATTAATAGTTAACAATCCAGTTCCAGCAATGGGTGGTAGAGACGAACCTTCAATCGAGGAAATTAGAAATTTAGTTAGATATAATTTCGCATCTCAAAATAGAGCTGTAACTATTAAAGATTATCAATCTAGAATTAGTTTAATGCCAGGTGAGTTTGGGGTTCCATTTAGAAGTGGGGTATTCGAAGAACAAAATAAAATATTAATTTACATATTAGGTTTAGATGGAAACTCTAAATTAACTAATATGTCAACTAATACATTAAAAGATAACATTTCCCATTATTTAGCTGATTACAGAATGCTTAATGATTATGTAGCAATTGCTGATGGGCAAATAATTAATTTAGGTTATGAATTTGATTTATTAGTGGAAAAAGATTTTCCACAATCACAAATAATAACAAACGTTATTAATAGAGTAAAAGAATATATGGATATTAATAAGCACCATATGGGGGAGAACATCTACCTAGGGCAATTGATTGAAAATGTAAATAATGTTGGTGGTGTGACCAACGTAATAAATATGAGGGTTTTTAACAAAGTTGGTGATGGTCAATATTCAATGAATGAAATTGAACAACCATACGAAGTCGAGGCTACAAAACAAATTAGGATTTCAGATGAATACACATTATTCGGGAACCCTAAGAGTATGTTTGAAGTTAAATTTCCTGAAAAAGATATTACAGTAAGAGTAAAATAAAAAAGTTATGGGATGTGGATGTAAAGATAAAGGTGGTAACAAGTTATCACCAGATTTATTAAATAAAGAAACTGGAGAATTAAATGTTAAAGGTAAATTACTTAAAATACCAACAGCGTTGTTGGTAACATTAGGTATTATACTAATATCACCATTGTTACTGATTTTTATTTGGGTAATAGCAATTAAAACAGTATTTGGTAAAAGTTCTAACATTGTTAATATGATGTTAGGTAGATTCCAAAATAAAAAAGAAAGTGTTGAACCTGATGATGACGTTGATTTTGATGAAGATACTTATGAAATGATTAATATCGATATAATAAAATAATATGTCAAGAAGTATAAGAATTCGTACCGAACCAAATGGTGGTGATAAACGTTTAAAGGTTCAAATAAACCAAGATTTTGATTATCTTGAGATTTTATCTTTAAAAATATCACAAGAAGATGTATATCGTAGTTTCTATTCAGATTACGGTGTGGTAGTTGGTCGTGTTATAATGAACAGCGGTGTTGGGGTTCCTAACGCTAGAGTTTCTATTTTTATACCTCTAACTGATGAAGATGCTGAAAATCCAGAGTTATCATCTATATATCCATTCAAAGATTTACAAGATGTAAACTCAGATGGAATAAGATATAATACACTTCCTAATGATGCGCAAGGAGTATGTCATGCACCAATAGGCACATTCCCAACTAAAAGAGAATTAGTAGATAACCCAGAATTACTTGAGGTATACGGTAAATATTTCAAATATACCACTACCACTAATGGTGCTGGTGATTTTATGTTATTCGGTGTACCAGTGGGTAACCACATGGTTAACGTTGATGTTGATTTATCTGATATGGGAATTTTCTCACAAAGACCATATGATTTCATTGAAGATGGAAACCCTAAGAAATTATTCGAATCTCCAACTAAATTTAAAACGGGTACGAACTTAAACAATCTTACACAAGTTAAGAATAGACAAGTTGGTGTTAATGTAATCCCATTTTGGGGTGAAAAAGAAAGTAATGAAATTGGTATCTCAAGAATTGATGTCGATATTAATTATAATATAAAACCTAAAGCCATTTTCATGGGTGCTATTTTCGGTGATAATGAAAAGCAAAGTGTAAATAAAAATTGTAGACCTAGAAGAAAAATGGGTAACGTTTGTGAAATGGGTGAAGGTGAAGGTACCATTCAAATGCTTAGGAAAACTATTTATGGTGATAATGAAAGATTCGATGTTGAAGGTGGTAGAGTGATTAATGAGAACGGTACTTGGGCATATCAAATCCCAATGAATTTAGATTACATGGTTACAGATGAATTCGGTGTGTTATCACCAACCGATGACCCGACTAAAGGAATTCCAACTAGAGCTAGGACTAGATTTAAAATTAGTTTAGACCAAACAGGTGGTGAAGGTAGGTTAAGAACTAGGGCTAATCATTTAGTCCCACATAACCCACAAGTCCTTGCTGAAGTAGATTATACATTCGATGATACCACATCTGATGTTCATTTTAGAGATTTATATTGGAATAAAATATATACAGTTAAAAATCACATTGCTAGATGGCAAAAAACTAATGGTTATGAAAATAGAAATTTCGTTGGATTCAAAGATGTTGACGATTGTGTAGGTGTTAAAACACCACCACCATTTAATAAAATGGATACTGATTTTAACCCAATTTATTTAATCTTATGTGTAATAATGACGATTATTCTTACAATAATTAGCGGTATAAACAATGTTATTACCCTTAAAATTTTAGATTTCTGGCCCATTAATGGTATTAGACCTTTTTGTGGTATTGGGTGTATTAAAATAACATGTCCCTTAGATAGTTTAGAGTATTCACCTGGTTGTAGAGGTAATTGTCAAGAAGGTGATAATAGTGATTATGAAGACGCTAAAGATTGTTTTAGACTTGCATTAGCTTTAGCTTTAAATATTTTTGAATTTGATTTTTATAATGATTGGTTAAATGGTTCATTATATGCATTTTTGTTTAAATATAAAAAACCTAAAAACTCAGGTCACCCTAAATATTGTGGAGATGGGAACAATGATTCAGGTTTTATTCTTAATACAAACCCAGTGGGTGGGAATATAGAAACTGACGATGAATTTTTTGGGTTAGAAGAAGGTATTATTGCTGGGGCTGAAGATGATGGTGTTGAAGGGTTAGAATTGTTTTACAAACCTCTAACCAAAGCTGGACATAGGTTTTATAGTACAGATATATATAATTTAGGTGCTATATTCCCTTGTGATTGGCAAGACCAACATTTCATTCAACCAGATTTAATCCCAACAACTTACCAAATACCACCATTAATGGGCGATGGTGATAATATTGATGAAAATGATGTAACACCAATAGACCCATTATTCTTTAATTTAAATTGTATTAAACCAAAGTCAAATAACGTACAATCTAGAAGTATTAGAAGAATATGTGAGATTGGTGTTGGTTTAGATGAACCAATAACAGATGATGACGGAAATGTTATTACCCCACCAAATGGGGAAATTGATAATACGGATATAGATAACCAACTACTTAGAAAAAAATTGATAAAATTAAATACCCCAGAATTATCAGGTTTCAACCTAGATAATATAAACGATGAATTTGATGTTGATGAATATGCGGATTATCGAAATAGAGTGTTTCATTCACAAATCACACAATATTTTGGTGATTCATTTTTCTTTTATTTTGGAACTAAACCTGAGAATAGTGCTTTAAATTTAATGAACGCTAAATACTTTACAGACTGTTCTAGAAACGTTAAAAACGTAATTATCATTAATGGTAATGTGACTAATGTTACAATAGTAGATGGTCAAGACGGGGCTATAGCAATAACTGTATTTGGTGGTACACCATCATATATTTATACATGGTTTGATAATGATGATTTTCCAATATCTAACGGTAATGGTGGTAATACACCAACAGTATTTGGTTTAGGTGAAGGTTCTTATTATGTTGAAGTGATTGATAATAATGGTGAAGGTGTTAAAGCAAAGAAAACCTTTGTTGTTGATGGATTACAACCCTTAACAGCTGATATTGTAGCTAGAAATGTTAGTCAAACAGGACAATCTAACGGTAAGTTGATTATTAATTCAATTATAGGTGGTGTTTCACCATATGATATAGCGATAACGGGACCAGTTGCATCAAATCATACTGACATTTCATTTTCATTAACCGTTGATAATTTACCTCAAGGTACGTATAACATATTAGTTACCGACAGCAATGACCCAGCGGCTACATATCCTGAGACAATAACGATTTCAGTACCAGACCCTTTAAACGTGAATGAGGTTTTATTTGACCCTAGATGTTTTGATTATTCAGATGGGTCAATACTTGTAACAATAGAAGGTGGTACACAAGAATATTTAGTTAACATGACCAAAAGTAATGGTAGTTCAGTTGGTGTTTCATCACAATCACAATCACCACCTTGGACTTACCTTTACGATAGTTTAAGGGCTGATACATATTCTTTAATTGTTACAGATGTATTTAACCAATCATATTCAAATAATATTCAATTAATCGAGAACCAATTAGGTTTAACCTTTGAAATAAGTGGGTTTGATTTGATTATTTTATTAACGGGTTCTATCGATGGTGTGCAATACGAATTAATAAATCAAAATGGTGATATCCAAGCCACCCCAGTAGGTCAAGGACCGAACACGCAACAAATTCATGAAGTAATATTAGGCGTTGATATACAAGGTTGGCGTGTAAGAAGTGAACATGGTTGCCAAAGTAATAGTTTATAATGGAAAATAGAAAATATAAATTAAATAGTGCATCATCGCAAAGAGCGGTGAATGAAGATACATTCGATAAAGTTCATCTTGAATCGAAGAGTAATCTTGTACCTATGGGTGAAACCAACAAAGTCATTAACGTAGGTGAACAATTCAATACTGAAAGACAAGATTCAAAATATTATAGAATAACAGGGTCATTCAATACTTTATTTAATAACACATTATTTAACACAACTGGCACTAACAGTTGGACTACCTTTAATCAAAATGCCTTTAGGGTAATACCTAACGGTGATATGAATGACAGTAGTGATGATTTAACATATAGAGAAGCAGTGTCAAAATACTGGATGGAAAATAATGGTTGGTTTGGTTATAACGACCCAAATCCAGCAAATCAAAAATTATGTACTTGGGTTGATATGGAACCAAGAAGAGAGTTATTTTCGTTAACACCAAAAAACTTAGATAAAAATTGGGAACTTACAATAACTTACCCAACAAAATTAGGTGGAATGGAAGGTGATTATTTTCATCCTATTGTTAATGGTGGGTTATTCCTAATAGACGTTTCTCAAACCGTTATTGGTGAAAGAGATATGTTAACCTTCGCAACACCAGTTAAACATAATTTAAAACAAGGTGATGCAGTAGATTTAAGTGGGTTATTAATAAACGATGGTAGTTCTACCTTAAGTCCTTATAACGGTCAATATTCAGTTATTAGATTAGGTAAGGATAATGGAGATGAAAAAGAATATTATTTTAGTGTAGACATTGAAGAATTAATTGCTACTGACTCAACATCTAGAATGAGTAAGATGGTTAATGGTAGAAAATCTAGTTATTATGTTAGGGTATTTACAAAGATTAAAACACAATTTACCAATGTGATAGAGGATGATGATTACGAAATCTACCCATTGGCTTTTGGACAAACAATATATGAAGATAAGGCACAGCAATTTGTGTTTAATGAAGATATTGATATTTCAGATTTAAAGGATAATTTAAATAGACCTCTTAGTGAGATTTACTTAACAATTGTTAAAACAAGTACTAATGGATTCACACCAATTAAATCTGGGGTTAAAATGCCGTTATTCACTAATGCAGCAAATAATAACGGACTTTCTGATATCAATAGAATAACAAATGATTCAAATAGCCACATACCATTAGATGAGAATGTATTAATAGATAATGACGCATTTTATGGTGATGTTGTTGAGTACAGTGTATTTGAACTTAAAGAAACGGTACTAGGAGATGTTTACCATCGATTTAACACGTTTAATAGAGAAAGTGGTGGTAATGTTGATGGAATTTATTTGGGACTTAGATATGAGGGTTATATGTATAAACCACATCACAAGATTAAAATTAGAGAATATTCTAATTATATAGAACAAGGGAATTTCAGTACATTGAATAAACCTTCATACGCAACATCATTAAACGATGGTAGATACATATGGAGAGATTTATTAGATATTGGATTGAATGATACTCAAGAAACGTATTTGGATTACCCATTTTTGAATGGAAGTCATTATATAAATTCTTGTATAACATTACCGTTATTTAGACAAGACCCATTTGGGTTTTACGGGTTACAGTGGGGAAGTTACCCAACGGAAGCTCAAGGAAATATGATGGATGATAAAGTAATAACTAAAACTTCACAAGATGTCTGTTAACAAATATACAATTAGAATTGCTGATTTTGAAATAAATGAAGTTGAAAATCTTAATAAATCCCTTAAAATTCCAATTAACTTGGATTTTAATTCAGTTGACCAAGCTGAGGTTGTTAATAGAGACTTTATTTCACATGAAGTAGAAAAATCAATCAACCCAATTCTTGATTACGAAAAAACTAGATTTTCACCAACTTTAATGAATGGTGATTTAACAAATAAGGTAAAGATAAACTTAAATTTTCTAAACGGTTCAGGTGGATATGCAACTCCAAGTTATTATAGTGATATTGGATTTGATGATAATGATATTAGATTTCAAAAAAACAGGTTTAAAAATTCGTTTTTGAAATTAAGTTTTTTTGATTCAGATAAACCAACCAACCAAAATCTAATTTCAATAATGACGATTTACTCTAAATTATACAAAACTGATTTGAAACAGTTGGTAGACACCAACGGTAATATTCAAGTTGGTGGTGGATTACCATTGAATGCTAATCAAATTTCAGTTAGACTAGAATTGGAGAATCCAATTGTAAAACCAGATGGTTTTGCGGAAGGATTTTATGTATACCATTATAAAACCAATTTAGATAATACAGGTAAGACGTTAGAACAAAACACTAAATCGTTAATACCAACAAACGAAAAGAGAGAAAGTTTATATATGAGGGCAGAGTTTAATAACGCTGCAAATGGTAAAATAACTAAATTTATAACGACAAGTGGTTTATTAAATATAAATGATTTGATTAAAAAATTACATGTAAAGTATTTATTAAAAAGGAATGCAACTGGGTATTACTACTCATTGAGCACTAATTATAATAATGCTGATAATATAATTGAAACAGGAGCTGGTGTTACGTTAAACCTTTATGAAATAAGAGCTGAATAATGGATATAATTAAAAGAAAAATATTAGTAAATAAATCGAATTCTACAATTGTAGAATCGATTGAACCTATTAGATTTAAAATTCCATTGTATCAAACGATAGAAAATATGGGGTTGAAGTCTGATATGCCGACTAATACTATGATTCACCCAACTTCATCTGGACTTCCATTGGAGTTTACGAGTCAAGGGGTTATAAGTGATTGGTATAAGCAAGGTAATACGGTGGTTTATGCATCTGATTCTAAATTAAATGAAGTTAAATCTTATGATAAGAACGAACAATATAAGATAGACTTCGATATGAAAAAAGAATCATATTCTAATTTCGAATCAACAACCATTATAGGTGTTGATAGAGTTACGAATATTGACAATGATGCGATTACATATGTTCTGGACACTAAACGTGATAACCTATTAGGTACTACGGGGCAAACAACAGGTACGTTATACACTGATAATACACCAGATAATCTATTTTTACCAGCTGAATTAGATAATAATATAACGAAAACAAGGGTTCAATATGAGAGTGAAGGTTGGAATAGAACTAACGCTTCATTAACACCACAAATTCAGGAAGAATATTTATTAGGGATAATTAGTCAACCAGAAGTTAAAAGTGATGTATTTATAGATAGAAGCACTTTTAGTGTTTTAGATAAACATTTAAGATTATCTGAAATAGAAAGTCTAGACCATCTAACAAGATATGGTAATGGATTTTATAATATTAATAGAGATTAAAAAGAAATAATTATGGCAGTAGGAAATTACGGAACAGTAAGACCAGCCGATGTATCATTAGATGATGTTGAGGTTTTCTTACATTACACACCATCAAGAAATGAAATAGGTGATACAACGCTAACTAAGTTAAATACGACTGATGTGCTTTCACAAGTTAATAACCCAAACAACCCAAATGTGGTTGAAATTTTTGGTGGAATGTATACATTGACGTTACCTAGCACTATTTTCTCAGAAAAGGGAATTTATACAATATCGATTAAACCACTAGAAATTAGAACAAGTATTTTAGATTGTGGTGTTTTAGCCGCAAAGTCAGATATCAAAGGGTTAATATTTGATACAGCTTCTACGAATCTAAATAGCGCATATGCTTCTAGGTTTAGAAATGGTGGTTTAGTAGGTTATAGAGTTGAATATTTAGATAATCTTAAAGCTGATGTTAAAACAAGAAATTTCTTCACAATCATTACATCTAATAATAGAGTTGATGTGGTTAATCAAAACTTAACCAACACTAACCAAAAAGCGGTTAGATATAATTTCAATAACAACTCTAGTTTAGTATTTACGACAGTAACACCAAGTTCAGCCTCAAATGTGAAACCTAATGTGTTACCATTTATTGGTGAACCTAATCAAGATGTGATAATCACAAACACTTTCTTCAATCCAGTTATGATTGAAATAGAAATGGTTGAGTATGACGTTGAATCATTAGCAATCGGTCTATATGGACCACAAAGTAAATCTGTTGAAGATGGTATTTACACTAATTATACCTTTGATAAAGAAATTTACAAACAATATAATTTATTTGAAATAAAAGACCAATTTACAGGAGAACCTGTATTTGAAATAAGAGAACCTAGAACTGAAATAGATTTTAGTAAAGATTTTGACGATATAAGCCAAGTATAATGAGCACTGATACTAGTAATAATAACAACAACTTAGTAAAAATAGTAGGATACGCCAAAAAAGATTTTTTTGACAACGGTATCGAATATAGAAACTTCTCACCAGATTTGGTAGGACAACAATTCGCTAGTGATGAAGGTACCCCTATTTTCACTTCGGGTAATTTTAATATTTCTACTAATTTAGATAGTAAAGTTGATAAAAATTTTATTACTAACCCATTTAGTAATTTCATATCTCTAGATACTTTGAATTTAGATGATGGGTTAGAAGCTATCACTACTAGGTATTCTAAACACGCTAAATTAAACTTAGATTACACTGATATGTTAAATTACGCCCAATTTGGGTCGTTAAAGGAATATATCAGAGTTTCACTAGAAAACATTATAATAAATTGGGCAGCGTCATTGTATATTACTGAAGTCTCCCAAACTGATACAACAATAACTGGTGATACTACTGTTGGTTATGGATACACACTATTTTCTAATACGTGTACATTTCAAATTGAAACTGATAGAATTAATAACCCATTTGAAATTAATTACATCGAAGGTGGTACAATTGTTAATACATTTAACGAAAGTAACCCATTAAGGGATTTAATTTTAAATTATAGTAGTTACGTTATTTCAAATAAATACGGTGATTTCCCTATTGTTGATATAACAGGGGCTACAGGGTTAACAGGTTCATTTATTTCACTAATAGTAGAAGGTAATGCATTCCCAAATGATGGTTCAGAGACATTAGACTATCACGTTAAACCAAACGCAAATAAATTTGAAGAATTTTTTTTAAGTTTAAATCAATTTGAAAATAACTTATTAAATAGACTAACCATCCCCGCATATACTGGAAAATTTAAAGTATATAATGAGACTGAAACTGGTGCAATCGTTGAGACGTTTAAAGAATTAACGTGGCCCGTATCTGATGGTTATAATTTAGATTTTAATACAATAGATTATACTAATTACGTTTCCGAATTATTATCAATTGCTACGATTAATGATAATTCTAAATCTGATTTAATGGTTAGATTTTTAGTATCTACATCAATATCAGAATTTGATAGTATACCAGATATTAATGGTACGTATTCTGGTAGTGAGAGTGGTGGTCAGAAGATGACTAGTACATTAAAAGTTTATGGTAGAGAATTTGACGAAATAAACGATTACATAACAGGAATTTCATTTGCTAATGTAGTTACATATGATAAGAAAAATAATACACCAGATGCAGTAGTTAAAAACTTAGCTAGAGTATTAGGATGGCAATTAACAACTTCAATTACTGAAATTGACGTGTTAGATAATTTCTTGAATTTAAATCCAAACTATTATGATGGTTATTCAAGAGGATATAGTGATGCTGAGGTTGAAATTGAATTATGGAGAAGAATAGTACTTAACACACCTTGGCTTTGGAAATCTAAGGGTACTAGGAAGGCAATAGAGTTCTTATTTAAGTTCATAGGTGCGCCAGATGGTTTAGTGACCTTTAATGAACACTTATACGTTGCTAACGATGTAGTGGATATTGAATTAATCATCGAAATGATGGAATACTTCAATGGAACTAACGATATTTCAGGTCTTAATTTTGATGCTGATGGATATCCATTGGTTTTACCAGACACCCCAGAGATGTATTTCCAAAAAGCTGGTCTATGGTATAGAACAACAGGTGGTCCAAGCCCAGATATTGACATATTAAAGGGTAATAACCCACATATTGGTCCTTACGATGGTGGTCAAGCTTATATTGACCAATTTACCGATTGTTTAATCCCTAACTACGAGGATTGTAATAGTCCAACACCTAGTATATGTGATGGATATACACCAACTGGTAATGTATTAAAGAATTGGCAAGTTTTTAGTTATTCGGGTGGTACAACCGTAGTTGTACCAAGTGTTGAGTGTTGTTTTAAACACGGATTTATCGATGATGTTAGAAGTGGTGTAATTCATTGTGTTTATGACCCAACATCTAGAAGAATATTTCAGGAAGCAACTGACACAACAATTATTGACCCTTGTATTGGCACAGGATTTACATTAAATGAAGTTAATTTATTTACAAATTACGCTATCGGTACCTTTGACGAGTGCTGTAGTTCAACCAAAGATGTTGACATAGATACTGACCAAAATTTTGATGGGATTTTAACAGAAAATATTAATAAAATATTAAGGTCTAACCCAGTTACTGAAACTGGTTGTACGTTCACAAACGTATGGGAAGTAACTGCTTATTATGAAGGTGAAAGTATTTACGTTAATGAGTGGTACACTGGTGCAACAGCACCAGATAAAACACAATACCTTGCTGAATTATATAATTTAAGTGGAACTACTGAATTAAGCGCAGCTACTTTCGTAGATATTAACGATATCCTTACGGTTAGTATTGATAGTGATTGTGAACCTATTCTTAATGAAAAAACAGGTAAATTTACAGTTCCAGCTGATGAATATTTAAGAATAGATTTATGTATTTCAACAGATTTTAATTGTGTTGATGAAACAGTAACAGGGTTAACAGGGTTCAATATTAGTAAATCTAATGATGACGCTTGTAGTCCAAGAAGTGCGTTAGCACTTGATGAATTCTATTACCATAATGGTATAGGTTCATTACCAGCGGTAGGTGATTATGTTTATTATGATATTAACGGTCTAACACCATTTGTTAGTGGTGATAAAGAAAGATTTATGGGTGGTGATTGGACAATTGTAACAAATTGGTTAGAAACTGATGCAACAGGACTTATGATTGAAATTATATGTCCAATATTTAGTTGTTTAGTAACTACAGGTCAAGGAATATTAAATGTTATTAATAAATCAATAGACAATAACTTGTTCTGGGTTGATGGTGTTACACAATTAAGAAGTACTAAAATAACATATGAATTATTTGATGTAGTTGCTACACAATACGGACAATCCGTAACCGCTACAATTTCTGATGGTTTTGCAGCTTACCAACTTACTGAGGATAACCCTATAATTTCACTTACTAAAGATATTAACCCGAATGGTGGTAGTAATTCGTCAGGTCTTTATGATTATGACGCACACTTTACTTATGCGTCAAGTGTAGTATCATTTAAAGTTAGAATGATTGTAACAGAAATAAAAGATGAATGTATATTAGGTACTAATACACAAACTATATCAATTGGAACTAATAAATAAAAATTATGAGTATATCAGGAACAACAGAGACATGTGAAATTCTAACCAACACCCCATTTGTGGTGCAAGGTGGTTTGAATGAAATCAATTTATCAACGATTACAATCACTGATGAAAATGGGTTAGATGTGGAAACATGTTTCGGAATTTCAACGGATATTATAACCGTAGATGGTACTAATGTGACTTTAACGGGTGAGTGTGACACTAGTTTAGAAATTCTTATAACTCAAGGAATTGACATTCCAATTAGTTGTGAGTATGTTTCATATGAGATTGGTCAAGATGGTGTACTTGTATTTACGTTTGCTGATGGTTCAATAAGTACTAACATTCATCCAGATTGTTGTACGTTCATTGGTTATGACCCTGAGATTGGACCTGAACATTGGTGGATATGTAGGTCTATACCTATTATCGACCCATTAGATTGTGATAATTATACACCAACTGGTGCTTATTTAGGTGATTGGGCGATTTTCGACTTTATCACTGGTGGTACTGTAACAACTGTACCAAGTGCGCAATGTTGTTACGACCATGGACTTATTGATTTAATGGTAAACGGTGAGATTAAATGTGTTGTTGAAGTGGTTAGTCCTTGTGAAGGATATGAAGTAATTGAACCTGTTCCATTAACTGGACCAATTCCATTTACTGACCCGAATGGTCAACAAACAGTAATAGTGCCAGCATCCGAATGTTGTACAAATTTAGGTTATAACTTTATGGTAAATGGTGGTGGGTTTACTTGCTACCAAAATAGTGGTGAACAACCAACAGTAAACATTACCAACGACCTATGTTGTCAAGAAGATGCACAATGTCACAGATGGGAATATGATATGCGAACAAGTAATTTAAATTCTGGTGATAGCTACGTAGTACAATATATTGATATTGCGGGTAATCAACAAATAGAAGAATTCTTTTGGGGTAATGATAGTATTGGATTCTTTTATGCTCAAGAAATGACACACATAGATTTCAATGGTCAAACGTGTTATGATATTAACCCAATACCAAATAGTGATTGTGACCCAATAATATTAGGACAAAGCCATACAAATTGGGATGGTAGCTTTGTATCAAGTAACCCAATAATTACATGTAGTGTATAAATGAAATTATTAAATAACATAATGCGAGTAAATGAACTTTGTGAAGGTGACTGTATAATAGTTGGTGGGGCATGTTCGTTTTTAAACAACAAAAAGGAAGAGATTGATGTTAGGGATATAGATATTGTTATTACTAAAGAAAGTACATTAGATAAATTAACGGTATTAGGTGAAGTTGTGAAATCAAGAAATAACCAACTATTTGGTTTAGAAGTGGGTAGATACCACATAAAAATGGTTGGTGAGCACACTATTGATATATTTTTAAAAGAAAGTCATGCTGGTCATGATACCATTAAAATTTTAAATAAAGAGTTGAAGAAAGATACGTTAGAAACACAAAAAAAATATTTGGAATTTCTAATTATTAATTCAAAAAAAATAAATAAGGATGTTTTAGTAGAACGTTTTAATAAAAAATTAATTAGATTATGTGTGTAATAAATATAAATTTAGATACAACAACCCCAGATGGTACTACAATTGTCTCAGCTTCTGGTCAATATCGACTTCAAGGGGCAACTAATTGGAGCACCCCTTTTAACATTGATTTAAGCAACCCAAATACTCCAAATATAACAGGTATTGGAATTTATGAATTACGAGTGAATGTTACTAATAGTGTAGGTATTACAAGTGAATGGGCTTTAGGGAGCTTTGAAGTGTCTACAGTATGTGGTGGTGGTGGTGGACTACAAACATGTACCTCTAACTGTGGTAGTGGTTGGAACCAAGTGGTAGAAGTACCACAAGGGGAACAAAGATTTCTTACGATACAAAAAATTGGGTTAGCCACTTATGCTGGTTCATTATTTTTAGATAGTTTAATACCTTGTGATGATTTCATTGGCACACTTTTATCGAATGCTTCATCAAACAATATTTTAGAATTTGGTCCCTTTACCACAACAACAACGTTTAAGTTTGGGTTAGATGCTAACCAAAATCAAACTGGAACAGCTGTATCGCAACTAGTTATTAGAACATACTCAGATGGCTTTGGTCAAGGTGAAGTTTCTGCTGATGCCTACTCTAGAACACATCGTTTGAATAATATAGGAAATGATGTGGTACATTGTTAATTAATAAAACATAATTACTATATTTATAATAAAGAATAATAATGGCAGAAAAAATCAATATCCCAATTCCAGTTTGTACCGATGTTAACGGAGTTTCATTAAATGAATTCCAATACAACACCGATGGTACAGTTGTTGGCATATTAAGTAGTGGTGATGAAACTAATTTAAGCTATAACTGCTGTACAGCGGAAGGGTGGTTTTTTGACCCAACTGACACCAAATGCTATTGGGCTGATACGTGTGTCAATGGTGGTAACTACCACATTGTTTTAGACCCAGCTGGAAACACTGGTGCATATTTCCAAGTCAATGAAGATGAGGAAGATTATTGTTCATTGGAACTTAATTTTAGTTTCTTATTAAGAGTTGATTGTCAAAAATTAATAGGGGATTTAAAAGGATTTTTAGAAGATATACATTTAGAAGTGGCTATTGAGAAGGTTATTTATGACCCATCGTTACCAATTCCAAATAACTTAGAAGAGATTGCAAGAAAAGATTTATTCAACATAGGTGATATCGTTACTTTCCTAGATGGAAATATCAACACTGGTATTTTAATGGGTGATAATGAAACTAAAGTCAATAAGAAAATTTCAATACCAGAACCAGAACCAAGAACTTGTGAGAATATCATAAATGAATTCTTAGATGATATGGTACCTAATGCTAATGTGGTAAATGATTTCTCGTTAAATTCAGATTGGTTTGAATTTAACTTAACTATCGATAATCCAGCGGTATTACAAACAATATTTAATGAAAGAGTTAAAGTTTCCATAATTGGAAATACATTAACTAATTTCGCTATTTTACTAGATGATGTACAATTGAATAAAGTGTGTAGAGTACCTAATCCACCACCATTCTTGGATGTGGATTGCCCTTCATTTGATTTAAAAAGAATTATAGATAATAAAAAATCTTGGGTTGAGAATTTATCATACATTACAAGAGAATTTGATTTAGATAGAAGAGAAACTAAATACGATATTAATCACGAGAAACTTTCAATTAATACAAAAGAAATAGACTTAGCATTAAACCCAGCGCAAGCAATTGAAAATGATGTGGTTACATCCATTGTTGGTAATGAATGTTTATTAGCACCAGCTACTGGTTGTACATCTAATAAGTCTACACATCAGTGTGTAGATTTAAGACCGTTTATAACCACTGAAATAGTGGATAATGACGATTTAATTAATATGTTAATCGATGTTAAAAATAGGAAAACACTTAGTGCTTACCCAACTTTAGAGTTAATGTATTATAGATATTTAAATAGTATGGCACATTGTGGTGTTAGTACTAATGCCTTGGATATAGATTCAGTCAATACATTCTTAGATTTAATTGGTTACTATTGGTCAGATTTAATTGAACAAGTAGTGCCAGCGACAACGATTTGGGGTTCATCGGTAACAAATGGTGATGGTGGTAATAATAGTAGTAGTATTTTTGGTTCTAACAAATTTGTTTATAGAAAAGGAACTAGCTTCTTTTGTACTGAATCAGCTTATTATCCAGTACCAAGTCCAGTTAATGGAGTTGAAAGTGTTGGTGTACTATCAGAAGATATCACAGATAGGTTAAATAAAAAACTTTCAATACCAGTACCTACAAGATGTGAGTCTATATCAATCAAACAACAAAATTATGGTTCAGAATTCTTAGGGACTATAACTCAAAATGGCGATGGTAAAACTCCATCACCATCTGGTAGTACTATTTCAATAACTGAAACAATTATCGATGAATGTGATTTAATTGAGAAATGTTAATTGAATAGGTGTTTTTTTTATATTTATATGAAAGACTAAAAATATTCAAACATGAGCATTAACACAATTAAATTAAAAATTTCTGGAATAACAAACGGTGGATTAAATACTGCATTTGAAATGAGGGATGTCTTAACAGATATTACCGACACTTTTTCAGGTGCGACAGGGAATACAATTAACCATTTAGGTGAGTATACTGTAGATACTTTACCAACTGGTGTGGTAGGTAATACAGCTTATGTAACAGATGCAATAACGCCAACATACTTAAGTACGTTAACAGGTGGTGGAAATATTTATTGCCCAGTATTTCGTAATTTAACTGTTTGGGTGTCACATTAACTCTTTAATTTTTAATATTGTTCATTATATTATTATTAATGAATAATTAAAAAATTGATATTTATTAAATAAAGAAACATGCCGATATTATTAAAGAAAATAGATGGGAGTATTATAAGCTTATTTGACAGTAATAACTCAGATTTTGTAGGTGAAATAATACACATAAAAAGAGTTGTTGGTGAATTAGGATTAGAAGACTATATCTTAGTATCATCCTTGGAAGGGTTTGTACAAGACTTTTCACGAGTTATTGACGCTGAGTTTTGTGAAACAACCCCTGTGACTTTCGGTCCTAACGGTTGCTCAAATTACACGGATTTAAGTTTATCATATTAATGAGACATCAAGAAAGAGTATATATACAAACTGCACAAACATGTGTAAGGAACAAAATTATTAACATAGTTAATATGAGTTCGGATATTTGCGAATTTAATGAACCATCTTTCAGTATGTCAGGTGCTAGTAAAATTATGACTGGTACAACGATTTCTGATGATAATATTCATATTGTTGATACAGGAACTACATTTGACTTATCATTCACTTTCACAGGTAATGTGGAGACGTTTATCAATACAGACACAAATTTCAAATACGATATTTACCCTTACAACTACCCTAGTAGTACATTTACCGCACCACTAATATTTTCATCTGGTGAAATTGGATGGGATACATTTAGTGGTACCTCAGCATTTACGGATACTTTACTATTTTCGGAATTTGCCGTAGATGGAGAATATCTAGTTAAAGGTAGTTACGATTTTACAACTTGTACAGAGTATTTAAGTGCATTGGGTGATATTAACAATACTTCAATGATGATTGGTACCGAATACGGATTATATAACCCAGAATTTGATAGTTATTTTGCTTTAATAAATAAAGCAACAAAACCAGTATTTACATTATCACCAACTGATAACACTAGATTAGGTGCTTTAATTGTAGAATCAACTACAGTGTCGGGAGAAACATCTATTACAACCACATCATCATGGCTTGGCTCACCAATAGTGGCTTTAAATGGTATTTCATTAGCTGAAGGTGAATCTAAAGATTTTGAAACTGTAAATAACACAATATATTTTAATTCACCGTTGGTTACATCGGATATAGTAACAGTAGCATATGTTGGTAGTGGAGCTGAAAATGGATTGGTATCAGAGTCTTTTATAGTTGAAGACCCAATAGTATCAGGGACTACTGATGGTGAAGGAACCAATCAGTATTACTATAATACCGATATTAGTAAATTTGAGGTTTACATGTTAACAGAAGCAGTAGAATTTAATGACATTATAGTTACTTTAAATGGTGTTACATTAGCGAATGTTGCGGATTATAGCCAATCTTTAGTGAACTCTAAAAGAATAATATTAAATGGTATTATACTCGACAAAGATGTTATCACAATAACATATAATAGTTATGGTACTTTTGTGGGTACAATTTATACCGATAATTTCGAAGTTTTTTGGACCGTAAGCCCACCACCAACTAATACATCTGGAATTTTCACTGCAATTGCAGCTGATGATGATTCATTTTCTGGTGGAACAATTATATATAGTGCGACAACTCCATATGTAACGAATCTTAATAGTTATTCAACTATTCTTGATGTAAGTGGCTATACTGGAACGACATTATTTTATAAAATCGTCAACCAAAAAGATTTCACTTTAATAATTGATGAGATAATAACAACAACAACTGACAGTGATATTATACCAATAACACTTTCATTATAAAAAAAAACGAATAATTTATTGATTTATCAATATTTATAATTAAATTACATATACAATAGAAAAGTTATGAGCTATATAATTAAAAGTACGACCCCATTTGCAAGTACAAAGTTAACAGACAAAGGTAGAGAAAAAATTGCTAAAGGGCAATTAAACTTCTCCACATGGTCAATTGGTGACTCTGAAATTAACTATGATAGAGAAGTTTTCGTTCAAGGTGACGTTATAACTGGAACTACAAGAGTTTTAAGACCTAAAGATAAACAACCTAATTTAAAATCCTTAATAAACAATAGTAGTGGATTCAACTCATTTGCGTTTGGTTCAGAGGACATTAGATGTATTAAAGTTACAGTTGATAATGAAGCTGATGAAAGAGGATTCTTTGAAGGTGATTTAGCCACAGGGTTCGTAACTAGCCTTACTGGGTCAACCAGTGGGTCAACATTACCTGAATATATTAGACTTTCTGGTGGAACGTTAAATTTTTCAGTTGTAAATGGTGGAACTACAATTGATATTACTGACTCTGGGGCTGTTGAAGGTGATTTCTTATTACTAAAAACAGGTTATTCAGATTATACCAATGATGCACCAGAACCACATTTATGGTTTAAAGTACAAGGTGTTGCTGGAAGTGTTATTACAGTAGATAGAGAATTACCAAGTTTTACTACTGGTGATACAAAATATATATTATATAAAGGTGGTCAAATTTATGACAACGAACCAGATAGTATCGCATATTGGGATACAGGTACATTATCATTTGATAGCTCATGTGATATAACTACTATGGACGTTCCAATGTGGAACATGAACATTCCATATTCAGCTGATATTATTGGAACTACAGGAACAACAGAGTATGAAAAACATATTAATTATGGTTCATACGATTATATAAGTCAAAAAGATTCATATTTAGATGATATAACACAAATAGTTACTTCTGACCAAATTAAAGAAGATTTTGATTCAATGGGAATTATCCATTATTCAAATAAAACGATTTCAAATTTATATGGTGAATTTCTTCATATAGATGGTGCAACTAAACAAGTTAAAATTCATTTACCAAATTTAATGTACCATAGAAAAGCTTTTAGTGGTTCAACAACTGGTGATAAAATGGGTATGACATTCATAGCTAGTGGTACATCAACAACAAATGGTATTGGATTAAGATATGTTTCATTAGTAGAAGATGGGAGTTTAGTAATTAACACCCCTATTGCCATTGGTAGAGTTTACCCTGATTTAAAAATCATTGTAATCGATGACCCAGAGGTTCTTGCTGCAATGTCATATAAGTCAAACAGAAATTGGACATTACCTAAATTTAATTTAGCATTATCAAACTCTCAAAAGGGTGTAGGTGGTGGACTTTTAAATATAAATGAAACAATATACGTAACATATACACTTGATAATGAAAGTGGTTCAGGTATTGCACCAGCGTTACCAAATCAATCTATTGCAAAACTATTAAATAATACCACATCAGAATTAGATGTATTATTTAATATTGAAGATATTAATTTATTTCCATTCATGAGAGATGATGACACTACGGACGGATTTTATGCTGACACATTTAAAGTATTATTTCAAATAGTACCTAACGGTGGTACTCTTGAAGCTGATAGTTGGAGTCAAGTAGATTTCACTTCTTCAGTAAGTGGTGCAACCTTTGTAGATGTGGCAACATTAGAAATGCAAAGTCCATTTGCGGTGACACCTAATTTTAATTTAAGTGTAGCTTCCACAAGTGGTGCAACGGCATATTCAGTTATTGACACGTTAACTATGCCACCGAGTGTCTCACCAGAATTATTACAATTTGGTGATGAAAGATTTTTTTATGGAAATGTTGAAACCTTTATTGGTGCAACAATTTACAAAACAATATTCAAAATTTCAATCAATGCTAATGATTTCCGTTCAACTGGGAATGCAAGTAAACAACTTATCACAGACACATCACAACCGAATATTAAGGTGAGTGAAGTAGGTATTTATGATTCAGATGGGGATTTAGTAATAATAAGCAAACTTAGTGACCCAGTAGAACTGGCATCAGGTAAAACGGTAATTTTAGAATTATCAATGGACTTTTAAGATATGGGATTTATAACAAGCGCAAATACAATAACAATTACAGCCAAATTAACTCCATTTGGTAGACAACAATTATTAACCAATAGTAGTAGTATTATTACACAATTTAGTTTGGGTGATAGTGACGCTAGTTATTTAGGTGAATTACCCTTAGATATGGGTAAAGTTCCAGCATTATCTGGAGAAATAGGAGTTAATGAATTATTTAGTAATGGACTTTGGTCAGGAGTTGCCATAGAGTCACCTATTGTTGTAAATGGTTTTGGTGATACAAGAAAACCAGTACAAGCTGGTTCAAATCAAGTAGTTATCACCCCAGTAAGTCAAGGTATTACAGGGATTACAGGAACGTCATTGACTCAACTAATAGTTAATAGAACTGAAGGTGATACCGATGGTAATGCTAATTTATTCAAATCATTTGGGTTACCACTTACACAAGATGATAAAAACTTATATACAACATTCGTATCACCAACTGGGTATTTAGATACAGCAATTAGAAATTTTAATCAAGATAAAGTATTGGTTATTGCAATTGATAAATGTATGTATGGTGAAATTATAGATGGAAAATCGGTTCACGTTGAATTAGAAACTACTGGTGCAACGACATATAACTTATACACAGCATTCCAAAAGAGTTTAACACCAAAATCAAGTCTTGATAGTCAAGTGTCAGAAAACTTAGACTTAGGTGCTGGTATTGGTAAGAATATTGCGTTCTTATTTTCTGATGAAGTTCAGAAACCTAATAGTGACGCAACCAAAAGTTGGGCAACAGGTAGTGGACAAATTAAATCACATAGTCTTAATAGTAAAGAGTCGTTTAATTCACTTTCAGTACCATCAACATCAACTAACATGGACCATGCAGTAGGTATCGCTTATCTAGATAAGGGGATTATTGTAATTACACATCCAGATATTGTAGACAATTACGACCCAATATCTGCCAGTGGGACAACAACAGTAACTTATAATCATATTTCAAATGAAGTTGCTCAAAATATTACATGTGTGGTTGAAAGAACTGAGTTTGCTTCAACAACAAACAATACTTGGAGTGATGGTGATTTAATCAGAGTTAGTGAAATGGCATTATATGATACGTTTAATAATGTTATAGCATATGCAAAGAGTAACGACCATATTATCATTGGTGCCAGTCAATATATGGTATTAGGTGTTAGAATTTTAGTATAAAACTTTACTTATTTTTTAAATTATATATATTAAGCTCATAAATTAAAATGATGAGTAAAAAACAAGAATATGTATTAGGATTAGATGTGTCAACTAAGACCATCGGTATTGCCTTATATGAGGATTTAGGTGATAAAGGTAATTTAACTGCGTTAACGCATGTTACCCCTAAAATAAAGCCAGTCCCACCTACAAAGACACAAGAATTATTTGAAAAATGTAATATTTTTGAAGAACAATGTTTGGATAAATATAAAGATTTGAATATAACTAGAGTTATCATTGAAGAACCTTTGTTAAGGTCTAATAATGTTAACACTGTTGGAATTCTATTGAAATTCAATGGTATGATTTCAATGGCTGTTTATAAAAAATTGGGTGTGGTACCAGATTTCATCTCGGTATTTGATGCTAGAGCATTTGGGTTTCCTCAATTAATGGCTATTAGAACTCATAATAAGAAAGGTGAAAGATACCCAGAAAAAGAGATTCAGAAAAAGATAGATGCAGATAAGAAAACGTTGTTTGGTGCTTATGATTGGAAAATCGATAAGAAAACAGTTATTTGGGAGTTAGTCGCTGACTTATACCCACTAATAAAATGGACATACAATAGAAATATGGTCCTAGCTAAAGAAAATTACGATATGACCGATGCGGCTACCGCTGTTGAAGGTTATATGAATAAAATCGGCAATTGGAAAAAATAATCGGTAATGCCGATTTACTATCTGGCAATTAACGGTAAGAAAAATACTAATGAACCCTTGTTTTTACTACAAAAAACAAGGGTTCATTTTTTTATCTGGTAATTAACGGTAATTATAATTTTGATTTCCGATAAAAAATGAGTATATTTGCAAAATGTCAATGATAGTAAATATATTAGAAAACTTTCTTGGAACTCCTTTTTCACATTATGAAGGGAAGTCCCAAGTCGCTTTCGATTGCCCTATGTGTGCCGAAGACAAGGGTATGTATGATGGTGATGGGAGAGGTAATCTTGCTGTCAACTACAAACAAGGTGTATATAAGTGTTGGTCATGTTGGGAACGTAACAATATGTATGGGTCATTACTATGGTTAATACAAAAATACGGTAATAAACAACATTACAAAGATTATTTATTAATCGCACCTAAGATTATTCATGATAGACATAAAAAGGAAATCGATGAGGTAATCATCAAAGTAAAATACCCCGAATCTTATAAAAAATTTAGTGAAAGCACACCATATCATACACAATATGGTGAGGCGAATAGATATGTTAAGGGTAGAGGTCTCCCAGATTCCATTTTAAAGCGATTTAACGTAGGTTTTACATGTGATGGTAGAAGAAGAGAAAGAATCATAATTCCATCCTATGACATCAACGGAGAGCTTAATTACTACATTGCTAGGTCATGGAATAAATGGAACAAGGCTAAATATATGAATCCTGAATCTGACGTAGAAGCCAAAAGTAAACAAGATATCATTTTCAATGAAGGTTTGATTAATTGGGATTCTACAATTTATTTAGTGGAAGGTGCATTTGACCATATTGTAACTCCAAACTCAATTCCATTATTAGGTAAGTTTATATCAGAAATCTTATTCGATACCCTTCAACGTAAAGCGAAGGGTGATATTGTAATAGTATTAGATGGTGGTAACGAAGAAAAAAGGGATGCGTTATTATTATATAAGCGATTAAACACACTTAACCTATACAATAGAATTAAAATAGTTTATTTGCTCGATAAATTTGATTTATCTTTAATATATGAGAAATCTGGACCAAAGGGAATTATGACTACATTGAAAACCGCTCATAAACTCCAAGAGAGTAGATTGTAATTATTTTCGAGTAATAACCATACCGTATAAATACGGTTTTTCTTGTCTTCTAGAATAAGGTCCTTTACCAATTTCTACAGCACCTATATGTTCCCAAAAAGGTTTTATTGAATCAAGACATTGTAATAAGATATATTGAATCTTAGGTAATTTAGCGAATATGAATTCTATTCCTAACGGACCGTAACCTTTTCCTTGCTCAGATGCGTTAAAACCACCTTGTAAGTATAGTGCGTTATTAAACACCTTACCATGCATTTTAATTTGCCCTAATTCACCAACACCAAAATCAACTATTGGGTTATCATCTAAGTATATTACATTTGGACCACTTTTATTGAATCGACCATCATTAAATCTTAAACCAGTTAAATCATTAGCTTCTTTAACCATACCAATCTCATATTCATCATCTTCGGGACCGTTACTACTTGTATGGCGATTTGTTAATTCTTCTGACACTTTTTCTTTTCCTATAAATTTAATTGCCGCTGGATTAAAAATAATAATATGTTTTTCATTGGTCCAATCCCTTGGTGCGTCAACAACCAAACCATCATAACCTAATTTCGTCATACTTTTAATATAACGAAGTGGTGTGTGTTGATACCACCCATTTAATACATTAAAAAACGCACCAGCTTCATCACCAGCAACCTGTAAGGCATATTTTGCAGCTATTTGAATCCCTATTTGAGGGTTTTCATTATAATTTTGAGCTTCCATCTCCCATTCATTTTCATCTTCACCACTCATTTTCATAAGCGTAATAATTTCTTTGATATCAACATTTCGTATAGAAGTGTCAGTATCTATAAACCGTCCATTAATTTCAACTTTATATACATTTTTACCAAACATTCTAGCGTTATCGTAACTTGTGGTAAAATAAATACCTGGTCCATGATGTTGTGTATTACCTTCACCATCAACAAAACTATCCGAGAATCGTTTTATATCGTGGTCAGTACCATGATAAGCAACAAAACTATGGTCTGTCGCCTCACTTATCACACTTTCAAATAATTTGTTTAATTTCATTTTCTTTAATTTATTATAAAATCTTCGTAATACATTTGTAATTGTCTTTCATTTTGGAAATACTTAATATCATCTTCAGTTGGATTATAATTTACCATTTCTCTACCTTTAATAATAACACCATCATACCCCATTTCTTGCATTTCAGCTTCTACCGTAGTATTTTTAAAGAATTCTCTTTGGTCTGGAAAATTTCCAGTTGAGTATTTCATGAATAAATTCCTTTGAGACCATATTTCCCATTCATTTAATGAATCAACCACCAAAGGTGTTTTAGGTATCGCACCAATTAAGAAATAAACAGTCCCATATTGTTTAGCCAAAGCTTTGTTCCCTAAAGGAGCTACGTATAATCCTAATCCAAGCATTCCACCACCACCATTTGATTGCCCTACATTTTTAGCACCTCTAATAGTCACGTTTTTACGTTTCCATTTTAAATACTCCTTATGGTTATATTCAATTTCTCCATCGGTTATAACACCTTCAAATAATTTGTTTAATTTCATAATCTATGTTCTACATAATTTCTTAAGGTTCTCCAATCTAAATCACTAATACCATGATAACCTTTATCTTTGTATATTCGATTTACAGTTTCCCTTGGAAGGTCTTTATATTGAGTTGCAATTTGTTCCGCTTCATAACTATGAACCTCACTAATTACAACTACAGGTATGCTTTCACACCCTAATTCCATTGCAGCTAACGCTCTATGTCTACCCTCTTGGGCACCACTATGGCTATTCTTATACCACCCTATTGGAAACTTATCACCGTTTTTCATATCTTGAGCATATTTCTTAACTGTATCCCAATTGATTGCACTACTTTTCATTGCACTATCATAAGACATCCCAAAACCTCTCGCTATAGCTGTCATATAACTTTTTGGTGATATGTATTTTATTTCATTACGTTCACCTTTCTCGAATTCATAATACAAAGGATGGTTAAGTCCACCAAAGTTACCACCAGCTTGTGAGAATGTAAAATCAAAATATGTACAACAATCGCAAGACTCTTGTGTTACATCTTCCATGAATAACATTTCAGATTCATTTAAAACGCTTTCTAATAGGTTTGTTAGCTTTATCATTAATAAACTTCTTTTTAATAAATATTTGGTTTTATGGTAAAAATTAAGTATAATTGCAATTAAAGTAAATTAATGGTAAATAAAAAAGAGCTAATTAAAATTGGTGAAGAAATAAGAGCACTGATTGAGGTTAAGCAAAAGGAGTTAAATTTGACATTTGTTGAAGATACTCACACTTACCACATTAAAACGTTAGAGGGGAAAATGACAACAAAATTCCCTTCGGTGTCAACAGTAATTAAACAGTTTTATAATGAATTCCCAGATTTAGAGAAATCATTACAGATGTCACAGAATGATATCCATGACCAAGATAGATTACTTAAACAATGGAGAGCCGAAGCTGATTATGCTAATTCTAAGGGGTCTAGAGTGCATTATCTATTAGAAATGGACCTACTGGCTCAATATGGAAGTTACAAAAAGGTTAGGAAACCTTTTTTTGAATGTGATGAGACTCAGATAAATGATGGTAATGCCATGATTGATGCTGGACACAAGTTTATCAACTTAATGCATCGTAGAGGTGCAATATTATTGGATACTGAAATTGTGTTGGGTAGTAGTGAATTAAAATATACTGGACAACCAGATAAGGTTTGGCTTATGTTCAATAAGAAAGGTGAAGTAGGTTTTGTAATTACAGATTGGAAAACCAATAAAGCAAAAAACTTTGAGGTACATCACTATACAGACCCTATGTTATATCCGTTTAAAGAATATATGGATACAGCTTTAGCGCATTATAGAATTCAATTACCTTTATACGGTAGATTGATTTTAGACATGTTAAAGGGAACTAAGTATGAGGATATGAAAATGTTTGGATGTGTAATTGTACATTTAACATCTGAAGGTAAATTCAAGGAACTTAGAGTTCCAGCGAAATTTATAAACACTGTAATGACAATGCCACCATTACCAAGAATTGATGAAGTCTGGCAAAAGAAAAAGGATGACATCATCGCAGAAGAAAGAAGAGTAGAGGAATTAATTAATCCAACACCACCTGTCATAAAGACTGGTGAATGGTGGGAGAACCATTAAAAAAAAAAAGATATGAAAAAAATGATAGGAAAGGGTTTAGATATAATGTTAACATTATTAAGTATGATAGCATTTTGTGTAGTAATGTTTGTTTGGGTATTTTTTCCAGAGAAGTTCGTTGAGTTACCTACAAACGATTTAATTATATTCGTATTGATGATAATAATTGGGCTTATGCCTGAAAAAAAAATATTCACATGATAAAGATATTAAAATCAACATTAAAAGCGAAGTCTTACGGACAAAACGTTTTAGATTTACAAAAAAATGAAATTATGATGAGTTCAAAATTAATGGACGCTCTTGATATTATAGAAGGTGAAATAGTTGAAGTTAGGTCACCTAGTGGTGTATTTAACGCTTATATAACAAAAGGTACTGAAGATAGACTTGAATTACTATTTGGTGGTATTGTATGTGGTAATGTAATAATAAGTTCATATAAATATATGAACCAAGAATCGGCTTTATTAAATAAACCGATAAGATTAGTAAAATATAATGATTAAAAAAATAATACATGTTGCTGATATTCACATTAGAACGTTCAGAATGCATGAAGAATACAAAGAAATATTTCAAATACTAATAGACGAAGCAAAAGAATATTGTAAAGATTATAAACATGAAGAAATAAGAATTGCTATTGTAGGTGATTTAGTACATCAGAAGATTACAATTTCAAATGAACAACTAATTCTTAGCTGTTGGTTCTTAAACGAACTGTCTAAGATTGGTAAAGTGGTTATCATAGCTGGTAATCATGATTTATTAGAGAATAATAAAGATAGGGTTGATAGTATATCACCAATGATTCAATTATTGGATAATCCTAACATAGCTTATTACAAAGAGAGTACCTGTTATGAGGACCACAATATTGTTTGGTGTAACTATTCAATATTTGAACATAATGAAAGACCCAATATTGAAGATGGTAGAAAACAATATGGTGATGATAAGACCTATATTGGGTTGTATCACGCACCACTAGTAGGAGCGTCAACCGACATAGGATATCATTTTGATGAAGGAACTTCGTTAGAGATATTTGAAGGTTGTGATATGGTTCTATTAGGTGACATTCACAAAAGACAACATTTCGAACATAAAGGAATACCAATAGCGTACCCATCGTCACTTATTCAACAGAATTTTGGTGAATCGGTAGGTAAACATGGTTATTTGATATGGGATGTTGAATCTAGAACATGCGTTGAAAGGGATATCACCAATAGACATGGATTTTACCAATTCAAAATAAAATCGTTGGATGATATCGAAAACGGAACTGAAAAATTAACAAATGGATAAACAAACAGAAATTTACGACAAATGGCGTATCATTGGTATGCTAGAGGGTTTAATATTTAAAAACCAAGTCAAATTAGCCAATGCGTATGAGCATATGGCAAAAATCTTATTAGCAGACGCTGAAAAAGAGATAAGATTTTATAATGATGATATTGACACAATAGGTTTCCCAGTTTTACGAAGGTATTTCGGGTTAAATCTAGGTATTGAACTAACCAATGAACTTGTTGAGGACATCCTTAAAGAATTACATAAATACCAAACATCGGATTTCTACACAGAAGGAAAGTTAAAGTTAAATTTAATTTTTGATTCAGGGTTGGATATGGAAGCGATTTTATTAAAGGTTTTTTGTGAAGATATATACGGACAATAATATGGAAAAATTAGAATTTAATGAATGGTTAGATAAGTATTTTGAGAAAGACGATGACCACGCTTATTACACATGGACATATACAGATGACGGTATGCACCCTAATGATAAATCAAGATGGAAAGATTTAGATTTATTAGAAGAATTCGAAAGGTATTTTTTTAATAACAATGAAAGTCATGTAGGATTAGATGAATACGATGAATAATATGGAAGACTCAAAAGAAATAGTGGCTATGATTCACACGTTGGTACAAAAGTACCCAAATGATTATAAACTTGGGGAAGCAGTTCGAGAATATATTAATTGCGACATAAATCACGACAGTTTGTCGTGATAAAATAAAACATAAAAAGTTATGATAACAGGTACAACAATAAACGTGGATGAAACTCTTAAAGAGTTTAATAAGAGGGTTAATAAGATGCTCGATGAAAAGATAGAGGCTTCGAATAAATTGAACATTGAAATTCGTATATTGAGATGGGAAAAACGTCTTACTAAGAAACAATATAAAAAGTACTTGAGAGGTAAATTACAACCATTTGATGCTTTAGATGTTACGGATATCATAAGAGAGCGAGAGTTTAGATATAGTTTTGCTCAGGGTGAAATTGTTAAAATTGATTGGAAGATGTTAAGTTCATCGCAACAAGAGTTTTTTATTGAATTAAAAGATATGCACGCTGTGGTAACAAAATGCTTCTCAGATTTACACGCTTTCGGTCAAGGTTCAGCTTATGACCATGATTTAGAATTTGCAAATGGTGAATTTTCACCAAAAAAACCATTTGTGTACGACTTATTCACATTTAAACCAGTAGGTAGAGTTCCAACATATGCAATCATACCAATTAGTGAGAAAGAACAAAAGTATTATATTAAGGAATTTAAAAAAAGAAAACCCAATCAAAAATTGTGGTGGTATAATAATGATTTATAAAAAACTTTTACAAGAAATAGAAGACTATTGTAATCTTAATGAGATTGAGGTCACTAAAACGTTAAATGAGGCACTTAGAAGTGGGTTTACCATACTTAAGTTCGGAATACCTAATAGTACGTCAAATCCTATTGAAAAGACTGTAGAAGTCATTAAAGAGGTTATTAAAGAAGTGGAAGTCATCAAAGAAGTAGAAATTGAGAAGATAGTAGAAAGAATAGTAGAAGTTCCTGTCGATAAGATTGTGGAGAAAAGTATTAATATCAATGTTGATGGTCACAATGTAAATTACATGGATTACATAGAACAACTAAACACTAAGGTTAGTGCTTTGGAAGTTAATAATAAAAAGATAGGTAAAAAATTATCTGACAGTACTTTAAAAAGTGGTGGGCTGGAAAAAGATTTATTAGAATGTAAGATAAAACTTACAGCTTGCCTTAAAGATAATAGTGGCTTCGACTTATACGGAGAAAGATAATGGATACAAATATAACAATACCGAAGTACGCCAAAATAAAAGTATATTGGGACGACAGACCTGAGAATTATTCTAGGCAAGCCAAATTAAATGTACGAAATTACTTCAGCACCAAGTACGGTGTTAATAAAAATAATATAAACGTAATATATAGACCAATTAAGATTGGTAAGAATGGTGAGGTGATTCAAATTAGCGGTGCTGGTATTGAGAACATTCTTGACCGTAATTACCAAGTTGAATTAATGAAGAAATGGTTTGAGCGTGAAGGTAAAGATATTGATTTCAAACGTATATTAGACTTAGATAGGAAAGTTAATGATTCATTAGATAACCAAGCTGAGATTGTGAACAACCGTTCATGGGAATTGAAGTGGTTATACGTTGATAACTTTCTATGCTTTGGTGAGAAAAACTTCGCATCATTTGGTAACTTGAATGGATTAAATATTATAACCTCGGAACCACCGAATCAAGGTGGTAAGACGACTTTTAGTGTGGATGCGATTAAATTCCTATTATTTGGTAAGACTACTAAAACCGATAAGAACGAGCAAATTTTTAACACCTATACTGATAAGAACGAGTTGGTTGTTAGAGGTATGATAGAAATCGATGGTGAGGAAATGATAGTTGAAAGATTATTAACTCGTAAAGAGAAAAGAAGTGGTGGTTGGAATGTAGTTAATAAAGTGAATTATTATAAGATACTCCCTGATGGTGAGGAACTGTTAATGAATGATGTAGATTCTAAACAAACTGGTGAGGTTATTAAAAGTAACATTGGAAGTGAAAATGATTTTGATATTACAATCTTAGCAACAGCTAGAAACTTAGAAGATTTAATTGATGCTAAACCGACTGAGAGTGGTAGGTTATTAACGAAATTTATTGGATTAGAAGTTATTGAGAATAAAGAAATCATCGCTAAGAAGATGAACTCAGATTTCAATAAGACTAAAAAAGGTAATCATTATGATGCTGTAACGTTATTAAGTAATAACACAACTCTTGGTGAGAACGTTGTATTATATACCGAGCATTTAAATATGCATAAATCAAATCTAGATGATTCAGAAAAATTGATTATAAGATTAGATACTGAAAAGGAACGTTTACTTCATAGTAAATTAACGGTGGATGTTGAGATATTTCAACTGAACCCAGAAACTATTCAACGAGATATTGATACAATCACTGAACGTGGGTTAGAGTTTAAAACTAGGATTACAGGGTACGATACTAAAATAGTTGAAATCAAAGATGTTACATATGATGAATATTTATATGATACACTTGAGAAGAAAAGTAGAGAATTAACTATCAAAATCGGTGGTTTAGAAAATGATATGTCACAATTTGGTAGGGTTATTGACGACTTAGAACAAGGTGAGATATGTCAATCATGCAACAGAACTTTAGATGATGTAGATAATACTGAATCAATTAAGGACTATAAAGGGAAGGTTGGAAGAACGAAACTTCAAATTGAAGGGTCAACTATTGAATTGACCAAAACCGATGATTCTATATCTAAAATGAAAGATAATAGAGAAACTGTTGATAGACGACATAGATTAGAATTGGAGAAGGATAAGGCTGAAGTTGAAATTGGTTCTTTACGAAATAAAATAATTGCTAAGAATGGTGATTTAAAGAAATATAAAGCCAATGAAGAGGCTATTAAGACCAATATTAACATTGATGCTGACATTTCGGCAGTGAAAACGGACCTTATTATCCAAAATAGGACTAAGGATGAAGTAACACAAAAAATATACACAACAGAGTCATCAATTAAGACCGCTGAAGAACAAGTTGTTGTAAATACTGGGTTATTAGTTACACTTAAGAAAGAAGAAGAAATTGAGAAGATTTTTAAGGTTTACTTAGAAATGGTAGGTAAGAAAGGGATTAGTAAATTAGTTCTTAGGTCAGTTTTACCAATTATTAATTCAGAGTTACAAAGACTATTGGATGATGTATGTGATTTTGAGGTTGAGTTAGTAATGAATGATAAGAATGAAGTGGAGTATCACATAATTAAGAGTGATGTTGTGAAATTACTTAAATCTGGTAGTGGTTTAGAAAGAACCATCTCTAGTTTAGCCTTAAGATGTGTCTTAGGGAAGATTTCACATTTACCAACACCTAATTTCATTACTTTTGATGAAGTATTAGGTAAAGTAGCTGCAATTAACATTGAGAAGATTAAACCAATGTTTGAAAAAATAAGAAATATGTTTGACATAGTATTCTTCATCTCACATAATGATTTGGTGAAAGATTGGGGAGATAACATAATAACAATCAATAAGGTAAATGACATCTCATCGATTAACCTATAAAAATTTGGTTTTGTAGGAAAAATGTAGTATAATTGTAAGATGGAGAATAGAAATTATTGTATAATAGTTATGGATAATACCTCAAAAGTTGAAGAAGATTTGGAATTTATAATCACTGAACCTTTGAGGATTGTTAATAATAAAAAAGATACAGTCATAGTAGCAACGTTTAAGACACCACTTAGTCCGTTTAAGATTAAGAAGGCTTTAAACGTTGGGGATAAAAGAAGTTTTTTTATATTTGAACTGGACGCAGAAAGTTGTGCGGCTCATATTGATGAAGAACATCTTCAAGAATTCCTATTCGGAACTTTAGATGGTGATACGGAAGTATTGGTTGAAGAAGAAAATAGAGAATTTCTAGAGGAACATAGTGGGTCAGAGTTACCATATAGGTATAACGAAAATGAGCTGTTGAACCTCACTGAGGTAGAAAGAGAATTATTAATAGATAAGTTATTAAATAATGTTAAAACCCTCACCAATAACCAGAAGAAATCATTAAGTTTTCTGGCAAGTTTATAATAAGGTGAAATGAAAGAAAGTACAATAACTAATAGAACAGACACTATTAGCAAATATTTTAAAGATGTGAATAAATCAAGTTTATTATCATTAGAAGATGAAACAAAATTAGCGATAAGAATTCAAGATGGTGATAAAACCGCCATCGATGAATTAGTAGAAGCTAATCTAAAATTTGTAATCAGCGTAGCAAAAGGTTATCAAGGTCTTGGGTTACCATTATCAGATTTAATAAGTGAAGGAAATTTAGGGTTAATCAAAGCCGCTAATAGGTTTGACCATACAAGAGGGTTCAAATTTATTTCATATGCGGTACATTGGATTAAACAAACGATTATGCAAAGTCTAAATGACAACTCAAGAATGATTAGGTTACCAGCAAACATTATCAATAAAATATCACAAAGTAATAGAGAGTTATTAAATGATGTCGGTGAGTTAGAAAAAGAATACCCAAGTTGTGTATCATTGAACACCCCGATTGGTGAGTTCAATGGATATGAATTAGGTGATATGCTTGAGGATGATAGTGTTGACACACTTGATGTATTAACACACGAAACTGAAAAATTAAAGAATATTGTTCATAAAACATTAAATTGTTTGGATGAACGTGAAAGAGGAATAATTGAATGTTACTTTGGATTGAATACACACTGTGAACCTATGACGTTAGAAGCGATAGGTGATAAGTATGATTTAACTAAAGAACGTATAAGACAAATTAAAGAAAAGGCTATTAGGCGTTTAAGACATAATAATATTGAGCTATTTACCTTAATTAATTCATAATTGTCGATATTTATATAAAAACAAAAATTATGAAATTACATTTTGGACATTTATTAGGAGTTGTAGCTCTGTTTATCGCTGCGTGTGCAGCATTCTTTTCAGTATATGGTATTGGAATGTTATTTTCTGGTGCTATGTTAGCCGTAATTATTATGGGTTCTTCATTAGAACTAGGAAAATTAGTTGCCGCTAGTTACTTACAAAGATATTGGAGTTCAACTAGTTGGTTAATTAAAACATATCTAGTTCTAGCTATTACAGTGTTAATGGGAATTACATCAGGTGGAATCTACGGATTCTTATCATCAGCTTATCAAGAAACATTTCAAAAGTTGGCGTTAAGTCAAAATGAGATAGCATTTCTAGAAACTAAAAAAGATTTCTTTGGTGCTGATGTTACTAGATACGATAAGGAGTTAGAAAGAATATCAGGAAACATATCAGAACTTTCAAACGCTAAAACGAACAACATTCAAATTAAAGATACTACATCCAGTACTGGATTTAGAAATACAATATCAACATCAGGATTACGTCTAGCTCAAAAAAGAATTGAAGCTGAAGAAGTAAATCGTGAAAAAATGATGGATAAACGTACAATAGCCGCAGATTCATTACAGAAATATCAATTAGCTATATTAAACAAACAAAATAGCGATGAAACATCAAGTGAACTAGGACCGTTGCTTTACATATCTAAATTATTAGATATGCCTATGGATAAGGTGGTTAACTATTTTATATTAGTATTCATTATTGTATTTGACCCATTAGCTGTGATATTAATAGTTGCAACCAATAGAGTATTTGCTCAAGAAAAAATTAAGAGGGATGGTGAAATACCAAAAGAACCTAAAAAATTAAAAGAACCTAAAAAATCTATTTTTAAGAGAATGGGTAATTTTATGAAAAGTGACAAACCTAAAACTCTTAAAGTTGTCCCTGAACCAACACCCGCTCCAACACCCGCTCCAGAGGTTGTAGCACCAGTAATCAGAACTAATCAAGCTCAGGTAACTAATCATAAGGATGGTATTAAACGAGAAGAGATTAAGGAAATTAGGGAGAATACGAATAAGAATAGAAACTTTACTAGAAATATACCAGCAAGGCGTGGACATTAATAACGATTATAAATTAAAAGATTTATCATATTTTAAAAAAAAATATAAGAAGCAACAAATAGTGATAGGTAATTCACTAAACGTTGGTTTAGAACATTTTGACATTTGGAATAAAAAGATAAGTGGAAAGTATAAAGGGACTAGTCCATATACAATAGGATTAGATGGGGTCATATATGAACATTATGACCCTATTTATTATTCCTCATTTTTAAAAGATGAGGTATTGGATAAAAGAATTATTTCAATAGTCTTAGAAAATGAAGGTTGGCTAACTAAGGATTTCAACAAAAAACAGTTTATTATGTGGAACGGTTCTATTTATAATAGAAACGAGGCTTTATTTGAAAGAAAGTGGAGAGGAAAACTCCATTGGGCACCGTACACTGATGAACAGATGGAAAGTTTAGTGTTATTATGTAACCACTTAACAGAGAAATTTAACATTCCAAAAGAAGTTTCATCGGATAATATTAAAATAAATGATTATAGACTCAAAAAGGGTGTATATTTTAGGAGTAATTACTCTAAGAATTACTTAGATGTATCTCCAGCCTTTAATTTTAATTACTTAAAGGAAAAACTAGAAAATGATGAAAATAAATGAACATGACATAACTAGAGGTATGTTAAACACTATCAGACAAGATAGGTTTATCAATGAAAACCTTGATAATACTACTACTTCGGATGAAGAAGAGTTAACATCAGCTGAGTTAAGTGAGCAACAAACAAACTTTAGAAAGACGGTTTCACCTAGAGTGGAATTTACTGGGTTTAAAGTTTACCCTAAGAATAAAAACGTTGTGTTTTCAGGTAAATTTGAAAACATGGGTGGTTTAGAATGGGAATTCACATTAGAAGATACTCATGGATTATATATTTCAGCTAACAACGTTCCATTTAGTGATGACACAATTGAAACTATCAAAAAGCTTAAGGGTTTTTATGATAACTGGGCTGATGAATGGGCTGAAAAATTAGCAACTGAATACAATAGAGAAACTCAAGAAGGTGAACAAGAAGTTCAAAATTCAGATGTGGTGTAAATAACATTATTATGGTATTAAGTAAAACTAAATTATATGTAATTCTCCTAGTTCTTGCTGGGATTATAGGTTTCTTAATCTATAACGCATTTCAAAGTAGAGCGGCTATTGAAGCAGCTTTAAAGGAAAAACAAAATGAAAAAGAAGAGGTTATTCGAGTTAGAGACTCTGCTAGAACAGCTCGTGATAGGCAAATAGCCGATTTCGAATGGGATTTTGATTCTTTATCTAGAGCTAATAAAAAAATTATATATGTACCTTATGAAAAACTTAAATATGTTGACCGTACTCTTAATGATGCTATCAACATCCTTGACAGCACAAATTACGAACAATAAATTAGACGGTGACGTTTGGTTGAACAAAAATGGTAATGTAGAGATGACACCCGAAGCGGCTATTGATAAATCTAAAATCCTTAGTGATTGGGTTAGGCAAAGTGATACGCTTGCGACAAGGGAGAAACAACTTAAACTAAAAGATTCTATAATACAACAGATGATTATTAAGGTTGCAGAGATGACAGGTGAGTTAAGAGCTGCTAATGCTTTTATTGCAAATAAAACTGAAACGGTAGATGATATTAACGAAGAACAGATTGATATAGCTAAAGGACTCTTTAGTAATTTCCAAGCTAATGTTCGTGCCCATGGAAATATAACCACTTATACAAACCCAGAAACAGGTCTAGATGAAGCTGGAATGTTCAAATATCTACAAGCAGATGTTATACTTAGATATAATATTAAGAAGTACTATGTGTTCACACAAGGCTCTGTAGGTATGAATGACTACGTAAATATTAGTTTAGGTGGTGGATATCGATTCTGGTAATAAATAAAAACTGTAAAAAACGATAAAAAACCCTCATATGAGGGTTTTTATCTTTATTCTCAATATTTATATAATAACGATATAAAGTAATTTATAATAAATCAATTTATGCAAAAAATAAAATTAAACGAAAGACAAGTTCTTATGCTTCAAAATCTACAAGGAGATAAGTCTAAGCCGAAGGTACTTAAAATCAATGAAGACCAATATAACAGGTTATTCAAAGAAGGTTTTGATGCTAACAAAGATTTCAAAAAAGGTGGTGTCGATAGCGAGTCTCAAAAAGGTGATTTATTAACATTTGCTCAAGAAGTAATCGTATTCATTAAAGATATGTTATCTAGACCTGAAAGCGCACCATTTTCTAAATATTGGGCGAAAAAAGGTATCTCAAAAGAGAAACTAACTTCAATGTTGGAGAAAGAAGGGTTGCTTACATCAAATCTAGGTGAAGCTGAAGGTGTTACGACATATGTAACAGAGAAATATGGTTTTAGAGGAAAAGTTAAAGAGTTTTACAATACTATGAATGAATATAGTGGTGATGGTGGATATCCAGCGGGAGCTGATAACGACCCTAATGCACCATGGAATCAAGAAGACCCAGAACCAAATCCAGAAGATGATACAAGTCAAGATGACAATAATGTTGTTTTAGATAGAGAAGCTCCATTACAATTAAGATTTTATAGTGGAAGTGAAGATGAAAATAACTTAATGGTGTTTACCGATAGAAGTGGACAACTTTTAGTTGTTAACGGTGAAAGAATGTTAGCTTATTCAAAACATGATGAATTTGAAACATATCAAACTATTAAGGGTGATGATAGAAATCTAAAAGCACCTTTATTCTATTATATTAACGATAAATACGCTTCAGGTGAGATGAAAGCATATAATACTTTTGACGCTTATACTAAAGGTCAAGTATGTATTGTAACTCCAGAAATCAAAAACGAATTACTAAACACATATAAAGGTAATAATGAATTGGCAAGTTTGTTAAATCAATTACCTGAAACTACGGGTGCTGCATCTAGTGGTGCTTTTGTTGGTGGTATGTCAAATGGTCCAATTAATAAAGGTAGAAGCCCAGAACAAGAAATGGGTAATATTATATCAGATGGTGTAGACCCTTCAGGTGTTCTACCGTTTCATTCAGAAAGAAGTGGTGAGGAACCATTTATTATCGATGATATAAAATGGCAATATTGTAATGTTAATAATAATGGGAAAATAAATCTTGGTGTATATAGATTCGGTCAAGACATGTGTTATTCATACGAATGGTTCAATGCTAACGTATTAGAAAAACAAAAAGTACAAGAAATGGATTCAGCAACTGCGGGTGGTGAAAGCGGAACTTTCGCTTTTGATGCGCCAGCTGGTGATGGTAGTGCGTTTTGGACTGCTGGAAACAAATTAAATAAAGGTAAGGGTGATATGCCAATGGTAAGAGGTGCTAAGATAACTGAAGGTGATGAGCAAATTTTCTCACAAACTGATGAATACAGAAGTGGGTTTGATTTGAATGAAAAAGACCAAGCTATGTTCAACTATCAACACGTTAGACAACAATGGGAAAATGAGGGTCCTGAAGGAAAAGAATTTCTTAAACCTAGACTTGAAGCGGCATTTGCCAAAACTGGGTTAGCGTCAGGTAAAGCGATGTTTTCAGAAGGTCTTGCAATAGGACAAGTTTATAAGAATGGGGTTGGTAGAAGAAAAATCAACGGTGTTAATAAATTAAATGGTGCTGTTAAGGTTAGACAATGGGGTGATGGTGCCGCTAGAGATTTAAATATCAGTAAAAAAGAATTTGGTGGTTGGGAACTAATAAGTGAAAGTCGAAAAATCTTAAAGATAACTGAAGAACAATTAAAGAAAATTATAGAAGCCGATAATCAAACTTCAACCGCATACCCTAATGGTGAAATGGTTGATTTTGACGATTGCACTAAACTTAACAATAATAAGGTAGCTCAAAACGGTGGTTGTAGTCAAGGTGACGATGGTGTAGTTAAGCTATCTAAAACAAAAGACGCTGTTGTGGCTGAAGTTGCTAGAATTACAGGGAAACCAATTAACGAAGTTAGGTTAATAATCGAAGCTAATGAAACTCAGCAATTAATTCCACTATTTATTAGTGCGATTAACCAAGTAGACGAGAGTTTAGGTTATGAAGAATTAGCCAATGCAATTGGTTATATCATTAACGAACATTATGGAACTCATTTAGTTGAGCCATTCTTAAATAAATTAAATCAAATATTAGTTAGACATACCGAAGGGACGTTTTAATTGATAGATTAAACAATAACTTTATATTTATATAAAAGACCAAAATATGGACAAAAGAATAATAAAACGAGAATTAGATAAGTTAGTAGCAGAAGCTAGTGTTTCTGGTGAACAAGTTACCAAGAAAGCACAAAAGGTTAGTAAGAAACAAAATAACGCTTACTACAAAGATGTTGAAGGTAAAATGAAGGACTACGATAAGAATCTAAAACAGGAAGACGAGAACCAAATTGACCCAAAGAAAACAAATGCTGAGGGGAAAGAAAAGGAGTATCACGAAGACATGGAAATCATGAATGGTTTAGAAATGAATCAATATGATAATGAACCTAGTACTGCTTTTAAAGATAGAGCTAAAAAAGCTATTGAAGGTGATGCAACTATGGGTAATGACTCTGAGTGGGCTAATGTCATTCCAGCTGACCAACAAGGTTTTACTGGACCTGACTTTGGAAAGGATTTAGTTAAAAAAGCTAACGCTTCCAAAAAGAAAAGAAACGATAGTACGGGAACATTTAATCAATTCGGAGATGATATTGAGATGGTTGATGGTGCGTCAAAAATAAGTAAAAAGAAATTAGCAACAGAAACTATGAAAAGAATTAAATTTAAATCACCTTTAAATGGTGTAGGGAATGCCCTTAAATTAATCCCAGAAGCTTTCAGGGTTGATAATAAAGAATTTGAAATGACTGACGGTAACGAAACTTACAGAATGAAATGGAAAGGTACGTTAGCAGAAGGTAAAGCAACAGTTTTATCGGCAGATTCTAAAGATTTAGTGAATGAAGATTTTTCAAAAATCAAACACCTTATGGGTTATAAAGCTGAAGATACTTTAGGTACTCCATCAGCTACTGATAGAATTAATGAAAACAAAAGATTACTTGAAAATGCAACTGGTGTAGGATTTGGTACTCAAGGAAATGGGTTTACAAGTGAAGGTGACCTTATGGGTGATGCTGAAGTTGTTGAAGAAGTTGAAGTAATGGAAGAAACTGAAGTTGTTGAAGAAGGTGTATGTACATGTGGTGAAGCAACTTGTGAAGAGTGTAAAAAAAAAGCTTAAGTGAATGTTATATTGCAATAGCTGATAAACCTGGAAAGGGAGTAGCTGATGCACATATAATATCTGATGAAGATAAAGTTGATTATATTGAAGGTAGTTGGATTTTAAGAGGTCCGTTTTCTGAGAAAGAAGCGGAAGCAAAATTAAAGACTATTACACAATCTGATACCAATTGGAATCATAAGATTGATAAAACAAAGGGTTCGAAATATTATGAGGACTCTAAAGAAATCTCGAAAGAGTGGTAAAATAAAAATTATGAAAAGAGTAAAATACAACAAAGAGTTTACAAGTATTCAAGAGGCTTTAACTAAAGTGCCAAATCTTTTAAAAGAAGATAAAAATGTTTTCGAAATGACTGATGGTAATAAAACACTTACAGTTAGATGGGAAGGTACATTAGCAGAAGGTAAGGCAGTTGCTTTAACAGCTAAAGATGAAGTTCTTATTAATGAAGACGTTGATAAGATGAAACACCTTATGGGTTATAAAGCTGAAGATACCATTGGTACTCACAAGGCTAAAGGTAGAGTAATGGAAAATACAAAGTTTAAGGAATTACTTGAGGCTAGTAAAAAAAAAACTTTAGTTGAAAATTCAGGAGCTGTTGGCGTAGCTAACATTGTTGATGAAGCTGAGGTAATGGAAGAAAGTCTTAAAGGAATCATGGCGGGAGTTATGGCACTAATTGGTGGTATGGTTCATGGTCAAGAAATTCCACAAGAAAAGGTTCAACAAGTTAAAACTGAACTTTCACAATTATCTCCACAACAAAAAGAGGTTGTTGGGAATAAATTAACCCCAGAACAAGTTCAACAAATTTCTGATGCAACTGGAATTTCATTTACAGAGGATGGAGCCAATAGTTTATTTCAATGGGACCCACAGACGGACGCTAAGCGCACCCCAGCCCCTAAACTATACTTAGGTAAGTTTGGTGACATTAATGCAGCTAAGGTGGTCGATGTTGATACTAACGGTAAAGGTGGACACCAATTCACGGTTCAAATATCAGGTGTTTACGCACATGGGACTAATTTCAGTAAAATTAGAACTTATATCGGTAAAAACAATACGAAACTTAGTAACACTTCGATTCAATTTGTTAACGATGAAGGAAGCCCATATAGCGGTAAGGATGTAAGTTACAAATAAGTTACAAATAAAATAAAAAAAGATAACCCACCATTTTAGGTGGGTTTTTTGATTTTAAAGATATTTATAATAAAAAAGTTATGTCAATAGAAATTTCAAAATACGTAAGTTACAATGAAGTAATTCGTAGTGCAACAGCATTAAGAAAGAATATTAAAAACATTCCTAACTCAGAGCAGTTAGATAAAATTAAAATATTAAGTAAAAAAGTATTTGACCCATTGAGAATTTGGTGTGGTGGTAGAGTTAAGATAAACTCAATATTCAGAAGTAAAAAATTAAACACTAAAATTGGTGGAAGTAAATCATCTCAACATATGGCGTTTAAAGGTGCTGCTATGGACATTGATGATATATATGGACACAAAACAAACCTAGAAATGTTTTACTATATTAAAAATAATCTTATATTTGACCAGTTAATAGCTGAGTTTCCTAAAGATGGTGAACCAAGATGGTTACACGTATCTTATAACGAAGGTAAAAACAGAAATAGGATTTTAATAGCAACTAAAATAAGTAAAAGAACAAAATACCTTTTATATGAAGGTAATGAACATTATTTAAATAAACAATGATAGATAACGTAAGCAAATATATAAAACACATGTCAAGACCCCTTTCTCTATTACAGATTGAGCTGATATATACTAGTAACAACATAGTGTATGAGCGAAGTGATTTGTATTCTGATTTCACTTTAACATTAGACGACCTTATAGATTCAACCTATTTAGGTCATGATATGATGAATGAACAAGAAAGATTGATTCATTTCAATTGGTGTTGGGATAAGACATGTACATTATTGAATGGCGATGTTATTAAATTTAATGAAAATAACGAAGTTTATGTCTATTTTTTAGATTTATATTTTGAAACGTTTTATACCCCATCTTCAACACACTATAATGAAGTAAAAATATATTGGAATTATTTATTTAATTATAATATAGTAAAAACACGTTCAGATATTGATAGGTTCGTAAATTTATACAAACATTTCGATAAATCTTTTAAAAATGCTAATTATTTAATATAAAAACAGGGTTTTCTATTTATTTATTTAAATATTTCCCTTATATTAGATGTATGAGAATACACAACATAGTTTTAACAGGTTTAATTAATGACCGTCTAGTTGCTTATGAAGAGCTAGAAAGGGATATGAACAAACACAACAACATGTCAGTTGGGGATATGGTTTATGTAATTAAACAACATTTAAAAAAAATCATTAAATTGAACGCCATGATTGATGAATGGCAACAAATAATACAGTCGGAAGTAAAAAGTTCGATAGACGAACTGACTGAAAAAGTTAAAGAAAGTACACATGAATAATTTAGAAGATTTAAAAGTTATGATTAACCGTTTAGAGGTTGACTTAACTAAATTCTACACTAAAGGGAATAAAGCTGCTTCAATTAGAGCAAGAAAAATCTTACAAGATATTAAAGGACAAGCTCAAAATATTAGAATGGACATATCCGAAGTAAGAAACAAAAATAAGAAATAATGTTAATAGCAATAATAAATAAAATACTATTGGTAGCATTCATAACAGCAATTGTTAATTTGTTCTGGCATTTATTCTATGCGATTCAAGCATGGACTAAAAACCCTGAACAAAACACTAAGTATATTTTAAGCTCTAGAAGCTTACTATTGCTAGGTTTATCAATCGCTTATGTATTAACATCAATAATAACAGGAATTAATTTATAAGAATGGGTAATATTAATAATAAAGTAAAAGAATTACATCCACACGTACTAAGTATACGATTTATGGATGGGTTAACAGTAATTGATTGTGCATTTAAAGATGGGTGGGCAATACCTAAATCAGATACGGTTGGAAATGAAACAACCCCTGATAAACCAAACTACTACATGTTATATCCGTTGAGTGAGAATGTTGGTATAGATGAGATGTTAGATTACGTTACTTATGTAATTAAAGTTAACATAGAACGTGAGTTGAAAATCAAATTACTTCAAATTAAGATTAATGAATTGAAACAATTGTTCACTAAAATTTCTTTAGAGAAATGTAAAACAATTCAATTTGAATTTAAAACAAACTTAGATATCACATCCGAAGATAACATCAATTTAGATGAAATGCCAATTTACAACGCAAATGATGCTGTAAGTGATGCTGTAAGTGATGCTGTAAGTGATGCTGTAAACACTGGAAATGATACTACACCAAACACTGGAAATGATGCAGAAGATGAACATGTAAGAACAATTTCTAGGCAAGATGTTATAAATGATAAAGATGTTAGTAATGTAAATCCAGCAACGGCTTCATTTAACAATGAGACTTTTGATTTACCACCAAAGAAGAATAATAAAGTAGTAGAGGTGCAAGAGTTTGTGGTTCCTGAAGTTATATGTAAATGTGACCCATTGGACCCAAATCAAGTTTGCCCAGCATGTATATAAGATGAATGTAATAATATTTTTAATAATAGCGTATGGAGTATCCAACATAATGGTATTCTCTTCCATCTTCAAATGGTGGAGAAATTTATGGTCAAGATGGTCCCCAAATTTCTTTGGAGAACTATTCAGTTGCATGATTTGTTTACCTTTTTATGTAGGAATATTACTATCTCTCTTTATTTTTTCAGTGAGTGGTGTATATTTAGGGGTAGGTAGTGTATACTTAGCAGCTTTTTTAGATGGGTGTTTCGCATCAGGTGGTGTATGGTTAATACATTCGTTACAAGAAAAATTAGAAAGATGAAAGATTATCTAACTAATTCAATAAAAAAAGAATCTAATGGAATCGCATTAGAGCAAAAGAAAACCGACTTAAGGAAAGAAGCTTTTATTCAGGAAATAAAAAATGGTTTAGGTGAAGAAATAAAATTGAACCCCAACAGAGTAGAAGTTGTAATAAAAACACCTATCAAACGTGATGGGTTTTTGAAGAGGTTTTTAAAAAGATTAAATAAAGTGTTTTAAAATGAGATATGAAACTTTGATAGAAAGTGTTTCGGAAATAGTTAACAATGAGTTAATTTATAAAGAAGGTTTAGTGTTAGTTTACAAACTAAGTGCTAAAAAGCATAGAAAATTAAGTGAACACGTTTTTCTTAAAATAAATACTGATACCAACGAAGCGTTTGAACACACAGAAGAGTTCGAAGTTGAGATGGGTGGTATTGTAATAAAATTTGTAGTAGATGAAGAGTAAGTTTTACAGATGTATGGTTTTTTCCTTTTATATTGGTGAGGGGATTAGGTGGTTTAAATTATTTAAGCTAAAACTTTCTTTTAAACATATTAACAAATATAAGTTTAAAACTAATAACCCTGATGGAATTTACGTAGGGTATTGGTTAATAAACCTACAATCAATAACTAAATTAAATTAAAATAAAATGGAAACAGAAGAAATTCAAACAGTTACCGAAGTGAAAGAGACAGGTATTGTATTATCAGATAACGAGAAACAATTAATTGAGAACTCACGAAGACAAATGGACGCTTTAGAGGGATTTAAAACAGCTTACAACGAACTAGTTCAAAGAACTGGATTCGCTTGGGTAGTTGATGGTAATTCACCTATAAACAACCCTGTACTAGGGGTTGCGAAAGTAAACTAAGAGAAATACGGTAAAAAATCAAAAACCCATGAGAAATCATGGGTTTTTTGTTTACAATGTTATTTATTTTAACTATCATTGTTATATGAAAATAGTAATAAAAGAAATAACACCAACAGGGGATAGTTTATTAGTCTACTTAATGACTGATACTAACCAACCTGTGAGTTGTAATATAACTCAAAAAAGTGAGTTAACTGAAACGATAAGTTCAGTGTCAAATAATATTAAGGATTATCCACAAGAGAAATATTCTTACGCACAATACATTAAACAAGATGAGCAAAACTAAAGAACACCCATTAATACTAGTATGTTATATGGATAGAGAATTAATGAAACAACAAGAAATAATGGTTCACATCAGTGAAGGAATTAATAGAGCTATAGCTGAAAGAGAAGCCAACGCAATGGCATTCTTCCTACCAACTGACGGACCAGAAAGAATGGAATGTATCAACCCAATACATACAACAAAGAAACAAGCAGATAAAATCGATAAAATGATTAAAGATGTTAGAGAATCCTTTGATATTGGTCAAGGTGCTGATGAAAATCTAGATGATGATTTAGGTGACTCATGAGACCTGATGCTATTGATAGGGCGTTTTATGAGAAATTTGGTTATAAGTATCTTGGCATGTATGATGGTGTCCCAATTATAGAAGAAATTAATAGAATCCCATCAGCGGTGCAAAACGATAGAAAAGCAAAACAAATAAAAGAAATGAAAGTTAAAAAACAAGATTTAGAAATGAAGAACTTGGTAGTTATTAAAGCTCCAGATAAATTAACCAATGGTGGTACTACAGTATTTCTTGCTGGTTCTATTGATATGGGTAAAGCTGTTGATTGGCAAACTCAAATTGAAAATGAACTTAAAGAAAAATTAAGTGGTGATACAATTGTAACACTTTATAATCCAAGACGTGATGATTGGGATTCTTCATGGGAACAAACAATAGAGAATGATAATTTTAGAACGCAAGTAGAATGGGAATTAAATGGAATGGAAGTAGCAGATAAAATTGTGGTTTTCATTGACCCCAAAGGTAAAGCACCAATTACGTTATTCGAATTGGGGCTACATGCTAGGTCTGGAAAAATATGTGTATGTTGTCCAGACGGGTTTTACCGAAAAGGTAATGTAGATATCGTTTGTGCCAAATATAATATACCAATGGTAGATAATATTGATGGATTGATTAACTTTATATTAGATGGGTAGCTTTTTAAGAAGATTGGACGTTAAAGTGGATATAATTGGGGATTCTATCCACGTCACTAAAAAATGGGTAAACTTAGGATTCTTAGATGGGCTTAAAGGTCATATCAAACCTAATATCGCTGAATTATATGAATCTGAAGCATCTCGCAATTCATATACAAAAGGTCATAAACCAGCAGCGGTTAAAAATATGGAAGAAGCTAAAAGGATTAAAGAAAATAAAATCTGGTGGATTTATATGGTAGAATGTGCAGATGGTACAATTTATACTGGAATATCTAATAACGTTTCTAAGCGCATCTTAACGCATAACTCTGGAAAGGGAGCAAAGTATACTAGAAGTCGCTTACCAGTCACTCTAAAGTGGTCACAAAGCTGTGAGAACAGGTCTGAGGCTAGTAAAGAAGAGTATAAAATAAAAAAACTCACTAGAAAAGAGAAATTACAGAAAATTGAAGAATATGGAAAACAATGATATATTATCAGGAAATACTTATATGTTAACACCTAACCCTATATATTATAAAGTTAATATTGATAAGATAGAAACATTAGAAGATATTAAACTAATATTAAAACATCTTAATTTAAATTATACTCCGAAAGACAAAGAAGAATACGAAGAAATTAAACATTTATTAATATTGAATTAAGGTCTTGTGGTAGTTCGCCAAATTTTGGTATAATCCCAACCAGTGTGTTCATGAATGATATCATAATAATCTCCACACATTTTTTTATTGGCAGTTCCCATAAAGAATAAGTTCTTAATCTTATTATCTTTTGCAGCTTTGGCTAATTCGTGATGCAATCGTTGAGCATCCTTTTTACATTTACAAATAACCATTTCAAATTGGTCTTCTTCATGAATAAGTAATTTGTTATTCACAACGACAACTTGTTTAGTTTTCTTTTTATCACCCATACCAACCATAAGTAATTGAATGATATCAATGATGGATTTTCTATCAGTTTGATTATTATAACCATGAACCCAGAAAGATTCCTCAATTTCATAAGTGGAGTCATGTAAAACTGTCCAAATCCCAAAGATTGGTTTTTCATAGACATTTTTACCATATCGATTTCTAACTAACCTAGATTTATCACCTTCTACATAATCCTTAACCACGTATATTTTATAAGTTGCTGGAATGATACCATTGTAGTTGATAAACTCTTTTCTAAAAAAAACATTATTCTCCATCTTTATTTTGTTAAAATTAACAAAAGAAGTTGTCTCTTTTTTGGACCTATGAAGGGTTTTCTTATATTCCCCGTTTCTAGTTAGAATTACTCGATATAACATATTATAAATATAATTTATCTTTAAATATACGAAAAAAATTTGTATATTAAATATAAATTCACTATATTTGCATTATAAAATAAAATTATGTCAAAAGACCTATATAAAACATTAGAATTAAGCAAAACTGCGGATGCTACTGAAATTAAGAAAGCATATCGTATGCTGGCTAAGAAATACCATCCAGATAAGAATCCAGATGATAAAACAGCCGAAGCTAAATTCAAAGAAGTTGCCGAAGCTTATGAAATATTAAGTGACACCACTAAAAGGGCGACCTATGACCAAATGGGTTATGAAGCTTCTCAAAGAGGTGGTGGTCGTCATTACGATATGAATGATATGGGTGCTGCATTCAATGCAATGCGAGAGCAACAACAAGCCGAACAAGTTAAACGTAGATATACTATCCATCAAGTCGTTAAAATATCTATGGAAGATGTTTACGAAGGTGCGATTAAAAAGCTCACTTATAAACGCATTGAAAAATGTAAGCCATGTAATGGTAAAGGTGGTGAAAACGTAGTAAGGTGTACCACATGTGATGGTAAGGGTATTGAAGTTATAACACAACGTACCAATTTTGGTATGATGCAAAATAATATATCTTGTAGAGGTTGTGATGGTAGAGGGTTTAAAATTGCTAACGCTTGTGATTCTTGTAAAGGGAAAGGCATTCAAGGGAAAAATGAAGAAATAGAAGTTGACATCCCACATAGTATCTTACCTCACGAACAAATGCAATATGTTGGTAAAGGTCACTATTACGTTGATGCTCAGGGAGAAGAATCATTTGGTGACTTAATATTATCATTTCAAGCGGATGAAACCAAGTTTACTATATTAAAAAACTTTGGCTTATTAACTAAAATTGATTTACCATATGAAGTTATGGTATTAGGTGGTGAATTTGAATTTACTACAATTGATGGGTCAGTACTTAAAGTAACCGTATCCGAATTAACCGACATTGGTAAGAAATTGAAGTTAAAGGGTAAGGGGTTGAAACACCGTGGTTATGAGGTCTTAAGAGGTGACCTATATATCATGATTGATTTAAAATTCCCAACTGAAATCACCGCTGAGGAAAAGGAAATTCTTAAAATGTTAAAAAAAACTAAGGAATAACTTGTTTATTTGTATTTTTTGTAGTTACATTGCATAAATAATAACAAACAAAAAAAATACAAATAATATGGCAAAATGGGGTGAACCTTCGGATGAGACATTCGATGAAATAGAACAAGTACTAATTCAATCTGGATTAGATAATTTAATAAACACAAAAATCATCGTAAACGATGAGCAAAAGAAAAATGTGATTCTGGTAAAGAAAATTTCAGCGAGCATTTCTTTTGCATTTAATAACGATTTGTTAATAATGGTGAACGAATCAATTTTTGATGAGTTACCACCTGAACAAAAACGTCTTTGTATTGAAGAAGCATTAAGTGGTACACACCATAACGGTACTAACGTAGTTGTTGGTACACCTGATATGAATACATACCACGGTTTCTTAGAGAAGCACGGTTATGATAAATTTCTAGTATTGGAAGAATCCATTAAGTCTTTATATGAGACTCAGAAGAATGATGGTGAAGACCCTAAAGTAGATTAATATGGATATGTATTCACCAATAGACTTCCAAAGTGAATTTAGGAGTTATGCAATGAAGCATATGGGCGTTACAAGTTCTCAATTTTATTATTGGGACAGAATGCAAACCGAATTATATACCAATCGTATGGTATCATCACCACCGCAAGGTTCGATGACACCTTACATTCTTGAAGAAAGAGAATTAAGGGTTACCCAAATGGATATCTTCTCTAGGTTAATGATGGATAGAATTTTATGGTTGGCTGGACCAGTTAACGACTTAATGAGTACAACGGTTCAAGCACAATTATTATTCTTAGAAAGTCTTGATAGAGATAAAGATATTACGATTTACGTTGATACTCCAGGTGGGAGTGTTAAATCTGGACTATCAATGATAGATAATATGATGTTATGTAATGCAGATATCAGAACGGTTAATACTGGGATGGCTGCGTCAATGGGTTCATTATTATTAGGTGCTGGAACAAAGGGGAAAAGAAGTACACTTCGTTCTAGTAGAGTAATGTTACACCAATTATCTTCTGGATATGACGGTAATCATCAAGACAATAAGATTAGCTTTCAAGAGAGTGAAAAATATAATATTCAGTTGTTTGAATATTTAGGTGAGTTTTGTGGTAAAGACCCTAAAGAAGTAATGGATAATGCGAGTAGAGATTTATGGCTTAATTCAAAAGAAGCTGTTGAATACGGAATCGTAGATGAAATTATAACTAAGAATAATGGGTAATGAATATGGATATGGATATAAGGTAATTGTAGTAAAACGATTAAATTAAATTAAAAAACACTTTTAATGAATAAGATTAAAATAGGTGATGAGGTTTTAGATATAGGTGAAAACTATCAACCAAAGGGGGTGTTTATTGTCGAAGAAATAAGAAGTGATGGTTGGGTATGGGGAAGTGGTATGACCAAACCATATTATGGTAAAGACAATAAAAAAAAGAATTTCACATCAACATTTAATGGTTATATCAAATCATCAAATCATTAGGACATTTTGAAAAATGAATAAGATTCATGTAGTTAATAAAAAAGACCATGCCCCGACTGATAAAGATTTTTATGTCGGTAGGGGTTCTGTCTTTGGAAATCCATACACTAGTAAACCCCTTGATAAATCCAAAGCGATTTATCAAGCAGCAAACAAAGAAGATGCAATTACTAAATACGCTGAAATGCTAGAGGTTAAGATAGCTTCAAAAGATAAGGTAGTAGTAGAAGGGTTAAATGAAATGTTAGAAACATTGAAGCAAAGTGATATATATTTAGTATGTTATTGCGCACCCAAAAGATGTCATGGCGATATAATTAAAATTACATTACTTCACGAGGTCTTAAAATATTTAATGCCAAAATAATTGGTGTTTTGAAAAAATTGTTATATTTAAAAGTATAAACGTTCTTTAACATACGGGGGTGACTGGAATTGATTGCGGATAGACCGATAATTACCAGCATGTAGTGCTAGATTGGAAGCACTTAAATAAATCTATCAGATTTTTAATTGGAAACATTTTTAATGTAGACGAAAATATCTTCGCAAACGCTACTTGTAGTGTTGCAAGAGAGGTAGCTGTAGCCTAAATTATTGCAATGGTAGTAATCTACCAACTTCTTATTTATCACTATAAGAGTTTAATCTAAAGAAGTGTTAATCCTACTCAATGACGGGATTCAAGCAAGTTGTTGACGATTTTTTTGTCTTATTTTTTTGTAAGAATAGACTAAACATGTAGACGGATTTTGAAGAATTTGTAAGACGGGAGTTCGAATCTCCCCACCTCCAGGCTATCGTATTAACTTACTTGCACGTAGTGATAGCTGCACATTTCAATAGAAATGACTAAAAGTTAATTAAAACCACGATATATATCGTGGTTTTTTTGTTTTAATGAGGTATTTATATAAAACGTTATAATGAAAAAACTATCTAAAGGAAATCCAAGTGAATTTAAGAAAATGCTTAGTGCTGATAAGAGTGATAAATACTCAAGTAAAAGAGTGATTACATTTTTAGCATTCATATTAATATCAATAGCTTTTATAGTTAATCTAATTTGGGGTATTACTGTAGACCCAATTATACTTAATGGAATGATTCAAATCGTTTGGGCTGGTCTAGGTATGGTAATGGGTGAGCATATATTAAGAGGAAGAGGTGGTCCTCGTGACCAACATGGAACTCACAACCAACAAGGTGGTCCTTATAACTCAGATTTCCCTAATGAGCAAAGTGACCCATATGACCAAAGCGGTCCTTATGATGACCAGCAAGGTGGTCCTTATGAGCAAGGAGAATTTGGCGATAATTAACGCTTAGTAATCGTAGGTCTTGAACTTGTTGTTACTTTAGTTGTAGTTCTTGGAACTATCTTAGGTCTAACGGTTGTTTTTTTACATCCACACATAATTTATATATTTAATTTTTGTTATTAACTCTTTAATATAAATATATGAAAATATCTAAAATAATAAACTCTAACCTTTATTTTTTACTTAAAATCATTATCTTTTAACATGTTTAAGACAAATATTACATTAGTTAATGAAAATTGGGATTTAATCCTACAATATAAATCACGAAATATACCATCCATTGATGAACATATTTACGTAGAATCAAGGTACCACAAGGTAGTAACAGTTATACATCTTCCAGACACACCAAATATAACGGTAGTTATAAAAGAATATGAAGGTTTTTCTAAAATTTAATAGAAAAGCATTTCCTTTTGTCTAATTTATCGTATTATAGTATTGTAGGATGTTAATTTTTTGATTAACCTGTCAAAAAATTTAATGATGTTTTAAAGACGTAGCGTAAGTTGCGTCTTTTTTTGGTTTACTAACTATTTATAAATAAACAAACAAACAAACGCAAAGTGAATAAACTTAATAGATTATATAATGTTGTTTTAAATGAAAACTCTTCAACGGGAATTGATTATGTCAATGAAGTTGATTGGGAAGGTGATTTTTCTGATGTTAAATCATCTTGCATATCCCCAAAAGATGTTGTTGAATATTTAAACAAAGTTAGGGCAAATGCTGGTAAAGCAACCAAGGATAGAGAAAAATTTCCACAAAAACTTCCATACGTACATGCAAAATCAACCAATTTCAAAAAAGATGAGAGTGAAGTTGATATTGACCACTTCATTAAAAGTATTACATTAACACCTAATAATGTTGTTAATACCAACGATAAGATTCTTAAGAGTGGTGGACAACACGAATACGTTTATAAAACAGGTTTACCAGCTTTAAGAGGTTTGGTCTATGATATTCATAATGAAACGTTTCATTATGTGAATACCTGTCCAGGTGCGGGAGCATGTGCAGTTATATGTTATGCAAGGGCTGGAAGGTATATTCAATACCCAGCATCTTACGATAGTATGACCAGAAGGTTAAATCTTCTAATGAATTATCCAGATAAATACAGAGACCAGATGTATAACGAACTTAAAGCAAAGTGTGAAGAACATGGAGCTAAGGAAGGTTATAAGTCTAAGGTAATATTAAGGTGGAATGATTCAGGTGATTTTTTCACCGACAAGTATGTTAAGATTGCTGAAGAAGTAATGAGTACATTACAAAAAGACGGTTATAATATTGATAGTTATGCTTACACTAAAATAGCTAGTGCAACAGACTCAGAATTCCAGACTACGTTCTCTGGGGGCGCAAATAAGCGTGAAACTGGTAAGATTGATAAGGTAGGTCAGAAAATGGCTGAAGTAGTACCTAAAGACTTATTTAAAGGATTAGATTTCATGAAGATTTCTGATGGAGCCGAATTAAAAGATAGAGTAGCTAAACACTTCCAAATAAACCCATCTCAATTATTAGCTTATGACGAGATGATGCAAACCCCTAAAGGTTCAATTCCAAAATGGTATGTTATCGTAACACCTAATGATGGTGATGATGCAGCATTTAGAAAAGACGTTAAGGGAATATTACTAACACAACACTAATGCCAAGAAAAGTAAACCCAAAATTTAAAAACATGACCGAAGAAGAACTTGATGAGTGGAAAGAGAAAATGAGATACTTAGAAGGTGATAACATCAATAAAGACGCTTCCAACCAAATAAATTTAGGTAGGGGTTGGATGTATTAACTTTACTTTTTTTTAAAATAAATTAGGTTATATGAATTATTAATTGTATATTTGCAGTAATAAGGGGTATAAGTTAAGAGTTAAAGCCTAACAGCTCAGGTATTAGTTTGGAAAAGTACTGTAACGTAATTACAGTCGCTAGGATACTTAAAACATAGGTTACCTTTTTATGGGATTATAGCTCAGGGGTAGAGCGGGGATTTCTAAAGTCTTGTCGTCACGGGTTCGAAACCTGTTAGTCTCACCATGGGAATAAATAGAGCAAACAAAAGAAAATGTAAAAAAGGTTGTGGTTGCAAGATGTGTAAACCACATAAAGGTAAATGGGCACCGTTCTTTAAAGCTAAAGATAAAGCGACCATGAATAACATGAATAAACAAATTAAAGAATTATGAAAAATGAATGTACGTGTAAATTAAATTGCACACAAGAAAATTGTCAGTGTACACCACAAGGATGTGCCTGTGAATGCTGTAAAAAGTAAAAAAAATAAAAATAAATAAGAAAAAGCTTGTTTATTACAATATTTATTATTATATTTGTACCGTAGTATAAATTAAAACTTAAAAAGTAAAATTATGAAAGACACTTAGATTAAAAACGACAGTAAATTAAGAGTAATCACAAGACGTGATTTAGCTCTACCTACACAAGCGGTCCAATCAGGACATGCTGGTATTCAGTTTCAACACGAATACCCAGAATTAGCAAAAGATTGGTATCACAATTCCAACTATTTAATTTTCCTATCTGTGGAAAATGAAGACGAACTTAAGAAGTTCATCAATAAAGCTAATTCTAACAATATCAAATTATCAATTTTTAGAGAACCTGACTTAAACAACGAGATAACGGCAATTGCCTTAGAACCTTGTGATTGGTCAAGACGGCACACTAGTGGCTTTCCCTTAATGAGAACGGAGGTCTGCCATGCGTAAAGATACAATAGTTTTCCATTTCAACAAAGCACATTTAAAAGATGCAACTATACCTATGTGGGTTATCAAACACAAAGGTATGACTCACTATGTCCATCATTTTACGAGTGAAGTAGGGTTTTCAACGAAAGAAACCCCAGACAATGAACATACAAAGGGTAGTTTAAAATTTAAGGGTAATTTAACCTTATATTCAGAAGATAATAAAAACATGGCTTTAATAGAATAAAGCCATATGATGCGGTGGTCCGAGTGGCTAGGTCCTAGACTGTGAAAAGTCTAGAGTGAATTAAAATGAAATATAAAACTATATGATTTAAGATTCACGTCAGGGAGGTTCGAATCCTTCCCGCATCTCAAATGATTAGGTAACGCTAAGTGGATTTGCGTACTTGGGATTAATAGATTAAGTAAAGAAAGTTATTGAATAATGTACTAAAAGATAACTAGTAAAGAAAATGATATTAATAACATAGGTGGTATAACGTGTACAACCGAAAAGGGTTGAAGGTTCGGTTCCTTCCCTAATCACAAAAGGCGATAGGTCAAAAAGTGGGTAGTAAGTAAACTAGATAGGTTGAAGTAATCATGATTACAGATACGGATATTCTAGCATGAAAGCGATATTGATGGAATTAGAATCCCCACCGTAAAGACAAACAGAAGTTATAGATTCTGCGTGTAATAGGTTTAGCTGGGTTCGAATCCCTCTATCGTCACAAAGCTGAGATAGTTCAATTGGTTGAACGCCAGTCTCTAAAACTGGAAGTTGTGGGTTCGAACCCCACTCTCGGCACTAATATTAAAACAATAAATTATGAAGAACACTTAGATTCGGATTAGAAATCCACCGTAACATCCATTTTTAAATCTATAAGTCGCCAAAGGTGGCAAAAAACGTTAGCTTTGGCGACTTATAGAAATCTAACCGCAGCCAAATGTAGGTAAAACATATGATTTGGCTGCACTTAAAATAATATTAAACTTAAAATACAAAAAAATGGAAGTACAAGATTCAATTAGAATGCAATTCACGGAAACACAATTAGAAAATAACTATTACGAAATGATTAAAACAATCAGCGAAATAGTGAAAGTTAAAGATTTCACTATCACAATAGATGGAGTAGAAACAGATGTATTAATACATTTAAAACCAGACTTTAGTGATTTATCTCAAAATGCTAGAAAGAACTTAGCAAAGAGAATGTACTATGTTGATAAGAAGAAAAGTCGTAAGTCAATAAACACGTTTTTCTTCATTGCAAGAAGATTAGGGGTGATTAATAGTAACATTTCAATCAAATTAGGTAAAAAAGAACGTGAAATCCAAAGAAAGAGAAAAATTTGGACCATCATGAGAGACAACGCTGACAAGGCTTTACAAGAATATAAAAAAGAAAAAGGTGATTTTTATAAGAAAACCTTGGAAGTGTAACATATTTATAGTATATTTGCAATGGCTATAGTAAAGACTCTTCGGAGTTAATCTACGACAGATTAATTTACGTATGTGTTCAAAAGCATGATAGTCACTAAATATTCCTTTAGCGAGGGAGCCTTATTCGAGGTGGAGAACACTGCGACACTCGATAAGATAGGTAACATCACCTAAGAGTAAGCGTGTTTGAGGGTGATAATATTTTTTAAAATTATATAAACAATGCAGTAAAAGTATCAGACTACATGCAAGCTACATGTCCGAGGTATTAATAACTGATTAGAGTGAAGCGATAAGTAATGGTGTGACTCTAGCCATGAGAAAGAGTATCGTTGTATTGTTTTATTTTAAAAAGGTTCTAATAGGAGTGGTAGATAAGTTGGGAGTAATTACTCAAACAGCATCACCGACTTGAACTTTTAATTATAAAGGTTTAGTAAAAAAAACAACTCGGCTTAGGGAAGTCATCTGCTGTATCTTGGTAACAGGATTAACCCTTAAAACAAGTGACTAATCAGGATGTGTTACCTGAAACCTTTTTTATTGAAATGATAAAGTAAGAATAATTTTTAAGTATAAGTTTGGAATGTTACGAATAACTCGATAACTTAAAAACTGAAAATTATGAAAAACTTTAAAAATTTTAATGAAGCTCTTGCTTGGCAAGTAGAAAAAGGACACTATGACATTAACCAAGAACTGGAAACGGGGATTGTTAATATCGATAGAGTTCAATTCTCATTAGGAGACGTATTTTGGATAGCCTTGGCTGACGGATACTATCTTGATGATTATGAAGAAGGAGTCACCCAATATGGTTTCACTGCCTCTGGTAAGTGGGCTGCTGTTGATGGTGGACATTGTTCATGCTACGGCTGGGAAGAAATGGTTGATAATGACATAACGTACTATGATTCGCTTGAGGTTCTGCTGAAAGCTGATTCGGGTGCAGAAGTTATTATGACGTACAAGGATACCATAGAGAAGGTTCTACCTTTTTTGAAACTCTAGTACAGAAAAAGAGATGATTTAATTTTAAATCATCTCTTTTTTTTTGTTTATAATAATATTTATTATTATGACAAACAAATACATGAACATCGCATTACAAAGAGAGACTGAATTCACACATTTCAAAGAAGAGATTTTTAAACACACCCTTAAATGGGAAGGTGGTGGAAAACTTCATAATGTACGTGGAGATTCAGGGGGTTGGACCGTTTGGGGAATAGCCTACAACTATAATAAAAAATTATTTAACAATCTAGTTGATTTCAAAGACACTACATATAATGAAGCGGCAGCTATAGCATTCGTTAAATATTATCTATCCGTTAGAGCTAATTTAGTTCCTATCGAAGCTAGGTTAATGTATTTCGACATTGCTTATAACATGGGTAATAAACAAGCAATTAAAATGATGCAACGTTGTATAGGTGTTAATGGTGATGGTATCATTGGTGCTATCACAGAAAGTAAAATGGGTAATCTTACTGAAAAATGTTTATATGATAGGAGAACAAAATTTTATTATTCTTTAGCAAGAAGAAAGGTAAGATTCAAAAGGTTTCTTAAAGGATGGTTGAATAGAACCAATGACATTTTCAAAATAAAGTAAAGTTTTTTTTGTTTATATGAATTTTTATTTGTATATTTGTAATATGAAAGAAACAAATTGGAAAGACATTAGGGAAATACCAGCTAATGGTAAAAAAGGGTGGTCAAATGGAGCATATACAATTGCTTTCGTTTATTCCAATAAAGGTAACTTTATCCTTAAGGGATATTACGGTGAAGTCAGTGAGCATTTACAAAAGCTTAAAGACAGGGGTTATAAATTCATAGTGAATAAAACTCTTTGGTCTACAGACGCTTGGACAGATAAGAAACAATTTAGAAATATCTGGGCAGCATCAAGTAATTCAACATACGTATATGAACCCGATTATTCAAGGAGAGATAAAAAATCAAGAACATATAAATGGAAGATTCAACGTACCCCTAGTGATGGTGGTAAACGTATAAGTGTTACATTTAAAAGGTTTCCAAAGAGATGGGTACCAGAATTAGATAAAGTAATTATATAGGGTGTAAAGTGGGATACATACAAAAAGCATAACCTCCCCAGTAGTTCAAACAGTGAGGAAATACGAACAGCATAACTACTCCGTTATACGTTTGAGCTACAACACTCTATTTATAAATAATAAACAATGGTATTAGAACGAAAAGAATCAGCCGACAGTATAACTGTCGTATATTCAGAACATGATGATGGTTTTGGTATATTTTGTCCACATTGTGGAATAGAACAAATTGAAAATCCAATTAATATCCTTATGGGTACTGATGGTTATAATGAGTGGAATTGTGATGAATGTGAAAAGGAATTTTCAGTACAATCAACAACATTTATAGAATACGTAACATCGAAATAAAATGCGAATTAAAAAGAAAAATATATTATTTGAACAAAGGGTAAGGTCACAGATGCCTATACCTGATGAGGTAAAAAAACTTCATTCTTTATTTACTAAGAATGGATTTGATTTATTCATCGTGGGTGGTGCTGTACGTGACACTCTTTTGAAAAAAGAAATTAAGGATTACGACCTTGCAACCAATGCGACACCAGAAGATATGGTTCCAATGTTTAATAAAGTTGGGATTAAAAATGTTCCAGTTGAAGTTGGTGGTAAACAAGCTGTTGTAAACATCCATATGAGTGATGATTACGAAATTGCTACTTTTAGGTCTGATTCTAAAGAAGGTGATGGGCGAAGACCTGACTCAGTAACATTTACTGATATCGCAACTGATGTGTTGAGAAGAGATTTAACAATCAACGCTTTATTCTACGATATGTCAACCAACGAGATTGTTGATTTAGTTGGTGGTATGGAAGACATCAAAAATGGTGTTATTAGAACTGTAGGTGAAGCAGATGACCGTTTCAATGAAGATAAACTTAGAATTCTTAGAGCAATTAGATTTGCTGGTAGAATTGGTTCTAAATTAGACCCAGCTATTGATAAGTCATTAAGACGAGATAGTTCATTAGAAGGAATTTCTGGTGAAAGAATTAGAGATGAATTTGTTAAGGGTATTAATTCGGCTAAGTCAGTTGAATACTTTTTATCCTTATTAGATAAGTACGGTTTATTCGATACTATCTTTAGAGGTCTTACACCAATAAATAAGGATTTCACTAATAAATTTAATGATTACCTTAGAGTAATTGCTAAGTTATTAAGAGACGTACCTTACGATTCAATCAACAAAACTTTGAATAGTTTGAAATACTCATCTTGGGAAAGTCAAAAGATTGTGTTCATGGTGGCTTTCCACCAAACATTTTCTGAAAACACTTTCTATGCTTTGAAAAAGATGCATAAGAAATCTGGGATTAGTGATAATACATTCTTAGGATTTGTTGAAGAGACTGGTGGTGATGTTGGACTTACTCGTGACTTCATCAATCACCAACTAAGTATTAGTGGTGACTTTGTTAAAGAGAAGTACGGAATGAAAGATGGTCCTGAACTAGGGGTTAAGATTAAAGAATTAGAAACGCAGCTATTTCTTTCTAAATAGTTATATTTTTAATGTTATGAAAATGGTATAAAGAAATTTATACCATTTTTTTTGTTTAAAACTTGTTTATGTCAATTATATTGTGTTATATTGCACAACAAAAGAGATAAATATGGAAAACAATTTTAAACGAAGTGAATCAGACTCAATGTTATTCGGTGTATGTGGTGGTATAGCGGAATACACAAAAACTGACGTAACTTTATGGCGATTAGGATTTGTATTGTTATTTTTTACAGCAATACCTATCGGTCTTCTTTATTTTATCACAACATTTATAACAGAAACTAAAGATTAATTTAAACAAAAAAAACAAAAATTATGTTAACAATTACAGGAATTATTATTTTATTAACGGGAATTGCATTATTCATTTTGCAAAACCACAACAAAAATGCGAAAGCAAGAAATATTGAAGTGAGAGCCTTCAACCAAACCCAAACGGACAGTTACAATCATAGAGACCTTAACACTGTTATTGAAATCCCATTAAATAGATGGATTCCAACAATTTTAGGTGTTATGCTCATATTTTTTGCGGTAGCAAACCCATTCAGTATTAATGATGCTACAGAGAGAACGGTTATTCAACCAATTAAAGGTGAATTGTGGACGCAATTCGGACCAGGTTTATATTGGTCAGGATTTTTCAGTACAAAAACAATCTGGCCGAACAATTTCACAATTCAAGTAAGTCGTGAAAAGAACATGAGTCCAGATGCTGATTTATGGATAGCTAGTAACAAGAAAGATGGTACATTCTCTGAAGGTGATAACGCTGAATTAGAACATACAGTGAAATGGGATTTACCAAATAAACCAGATAAGATGACTGACTTGCATATTACATATGCTAATTTTGAAAATTTAATGAGTACTACTTTACTATCTTATCAAAAGAAAATTGCATCATTTAGTACACAACGTATGTCATCTGAGGCACATTACTCTGGTGGTAAATCACAGTTAGATGAGTATTTCCAAGACCAATTAAGAAATGGACAAGTGTTATTAAATACACAAACGAAAACTAGAAAATTAGAAGATGGTAGCGAAGAAACATACATAGATGTTACACCTAAACTTAATTCAGATGGTTCTATTAGACGTTCAATCTCAGATATTCAAACATTCGACATCCTTTCAACTTACACATCAATGGATAATGTACATTATGTAGAAGAAATTGATATCAAATTAAAGCAAAAGATTAAGTATGCGGCTGATAAAGCTAACTCTAAACAAGAATTAATCGCTGCTCAACAAGAGGAAGCAACAGCTATTGTTAAGGGTAATAAATTACTTGCGGAAACTACAGCTAGAGAAGAAGCTTTGGAATTAGAAGCGGTTATTCAAGCTAGAAAAAATAAATTAGTTGCGGCTGAGAAATTACAAGAAGATAAGTATAAAGCTGCTTCTACAATTGCTTTAAAGAAAGCTGAAGCTGAAGGAGATAGACTGAAAGTAATTGCTGGATTAAGTCCATTAGAAAGAGCTAATATTGATAAAGAAACTGCCATTGGGGTAGCGGCTGAGTTAGCTAAGGTTCAATTTCCAGATAATATGATTATCGTTGGAGGTGGTTCTAATGGTGGAGGTGTGAATCCTTTTGATGCGGTTGGTTTAGAATCATTCTATAACCTATCTAAACAGATGTCAAAGAATAATAAAAAATAAGGTTTATGGAGAAGTCTGTTAACGTAACAACATGTACTGAAGGTGAGATACAAGGGTTTCAGGACCCTTGTATCGGAACCTATACAGGTAAACGTATTTATTTCGGGAACATTAAAGCGGAAGATATATCAATTATTGATATAGCACATTCTTTATCCCACATATGTAGGTTTACTGGGCACACTAAAGAATTCTATAGTGTTGCACAACATTCAGTGTTGGTTTCAGACCACCAAACAACTTTAGCTGAAAAACGAGCTGGTCTATTACATGATGCGACTGAGTGTTATTTAAATGATTTGGCAAGCCCGTTAAAAAAGTATTTATCAGGATGTGGATATTCAGAATTAGAAAATGAGTTCCATGAGGTTATAAATGAGAAGTATAATATCAACGATGGATTTACACCGAACATCAAGAAAGTTGATTTACAAGCATTGTTCACTGAAAAACGTGACGTGTTGAATAAACCAAATAGTGATTGGGGTTGGGGAGATGAAATAATGAGATTCGAAGAAACGATAATACCACTGCAACCAAAAGAAGCTAGGGCATTATTCTTAAAACGATTTGAAGAATTATTCCCTGAGTTCAATTGATACTTATTGATACACCAAGAAAGAAAGATAACGGCTGCCATATGGTAGCCTTATCTGTTTCTGACCTACACGAATTTGCTAAGAGTATTGGTGTGAACAAATGTTGGTTTGAGAATAAAAAAGGTAAGAAAAGACCTCACTATGATATCAAAGGGAAACAGATTGAAAAAGCAATTGGTGCTGGGGCTATACTAGTGACTAGAAGGGAATTAAGCACGTTCTTAAAAGAAAATTATGACAAGTAGGTACTTTACTGATATTTATAATAAAAGTATATATGAAAAACAAGTTTTTGACACAACAAGCTAGGATAGATAACCTTAAAAATAGAGGTAATAAAATTAAAGAAACCTTCAAAAAGGAATTCAATAAGATTAAGAGAATTGATGAAGTGGCAGTAAGACAACCAGATGAAGAAGAGAATAGACCTAATCTTCATGTTTACCAACAAGACCCTAATGCAGAAAAAGATGTAAATGAATCTCATCAAGCAGATGAACAATTTTCAAATATTAATTTTAATTTAGGTGAGAGGGCTTTTATAACAGGTCATGTTATCAAGGAAGAGTTTAACGAAATAATAGGTGGTCAAAAGATACAAGGTGCAATTCAAATTGATGTACATTCATATGAAGGTGGTACTGTAGACAAGAGTCCAAATTTAGCAATATTTTTACAATATGTTTGTAATTCTACACCAGAAGGTACGACTAGTTACCTTAACCTATATAGTAGAGGTGATAATAAAGGTGCTTTAATTGATAATATCAGCAATGAAAACTTCAAACAATATATTCAACGTAAATTGATAGATAAACTTGATGCATATTCAGCACAAAAGATAAGTGAAATGAGAAATGATAAGAAAATACGATAAATCAGAAAACATTAAGAAAGCCAATCAACGACTTAATGAAGGTACTAAGAATAAAAAAGGACCTATCGATGTTGATAAATTAATTAAGTATGCGGAAGCTATTTCATTAATTTGTGATGGTGAATACGGTGATACATATTACCATGAAGAAGATAATAACATATTTATATGCTTAGGTGATTCAAACCCATTTGACACCGAATTCCTTGAATGGATTATGAGAGATGCGATTAAGACATCGTATGATGTTTCAGATGATGACATCGATATTGAGATTGAAAATGAATGTGGTCCAAGCGGAGAAGGTTGGAAACGTATTAGAAATGGAAAATTAATTGATAATTAATTAACTGTAAATCAGTTAATTATAAATTAATTTAAAAAAAGTGTGAAAAAAACTTGTTTTGTATTAGAACATTTAGTATATTTGCACTATATATTAATAACCGAGGTTCACACCTCAACTTAAAATTAGAAAATGCAAAGCAGTATTATACATATTAGTAATTCGATGAATTGGAGACGTAATTCTCCAAACAGGTCAGGTATGTCTATACTTAAAGGGACAAATTGGGATTAAAACCAATTTAACCAATAATATAAGATTTAAATCCTGACAGAAATGTTAGGATTTTTTTTTTGTTCTAATTTTAAAAGACAACATGGTGGTTGTTGCAGAGCGGTCAAATGCGCTAGGTTGTGGTCCTAGTATCTGAAGAGATTTCGGGGGTTCGAATCCCCTCTTCCACCCTTTAAAAGTTTATATACTTTTAGGTCTTATTTGTACCTTAAACAAATAATATGGTGTTAGTATTATAACGGTTAATAAGCTAGGTTGTGAACCTAGAGAATGTCGGTTCGAATCCGATTTAACACCCAAGATATGGTCGTGGTCAGGATGACCCCACTTCGAAGGAGGTGAATACATGTTCGGTTAGAGTTCAAGTCTCTTTCATGACCCAATAATTGAGAAAAATCTCAATGTTCTTTGACATACTGAAAACAAATTATGACGTGGGCGACCAAACCCACGTCAACACACAGGTTAGGCTATGGCAGCCAAACGCTCTCCAAAAGCGTAGGATAGAGTTCGATTCTCTAAGCCTGTGCGAAAGTGAAATGCTTTACTTTCTCGCTAAATTTGTTATATTTATATTAAATAATTAGATATGAAAATTACAAATTTAACAAAAAAAGAAATTAATGAATTGATTAGTAACAACAATAGTATTAATCAAATATTAAAAAGTATTAATGTAAACTCTAATGGTTCTGGTGCATACAGAACATTTAGAAATCATTGTGATAAATTAGGTGTTATATTACCTAAATATAAACACAAAAATTTTAAAATTGGTAATAAAATACCTTTAAATGAAATATTAATTGAAAATTCAACATATCAAAATGTTAGTAGGTTGAAAATTAGATTGATAAATGAAAATATTTTAGAATATAAATGCGTTAAATGTGGTAACGAAGGTGAGTGGATGGGTGAAGCAATTGTATTGCAATTAGACCATAAAAATGGTATTAGAAATGATAATAGGGTAGAAAATTTAAGATTTATGTGTCCTAATTGTCATAGCCAAACACCGACTTTTAGTGGTAAAAATAAAAAATAAATACGTCTATAGTGTAATGGCTAACACGATTGGTTCCAACCCAATTAATTAGGGTTCGAATCCTTATAGGCGTGCAAATTGCGGGGTAGTCAGTAGATGGAAGCTTGTGAGGCTCATAACCTCATGTCGTAAGACCCCGTGGGTTCGAGTCCCACTCCCGCTACAAAATCTTTGCTTGAAAATAAAGATACAACAATCTTAGCAACTGCCGAGTGCGTATTAGACTTATCAGAGTCGTGATTATGGAAGAGGATTGTCAAACGCTATGCCAAGGGAATGATAAATTAAAAATCCAACTGATATTTGGACAAAGATTTTAAATACGGAAATAGCTTATAGGTAAAGTACCACCATCGGAGGTGGAGAAGGGCATACTAGTTGGTTCGAGTCCCCCTTTCCGTGCTAAAAATTGCGATACTCGTAGGAGAAGGACTTACCCTCATAAGGTTCGTTAGGCTGGGTTCGATTCCCGCTATCGCTACAAATTACGGTGATTCTCATTTAGCTAAATGGAGAGACATATTCGAATATGGTGGTTCAAATCCACACATCGTAGCTAAATTTAAAAATTATGGAAAAAACAAAAATGCGAAACTTGGTAAAGTACTTAAATGATATGGGTGCTAAAGTTTCATACAACGAGAATCCAAGTCCAGAAGAGATTGAACGAATAACAAAACTCATTCAACGAAATCGTGACAGGAAAAATGTAGCTATCCAAAAGTATAAGGATAGTAAATAAAATAGTAACAAGCGTCATCGCTGTAAGTTGGATAATCTAAGATTAAGTGCTTAGAGCTTAGTTACTATTAATGGAGAGGTGGCAGAGTGGTCGATTGCGCTGGATTTGAAACCCAGTGAACCCTTGACGGGTTCCGTGAGTTCGAATCTCACTCTCTCCGCAATAGTTAGGGACGTGGGCTTGAAGGTAGCCATCGTTTAAAGAGTAACAGAGTCAAGTTTACAATTTTATCAGACTCAATGTTTTTGGTGTTATAACACACCCAATTATTAAAAAGGAAGAGCAAGCCAATTGGCGGTGGTCGCAGTTTTGAAAACTGTTAGGAGAGAGAGACTCGTGTGGGTTCGATTCCCACTTCTTCCGCAAATATTATCGCAAGGTAATATTAAACTATGTAATAGTACGTATAAAAGCATAGTTTCGTGATAGAGTGTGAAGTGTAGCACGTCTCCGTACAAGGAGTTAGATGCGGTTCGATTCCGTGTATCACAACAAATTGCGGGGTGGAGAAGTGGTATCTCACCTGTCTCATAAGCACGGAGTCCCTTATAAGGTTTACGCTGGTTCGAATCCAGCTCCCGCTACTAATAATAACTAAAATCAATAATTATGAAATCAATAAAACAAGATTCTTACAAGGGTACTAGAATACTTTTAGGGAATGAAAAAAGGAATTTGATTAATCAAATGATTGAAATATTAAAGGCTAACGATTATTTGGAAATACAAATCCCAATTATTCAATTAGACGATATCTTCAAAGATAAAGTTGGTACTGAAAACGACAATATGATGTTTAGGTTTAAAGATAGAGGGAATAGAAATTTATGTTTAGCCCCAGAATATACAGCGATAATTCAACGTTTGGCTAATGGTACAATGAAACAAGAAAGAGATTTAAAATTATTCTATGTTCAAGAATGTTTCAGAGGTGAAAAACCTCAAGCTGGTAGATATAGACAATTTACTCAATTAGGTGTTGAGATTATCAACCCTAAGAATTCTTATAATGCATTAAATGAAGTTCAAGAAATTGCATGGGGTTTAACAACTCTTAGTGGTTTAAACTGTGAATTGAATAAGGATGTGAGTAGAGGGTTAGATTACTATAAAAATGGTGAAGGATTTGAAATTTCATGTGAATCATTGGGTTCTTCAAAACAAGTTTGTGGTGGTGGAATATATGATGGTGGAGTTGGGTTTGCTATCGGTATTGATAGATTAATATAAAATAAAATAACTATTATGATATGTAAGATAGTTGAAATATCATAATCTGGTGTCACATAGTGGTCGATTGTAGTAGGCTGTTAACCTACCGAGGGCAACCCCATCGTTGGTTCGAATCCAACCACCAGAGCAAATTTCTAGGTAGTATTAAATAGGATAAAACTATCGCCTGTTAAGCGGAAAGATGTCGGTTCGAGTCCGACCCTAGGAGCAAATTTTTAAATATTTAGAATTATTATAATCTGGTGTAGCTCAGTGGTAGAGCAAGATGCTGTTAACATCGAGGTCGTGGGTTCGAATCCCTCCATCAGAGCGACAGCTAGTCTTTGGGACTAGTGACTTATGTACCAGAATTATAGTAGGGGACATATAAGACGAGTACACCAGAGTCTATTTAGGTAGACACTAAGGAACTCGTAATTGGAAGGTAGGCAGATACTGGTTTGCTGCGCTGGTTTGCTAAACCAGTCCGTGTAACAGCGGTGAGGGTTCGATTCCCTTATCTTCCGCTTATAGTGGAAAAAATTCTCCATAAATGGTGTTATAATGGAAAATATTCAACAATTTCTGCACTTAAAACACTTATAATGGAAAATATTTAACAATTTCTGCACTTAAAACGGTATATTTGATAAATTTCTGCATTTAATGGCTCCATCGTTCAATTGGATAGGACATAGCTCTTCTAAAGCTAGAATCAGGGTTCGAGTCCCTGTGGGGTCACAAAGTTATCTTTCATATACTTGAAATCAGCTATAACCTGATTTTGGGTGTATAAAACATAACAAATATTGTGTGGTAACCAGCATGTCTGATAAGCATGACTAAGGTAGCGGTTGTAAACAAGGGTTCGAATCCCTTCCACACAACAATGGGTAATTAGCTTAAAAGGTAAAGCATCGAAGGTCACGTAGTGTATCCGCACAGGGTGATGTACACAACCGATTATATGGACTCGAAATTCATACTATCCACCAAAAAATGGGCATATACCGAGCCAGGCTGATAACTTGGATATTCGTAGTGGTATGTGGAAGACGTGGGTTCGAATCCCTCTGTGCCCACCGAATCAATGTTTTTGTACTTTACATTATTTTCTACATATTTATTAATATGGGAAGAAAAGCAAAAAAGTATCATTATATTTATAAAACCGTAAATGTATTGAGTGGAAAATATTATATTGGAATGCATAGTACAAGTAATTTAAATGATGGTTACCTAGGTAGTGGAACTAGATTGAGATATTCAATCAATAAACATGGTAGGGATAACCATAAGGTAGAGATTCTTGAGTTCTGTGATACAAGAGAGTTATTAAAACAACGTGAAGAAGAGATTGTCACAATGAATGAGATAGCTAAGGTAGATTGTATGAATCTTCGAGTAGGTGGTGAAGGTGGTTTCAGTAGTGAAGCACATCGTATTAAATGTTCTAAGGCTGGTAGTGATGCTTTTAAAAAAAGGTATTATAATGACACTAAGTTTCGTGAAAATTTTATTAAGTTTAAAAAACTTGAAATGGATATATTACGTAAAGATGGTAAGATAACCACTTGGAAAGATAATTACGATTGGACTGGTAAAAAACATTCTGATGAAACGAAACTTAAAATGAGTAAATCAAAAAATATTGGGAAAGTAAATTCCCAATTTGGTAAATGTTGGATTACCAACGAAGTTGATAATAAGAAGATAATAAAGGGAGATTCACTTCCAGATGGATGGAGATTGGGTCGAGTAATGAAATAATATTAATCTTAAATCTAAAACTTATGTTAGAAGAAAAAACAAAAGAAGAATACAAAGAAGAGGGTTTGAGACGTATGAAATTACGTAAAGAAAAAAGACTCCAGAACTACATTGAAAAATGTGAAAATAAAGGAAGAGGTTGTCAAGGGTGTGGTGAAGACCCATACTGTTACTGCGGTGATGGTACTCCTTACTCTTATTAAGAATTGGGAATTAGCGTAGTGGTAGCGCATTTTTGCGGGGTGTTCGATTCCCCCATTCCCGACTAACGTGCAGTATCGATGGGGTCTTATATGCCTTATACTCGTAGTGGTAAGTTGAGATAATATCAAACGTGGGTTCGAATCCCACTTGCACGACAATTTATTTGGTTATTAAATAAATTTTTAGTATATTTGCAATATGGAAAAGAAAAAGTTATATTTAGTTGCAGATGAATCGTTAGAATACGTAGCAAAAGTTGGTGATAGAAAGATTTCACTTAATTATAGTAATAACGAACAATGGTCATCACATATTCAAGGAACAAGAGTTGGTAGTATCAAAGATGATGGTAATGGTATTCGAGTAAAAATCGGTGATATTGACACCTACTTAGATTATAGTTCATTTTGTAATTTATATACCCTATTGGATTTAAAGGTTAAGAC